TATTATTAGAAAGGATGTGAATTTGGCTGTTTCCTCACATGACTAAAGTCACGTGTCTCCACAGCCAAATATATGAATGAAAATTTTGATGTAATATTTGCGTCAGATGTAGATAATGATGGTGAAGAAACAGTCGTTCTTACTTCGGAACAAATGACAGAAAAAATGCTTAAAGAAGCATTATCTCGATTTGATCCAACCAATAGACAATATTCTGTATTGTTAAATGGTGAATCATCTAATAGCTATAATAATTATACTTTAGAAAGTTTAAAGCTTTTGGCTAAAAATGCGCAAAGCGATATAAGTAAAATTTTAACTATTAATAGTTTGGTGAGACAGACTATAAACGAAGATGATATTATTGGTAAGGTTTATGAAGCAATAGAAGCTAATTTAAATACTAATGTCAGAATTTCATTTGATGATTTACCACAAAAACCAAAGTATAAAAAAACATATAAAGATAAAGCGGAAACATTAATAAAGAGATTCCATAAAGAAACAAATTTAGATATGGTTTTATCCTCTTCTATTGTAACAACTTATATTGAAGGTAACTGTATTAAATATCTTCGTTCAAAGAATGGTCATTATGTAATTGATACATATCCGCTTGGTGTTGCTTTAGTTAGTGACTATTGTTTAAATGGTATCCGTTATATATTGATTGATATTAGAGAGTTAACGAATCAGTTACAAAAAACAGTTCTTAAAGGACGAAGAAATAAACCTTTATTTTTTAACAATCTCACAGATGAAATTAAAAATAATTATCCAAAAGAAATATATGATGCATTTATTAATAAAGAACATTATGCAAAGTTAGATATTAGATATAGCAGTTTGAATCAATTTGGTAATTTAAATAGAAAATATGGACTTACTCCTGTATTTAAAGCATTAAAACCAAATATAATGCTTAATACTTTTGATAAAGCAGATTCTACTAATGCAAAAGCACGTTCTAAAAAGATAATTCATCAAATTTTGCGTAAAGAGACAATGGGGCAAGATTATACTAAAAAAGGTTTTGAAGAAATGGCTTATGCTCATGAAACTCTTATGGAAGCGTGGAGAAATCCTACTGTTGTATATACATCTCCTCCGTGTGTTGAAAAAATTGAATATGTTGAACCAAAGGTAGATATCACAAATGTGGAAACAATTCAGCAATATCGTACACGAGTTGCTGCCGCATTAGGTATCTCTTTTTTAAATACAGATGGTAAACAAACCGTTAGTACTGCTAATGTTTCTATTAGTCAATTAATGAGTGTTATTAATAAAATTGCTAAACAAGAAGAAATAAATCTGCAAAGATGGTATGAAATAATACTTGAAGAAAATGACATCCCATTAGAATACTGTCCTACTCCGCATATTATGGATGCAAAATTACTTGAATTCAAACTTAGAAAAGAATTATCAGAAACATTATTTTCAAAGTTTAGTTGTTCTTATAGAACTGCATATGAATTACTTGGTATTAATGTTAAAGATGAAGTTGAAAGAAGAAAAGAAGAAAAAGAACTTGGATATGAAGATGTATTTACTCCTCATTCTACTTCTTATAATAGTTCAGGTGATGAAAATTCAAAGGCTGGTAGACCTAGCGGAACAACTAATGGTGATAATGGCATAGATGATCAGAAACAGGAATACGATGAAGATTATACTGAAAATAATAGGGTGAAGTCATGATTCTAATAGAAGCTCCAAATAAAGAAATATATGATTTAAATGAATGTATTATTACTCAAAATGTTGTGTGCTTAATAAAAACTCCTAATGGAGAGATATATCACTTAGAGGATTGTAAAATTATTCAAAACGTTGATGATTTGCCTTATACACAAGAACAATTGGCTAATGAAATTTTTGATAAGCAAGGAATTGCTATTGGACTATTAGAGAAGAAAGGCGGTGGAAATTTGGGTTGAATGATAATGTTAATATTGCCAGCAAGGTTGTTGAAATTGCTGAGCATACAACTTATTTAGAGTTAACATCGAGAATATGTTATTACACTGAAGCTAATCTAAATAATGATGCGATTGTATATGATGACACTTCGTTAGATAAAGCCAAAACATTAATTAATATGCCAGTACAGGCAAAATATAGAGTAAATGCCAATGGAGATCCTACTCTTGGTGGGCATGAAATGGTTAAACATAAAGATGGTAGTATTGAATTTAAAACTAATTCAATAGGTACACATACTGATGTTTATATACAAGAAGATTCTGTTGAAATAAATGGTGAAACAAAAACACTGCCTTGTTTATTTGCTAAATATAGAATATGGAAAAGATATGAAAATGTGGTGGCTGCCGTAAGGCGGCTTTTTTCTTTAGGAAAATTATATGGCAGTTGGGAAATTAATGTATACAAATATACATTTGAAAATGGACTCAAAAAAATTGAAGATTATGAATTTTTATCTAACTGTTTACTAGGGTACGAATTTTCTTATCCAAGTTATGGTGAAAATGCAGTTGCTCTTGAAATGGCACAAGTTGACAATGATCAATTACTAATTGCTGAAGCTCTATCTCAGGATTTAATTTTAATGAAAGGGCAATCAGATAAGCAATTATATAAAGATAATGAAATAAATGACACTGAAATAAAGGAGGATAATATGGCTAAGTTAGATAATAAGAATACTAATGCTGCTGAAAATATAGAAACCCCTACAGATATGCATACAGATAATCATGTAGCGGAGATTAATCCAGCAGAAACTAACACTAATAAAAACGAGAATAAAGTAGATAATAAAACTGAAGAAAATGTTGCACAGTTGACTGTATGGGATACCCGTAGACGTATTGCAGACGCATGTACAAAGAGAATTGGTAAATGGTGTTATATTGCATATATGTTCCCAAATGAAAAGATTGTTTGGTGTGAGTATGATGGTGCAGAAACAGAATTAGACTATGTGAAATTTACATATGAAGTAAATGAGAATGATGAGATTACTGTTTCTGAGCCTGAATATGTAAAATTAACTGTTTCTATTGCTGAAGTTAATGCAAAAATAGCTGAGTTAAATAAAAACTTAAATACAGCTAAGGCAGAACTTGAATTGAAGAATGAAGCCATTACTAAAGCAAGTGAAAAAATTCAGAGTTTGAATGCTCAAGTATCAGAATTAACGCCTTACAAAGATCAGGTTGAAGCTGCTGATAAAAAGCGTATTGAAAATGAGATTGCTGAGGAGAAAAAAGTATTAAGAGAAAAGATGCTTAAAGGTAATTTATTTACTGAGAAAGATATAGCTGAAGAAAAAATCACAAAATTAATTGAAGCAAGGAATGAAGCTGCTATTAACAAATTAATTGCAGATAAGTTCGTTGCTTCTTTTGATAATGAAACAAATGATGGGACTACTGTTACTAATACTAATGCAAATAGTAATAAAGAGAATATAGCAACTGCTAGTCTTTTTTCAGATGAGATTGAAACAGATGCGACTTCAATCATGAAGAAAGTTTTATTTAATTAATCGAAAAAATAGGAGGATACGATATGTTAAGAGATTTTATTGTTAATGGTGCTAAGGCTCCTGAATCTATGTATAGAGCAGATGCTGAATTAAAAACAGGTATGGCTGTAGTAAAAGATGAAACTACTAAGTCTGTTGATGTTACAACAGAGGAAACTGTAGCAGATATATTTTTCGTTGATAAAGAAAGAGTTCCAGAAGGTGTTGATTGTGCTAGGGGAGATATTCCTGATTATGACGATGCTTTCACTGTTATTAAGGACGGAGAAAGACTTGTTCTTGAAAAATATCATGCTGGCGAAACTTTCGGAACAGATCAATTTAAAGTCGATGATTTTAAAGAAGGTACAGCTATTGGTACAAGAGTAGCATTTGTTAATGGCATTGCAATTAAAGCAACAAAACCGTCTCAGTATATTTTCAAAGGTTTACACAATGACAATAAGCACACTTTAATCAAAATTGAGGTGTCTGATACCGCCGTTGCAAATGCGTAATTAAACAATAGAGGAGGATTAAAATTATGTTAAATACAGAAATTGCTGAAATCATGAAAAAAGATAATATTCTTTTTGATGTTGCTGAAAAAGTTGAATATAAAATTGATTTAAACGCTGAGGAAACTGAAATCGCAGAGGTTTCTAACGCATGGGCAAAACAAATAGGTGAAACAGGTAAGGATCCGGAAGGTACCATTGCTGCTTATACTAAAAAGACCGTACAGGATGAATTATATAATGCTCCTGATGAATTATTGGATAGAATTTTGAATAAAGGTTCTATTGGTGAATTTGATTATACGGAATATGATACTACGCCTAAGAATACTCTTATCGCACATGAAGCAGCAAAAGGCGGTGTTGTAGAACGTAGTTGGATTGACTTTTCTGTAATTAAGCCTGTTATTAAGAATAGACAGGTTGAAACTGATTTGTCTTATGTTGATTTAAGAAAGAATGGTTTTAAGTCTATTGCTAATTTAACGGTCTTTATGAAGGAAGCTTGTCAGAATGTTCTTTTTTATGATTTATTGACTCAAATTGACACTGCTATTATCGGTGGTGATCAAAAAATTGATGTTACTGGTAAACTCCCTACATTAGAATCTATGGACGCGATGTCTTTATATTTGAATGATAGAGCTGATGATTCTGTTATTATATCTTTAACTAAATATGCACAGGCAATTAGACGGATGGATGGTTTTGCTCAGTATATGTCTGATCAGATGAAGAATGATTTTAATAGATATGGCTTAGCAAAAATATATGATGGTATTGGTATTGCTGCTATATCAGGTGCGAGACGTCAGGGCAATGGAGATTTATTAATTCCTGATAAGAAGCTTTTCGGTATTGCTGGAAAGATTGGCAACTTAGATATGAAGGGTGAGTTACATGTATTCCAAGATATGAATAACCAGGAGGAACAGGTTCATTTAATGTTAAAGGACTTTACATATAGCTTTGCTATTACAAATATTGAGAATGCTGCAAAGATGGTATTTGCGCAGTAAATGGAATTAACCATAGAGGGGAAGTGTAACAACTTCTCTTCTATTTTAATTGGAGGTAAATTTTTTAATGCAAGAAACAGAAAAAATTAATGTTTTAAACTACAATGAAAATCTAGTTTGCTCTAATATTTCACCTACTGAAAATGTTGCATTTGAGCCTTCTGCTGATGGTGAAATACCAACTGTTATTCCATTAACTATAGATCAAATCAGGTATATGAATAACTCTCCTGTATTTCGTATTGGTTTATTACGTTTTGAGGAAGAAAAACAGAAAGAGATTTATGAGAATATTTGTAAAATAAGTAATTGGGAAGATATTCTTACTAATGATCAAATTCGTGACATCTTATTAAAACCTACGCTTAAAGGACTTGAGAAAATTGTAAACATTAAAGATGTATCCGAGTTTGAGCGTGTTCGTGCAGTTTATCATAAATTAAAACTTGAAAATAATTATGATGTATCTGTTCGTGTAGAGAGAATTATTGAAACAAGATATAGAGAATTAATGAATCGTAAAATTAATACATCAATTAAGTTGACTACTAAAGATACAACAAAAATTACTAATGAAAAAGATATTAGTAATCTTAAAGAACAGAATGCAATTATGCAGAAACAGTTAGTCGAGATGCAAAAAGCAATGCAAAAGATGATGGCGAGTCAAGCTGATAATCTTGAAAATGTTAATGTAGAAATAGAAGTGTCCAAAGCAAAAGAAGATAAACCAGCAAAGGACGCTAAAAAAACTGATGAAAAGAAAAAGCCAACAAATAAAACCAAGAAGTAATCTGTAGCTAAGTAAGGAGGTGTGTGCCTATGGCATCAGATACTACTTCTTTTGATATTATATGTGATAGGTTTTACAAACGATTAGAAAAAGATGATGAATTTTTTAATTACTATAATATTGAGATGTCAGAAGCACAAGAATTAGCACATAAAAGAGCAAAAGGATATCTTATAGATGTTCTTGATAAACTTTCACAGGTTGGTGATTTACAAGTTGATTTTTCCGACTATGATGAAGAATTAGAAGTAATTAACTTTGAAATAAAGCCAAAGGAAATTCGCCTAATAGTTGACTTAATGTTTCAAGAATACATGGAAAGGGATATTCCTTTATTACATGCTTTTAAAATTAATTTTACGCCATCAGATTTAAACATCATTACTCCATCCACTGAAAGAAGAACATATACCGATTTAATTGACTCATTAAATACCAAAAATGAAGCCAGTTTGGATAACTATAAAAATAGAGATCGTAATACCGGTAAATTATTAAAGGTTATCGACTATTCGAAATATGGTGATGAATAATGTTGGACTTTGATTATTTTTATAAAATACAAGGCTCTTATGGGATGAAAAATAAGCGTGAAAAAGATTTGGCGAAAATTAATTATGAAATGTCAAAACATTTTGAAGATACCACGGATTGCAAGGATGTACTAATCAATGGAGAACCATCTCAGTTAATTATTGTAAAAGATACAGATTCGAATGTCTATAGTAAAAAGATTAAATCAAGGCATGATGATAAATTTAATCTTGGAGATTATGTTGAGTGGAATAATCAACATTGGATTGTTTTGAAACTCGATCCAGATGAAGATACATGGAATCGTGGATATATGTATTTGTGCGATATATTACTTTGTTGGCAAAATAAAGCCGGCGACATTATATCGCGTTGGTGCTACTCAGAAAATTACACAAAATATACAAATGGGATAAAGGAAAATAAAGTAATAGATGTTGGTGATAATCAATATGGTTTATCTCTTCCAGTGGATAATGAAACTAAAGTATTAAAACGTAATTTACGATTTGCAATAGATTATGAAGGTGCAGTTGTTCCTGATGTTTATAAACTAACTAATAGGAAGGTTTTGCTTAATGATTATAGATATTTTAATCGAGGTGGAATAATTAATTTAACATTATCTTATAACGCTTTTAATGATAAAACAGATAAATTAGTTACTCTTGATGATGGTCAAAAAGTATGGATATGTGACTATTTTGATATGAATAATAATCCTACTACACCAGAAGATAAAAAGACATATGCAAATATTATATCTAGTGGCAAACTAATCATTGGTTCAAAAGAATATATTACTTTTATTGCTAACTTTTATGATACAGATGGAAATTTAAACAATACTATTACTCCTGTATGGGAAATTATTAAACCTAATATAAGCAACGTTGATAATGATATATCAATTGTCTATGAGAATGGGTTATGTAAAATTAAGGTTGCTGAAAATTATGATTTAATTGATAAAGATATTATAATTAAAGTAAGTGATGGTAATGATAGCTATATTGGTGAAATCACAATGAAAATGGAAATGTGGTGATAATATGGTTATATCTGATGTTGTAAAATGTAAAAAAAAAATTATGAATAAATTAATTGAAATTCCAGATGTATTTTTATTAATAAATAACAAATGTATATCTAAACCATCTGAAATGATGTTCGAAAATATATTTCCATATTTTAAAGTATCAGATGCTAGGAAAACTGTTAATAATTATATATGTTTTGATTATAATAGTAGAATTTCTTCAAAAAATAGTTCATTTAAGGATATTACAATAAATATTGGTGTTATATGTCATAAAGATGATATTAAAACGCCATGGGGTTCAAGGCATGATGTTTTAGCAGGAGTTATTATAGATTCTTTAATATGGGAAGATATTTTAGGATTTAATCTTGAATTAATTTCTGATATTGAAAATATATTACAAAATGATTATCATACTCGCACATTACAATTTAAAAATCTTGCTATAAATAGTATTAATAATGGGGTGCACTCAGGTGTATATTGATGATCTTATTATATATAGAGGTAAAGATTATAAAGTAAATGACAAAATCATTATTAGACAGCCGACAGTTGGTGAAATAACTGACTACGGCGAACAAAACTTTTTCTCAATGGTACATATGCTTACAAATGTGGGTGCGGATTTAAAATGGCAACTTGATGAAGTTGGTATTGATTATACTAAAATAAACGATTATGAACTTTTCTATCATTTATGTAAAATTTATAAAAAAGAACAAACACAAATAATTTTTTATGATTTAGATCTTACTCTGTTTGAGTGGTGTAACTATACTCCAACCGGAGAAGATATCTTATATGATAAATATAATGATATCATATTGGATAGATATGCTTATGCAGTAATAATGGAAGTTCTGAGAAAAACTTATAATTTAAAACGTAATAATGAATTACCAGGTAATGAAGCAACTAGATTAATATTAATTGAAGATGCAAAAGATGAATATGAAATAAATAAAAACAAACCATATATATCACAATTATTTAATTTGATATCGACAATGGTTAATAGTGATGGTTTTAAGCATGATGAAGTAACTGTTTTCGATATGAAGATAGGTGCTTTCATGAATAGTGTTAAAAGAATAGAAAAGATTAAACGTGCCGAAATATTACTACAAAGTGGATATTCTGGTTATGGAGTAAATTTAAAAGAAATTGATAAAAAAGAATTAGACTACATGGGAGAACTTTAGAGGTTCTTTTTTTATGTAAAAAATTAAGGAGGAATAAAGATATGGATATGAATCCTAATGAATTAATACTTGATAGAGTACGTGAATTGATATTTACAGATTTATCTGACGGTCATGTTTTAGGCAGACTTACATCTCTTGAAGATGCATCGTTAAACACAACTGCTGAAGGTACCGATATTGTAGACTCAATTGGCGCTGTTATTACTACATTATATAGAGCTAAAACTGGAGAATTTACTGCAACCAATAGCTTATTTAGTTTGGATTTAGCAGCTCAACAGTTTGGTTCTACTAAGGAAGTAGCTAGTGAAGAAAATAAAATTCAAACTCCGGTTAGTGAAGTTTTGACGGTTAATAAGGATGGTAAAATTATACTATCTCATGTACCGTGTAACCAGATTAAATATATTTATAAACTTCAAAATAGATCTTTAGCTAAAATGTTCACCGTTGGTACTACTGTATCTGAGACTGAATTTACTATTTCAGAGCAGGAAATTACTGTTCCTACAGGTGTAACCGGTGAGATATATGTAGAATATGAATATGAGGCTGATGCTGCCGTTAAGGTAGATAATAATACGGATGAGTTCCCAGAAATGGTTGGTGTAAAGATCTTCTGTATCTTTAAAGACGTATGTAATGAAAATATTAAATATGCAGGAAGTATTGTTTCTAAAAAGGCAAAATTAGATCCTTCTTCTGTTCAGCTTGCTCTTACGTCTACAGGTAAGCATCCGTTCAAAGTTAAGTTTAATAAAGAGTGGTGTGATGGGAAAGAAACACTTTTTAGCACAATTATAGCAGCTTAAATTCTACGTATTTATACATAGTCTATGGGCAGTTAACTACTGCCCTATTGTAAAAAATGAGGTGTACTTTTGGATAATATAAATTCATATTGTGTTATTTGTGGTACTGGATATCATTGTTGTATAAGTTGTCCTGAAAATAGAAGTTCTTCGTGGAGATTAATTACTGATACAGAAAACCATTTTAAAGTCTATATGATTTTATGTGATTATCGTGATAAGAAAATTACGAAAGAAGTAGCATTAAAACAATTAAATAATGTTGATATTACCGGATGGGAAAATTTCAAAGAAGGAACTAAGCAATTAATTGCTGAAATTTTAAAAGATACTACTGATGAAGTTGAAGAAATTAAAGAAAATAATAAAGTAAAAGAAGTTAAAAAGCATAAGACAAATGTAAAATTATAATAATGAATAGTGGTAGAAATAAAAATAAAATAGGCTATATTACTCGTTATTCATTATTATGAATTTAAGTAATATAGCCTATTTTTTTACATTTTAAATGGAGAGAGGTGTATTTTATAAAAACTTATAGTGACATTTTCGGGCATTGGTATGAAGCAGAGGAAGTACGATATATCCCTAATATGAAGCAAAATTATCGTTATCTAAATAGTGGAAAATGCAAAGATCAGTTGGTAGATATTATTTGTGGAAATGATGACAAGTTGGTTTTTGTTTGGAAAAAATCAGAGATTATGGATGAATTATATTCTCTCTGGTGTAAAAGGCAACTATAATTACAAAGGATGTTGATGTAAATTAATACAATAAATAATGAAGTACATAAATTAAAATTAGTTTCACATATACCACCATCAGTTAACCATTATCTTGCATATCGTGCAATTATTAAAAATGGTAAACCTATGGCAATGAGTTATAAAACTTCGGAAGCAATAAAATATCAAAAAGCTTTTGCTACTTATTCTAAGAATGAAGCACAAAAACAAAATTGGATTATGTCAAATAACAGATTTCAGCACTATTATGTAGATGCTGTTTTTTATTTTCCACGAATAGACCAAGATTGCAATAATTACTGGAAATGCCTTTTTGATGCAATTACTGATAGTAAAAGTGTTTGGTTGGATGATACTCAGGCATGTGAACGTGTAAAGGGTATTCGCTATGATAATAAAAATCCAAGAATTGAATTAGAAATATATCCTGTAGATTATATCGGTATTTTTGATAATAATACCCAATTGGAATTATTTGAATCTAATTGTATCCATTGTAATAGATATAGAAACGGAAATTGTAGTCTACTTAATAAGGCAAAAGAAGGACGTTTACAAGAAGAAATTAGCGATAATATATGTTCTAAGTTCAAAGAAATAAAATAATAATTGGAGGAAAAATAATGAATAGTGAAAAAGTAAATATAATTAACAATACTAAAGAAATTGTTTTTGAAAATAACGATATTAAGGTCAAGGAAAAACTTAGTTTATCAGAAGCTATTCAATATGTAAACGTTGTATCAACGACTGTGGTTAATACTGTATATACTCCGATATACCAAAAATTGATTAATATAGATTGTTTTATTACGTTCTATACTGATATTACAAAAACAAGTTTAGAAAATATTTATGATCATTTATATGAGTATGATGATTTAATTCATAACTTATTAATGTCTGATAGAATAGATAAAAATCAATATATTGACATACAAAATGCAATAAATGATGAAATTTCATTTAGGAAACAGGTACTAATTAATCAGAGTAATAATACGGTTGCTGATTTAGCTACTAAATTACTGCAAAAAGAAATTGAAGTACAAGATCTACAAAAGGGAATATTGGAACAGCAAAAGGAAATAAATGATACAATCCCTCCTGAATTACAGAAGAAATTTATTGAAAAGTTTAATAATTCTGAATTAACTAGTGATGCGATCGTTACAGCATACTTAAATTCCGATTGGCATAAATCTATGGAACAAGGAATTATTGACGATAAAAATAAACAGATTAAAGAGCTGCAAAAGATCAAATTTCCACAGGATCATAAAAAGAAAACTGTTAGAAAATCAAATACAAGTACGAATAAAAGTGTAAATGATAAGAAAACAGATAATATCATTGCCGTAGATTTTAAGGAAGTATAATTATGGCTACTAATTTTATTAAAAACGGTAATGAATTAGAGAAATTATTAGAACAACAAATAATTCATTGGTTAAATAATATTGCATCCAATATTGCAGAGAAATATATAGAAGAATTTTTAGAGAGCGAATTTTATTCTAAATACTCTCCTCGTAGTTATAAAAGGACACAACAAATACTACAGAGTATTGTTAAAACTAATATAGAGAAAAATGGTAATACATATTCTATTATGGTTTATTTAGATCCCACTATTACACAAGGTTATTATGGAGATATCGGTCAAAAGGAAGCAGGTTATCCTCCCACTAATGGTAATACATTAAAGGTATGGGAGAATATGAATGAAGGCTGGCACGGTTTTGCCGGACAAACTGATGGACATTTTTGGGATAGACTTGTTGAGGAATTAGATAAGGAAGGTAAATATGATGTATTTGCTGATTTTGCTAGATATCTAACAAATAAAGGAATTAAAACAGTTAAACTAAATTAGCATCAAACCGTGCTTTTAATCAACCTTAATTTTGATTGAAAATAACTAATTTTTATCGTTAATTAACGCCTATGAGCCATTATAGTGTCATATTGGTATTAACTTATATGTAGCCAATTTAAGAGCCTATTTATAGCTTATAAAGGTGCAAACGGTAAATGAGCGTGGTACTGCTTAGTGTACTGTTCAAAATAATAAAATAATTTTTAAGGCAATAGATTTCATCGTCTATTGTCTTTTTTGTTGCGGTAGTTTATTTAAATTTAGTCTTAAAGGAAGTGATTTTTATGGGTAGATCAACAGTTTATAATAATATTACAACACCAGAACTAATTGAACAAATATTAGAAGAAAATAAAGAGTTATATAAAGATTTTCTTGCTTATTTATCAAGTGTAGACAGGTCGGTTAAAACAATTAAAAGTTATGAGAGCGATTTAGAAATCTTTTTTGTATGGAATCTTCAATACAATAAAAACAAGGATTTTATTGATATAACAAAACGTGAGTTTGCTAAATTCCAAAATCATGCTTTAAATACTTGGGATTGGAGTCCAAATAGAATAAGGCGTGTTAAATCAACCCTATCTTCACTTTCGAATTATATAGAAAATATATTAGATGAAGAGCCAAAATATAAAGGATACCGCTCTATTATTAAAAAGATAGAAAATCCTGTTAAAGAAACTGTTAGAGAAAAAACAGTTTTAACTGATGAGCAAGTTGGTTCGCTACTTGATACTTTAATAGAACAAAAACAATATCAGCAAGCTTGTATAGTAGCTTTAGCAGCAATGAGCGGAGCGAGAAAGAGTGAATTATTAAGATTTAAAGTAGATTTCTTTTCAGATGAAAATATAGTTTTTGATTCGTTATATAAGACTCCAAAGATATCAACAAAAGGGCGAGGAAAAAATGGAAAATTACTGAATAAATATGTCCTTTTAGACTTTAAAAAATATTTTGACTTATGGATGGAAGAACGTGACGAATTAGGCATCGATAGTGAATGGTTATTTGTTACAAAACAGAATAGCGAATGGAAACAAATGAAAATAAGCACATTAAATAGCTGGGCTATAACATTTTCAAAAATATTAAATGTAGATTTTTATTTTCACTCACTCAGACATCAACTTTGTACTCGTTTACATAAACTTTCTCTTCCACAAGATATTATTCAAGAATACTTCGGATGGGATTCTGCTGAAATGCTAAAAATTTACAACGACATGGATTTATCGGAAGAGTTTGGAAAGTATTTTACTAAAGATGGAATCATTGAAGGTACGGTTGGAAATATTAATGATATAAGTAATTAATTATCAATAATTTAATAATGAGCGGTTTTAATATAAAAATATGGCACCCATTTTGTGGGTGTTTTTTATTGTAAGAATATCCACAAAAGGGGTGATAAGATGGATAAATTTGGTATATTGTTATTGGCTGCCCTAGAAAAAAATGTTGGTAAAAGCATTCAAGATCAATTAAATCAGATAAAAGATTTATCTATAAATGACGTTAAGATAAAAATTAACGCAGATAATATTCAATCCGAATTAAAGAAATTTGAAAATAAAGCTAAAGGTACAAAAATTGAAATCTTTGATTCAGAAAAGTTAGACGAACAGGGTAGAAAATATTTTACCAAAACAACTAATATTTTAAAACAGGTTAAAGATTATTATAAAAAGAATGGCGCTATTAGCGTTGATATTAAAGATACCGAAAAAAGTAATGGTCAGATTAGAAAATTTACTGCTACTGTAACTGAAGCTACTGGGGTAATTAATAAATTTAATTTTGAACGTGCAAAAATTAATACTGGCGGTGCAAAACCTAATTATGGTTTTGTTCAGTCTGAATTAGTAACCTCACTTGATAAATTATCTGGAACAAAACTTAAGCAGACAGAAGATTATTTAAGTAGAATTAGTAATAAAATTAAGGATATTAACAGTAAAGCATTTAATCAGTCCAATCCGCTAATAACTGAAGATACAACAAGTAAATATAATAATAAATTAGATGAAACATTAACTCGAATTAACGATATTAGATCCTCTTCTATTATATTGTCAGATACTCATAAACGTGATATTAACAATATGGTAGCTGATTTGGAGAGGTACCTTAAGGAATTAAAAGAGTTACAATATGCCGCTACCAAATTAAAACCAGATACATTTCAAGATACAAAAGCTACATTACAAGCACAATTAAAGACAAATACTCAGAAATGGACTCAAAGTGGTATTCTTAGTGGTGACTTTAAGAGAAAAGTAGAAGAAGCCAAGCAGTTACTAGATAATGCCACTGATCCATCACAATTAAATAAGTTTCATGCAGAATTCAAATTATTAAATGAAGATTTTAAGCAAACTAGAGATGCAGAAGCTTACGCCAATCAATTAGAAAACATTAAATTACGTGCTAGTGGTGCCGGTCAAAGTTTTCAAGCATATTTAAGTAAATTAAAACCAAGTGCACTAAGGGAATTTTCAATTGAGATTCAAAATATTTCAGATCAATTTGATAAAGTAGCTAAAACTGGTGATAAAGTTGAATTTAGTAATGCTAATAGTAAATTAGCAGAATTTAAATCAACTATGAAAGCCACTGGAAATGAAACTGCTTCATTTACTCAGATAATTAAACAGAATATTCAAGCATTTTTAAATTGGTATTTAATCGGTAATGTAGTATCAAATACTGTAAGGCAAATCAAACAAATGGTCGTCAATGTTGTAGAACTAGATGACAGTTTAGTAGAATTACGAAAGGTATCAGACCTAACAGGTAAATCATTAAATAATTTTGTTAAGGATGCATATGATGCTGGTGAAGCAGTAGCTCGTACTGGTAAGGATGTTGTTGACGCTACAACCCAATATAAACGTGCAGGATATCAGCTTGAAGAGAGCTTTGATTTAGCTAAAACAAGTTTAGTTATGATGAACGTTGGTGATGGTATTAGCTCAGTGGAGCAGGCTGCTTCATCATTAATAGCTATATTAAAGGGTTTTAAGTTATCTGCTACAGATGCTATGTCAGTAGTTGATATGATCAATAATGTATCCAATAATGCTGCTATTGATTTTGATAACATAGCTGATGGATTACGAAGAGTATCTGGTACTTTATCGCAAACAGGTACATCAATTCAGCAAACTATAGCATTACTTACTGGTGGTTTTAGTCAGCTCCGTAATATAGAATTGGTATCAAGAGGTTTAGTTACTATTTCTCAAAGATTACGTGGTGTGAGTGAAACTGGAGAAACAATTGATGGGCTATCTGCTAAATTACAAAGTACATTTAAAAGAATTGCTGGAATAGACATAGAAACTGCTACTGGCTTACGTTCCACTTATGATATTTTACAGGATATGGCGAATGTATTCCCGACATTAACAGAAAGACAAAGACAATATCTTGGTGAACTTGCAGCTGGTAAGGATCAGGTTAAAGTACTTAATAGTATTTTGAATGGTTGGGAAGATGTCGACAAAGCTACTTCTTTTGCTCTTAATGCAGAAGGATCTGCTTTAGAAGAAAACGAGAAAGTTCTCGATAGTATTCAGGGAAAAGTAAATGCATACAAATCAGCTTTCCAATCTTTATCTAATGATATTGTAGATGAAGATCTTATTAAATTTATTGTAGATTCTGGTACTAATATTTTAAAATTATTAGATGATACAATTGAAAAATTGGGACTATTTCCAACTTTAATAACAGCTATTTCTGGTGTTATTAGTGCTAAAAATGCTGGATTTTTAAGATATGATAGTATAAATGGATGGTCAAATGCATTTAGTTCTTTTATTAAAAATGCAAAATCAGCTAAAACAGTAATGTCTAATGAATTAGCTAATGAATTTGTAAAATTTAGGGATGAAATGATTAGGACAGGCAAGAGTGCGGAAGTACTTGCTGAGGAATTTGGTTCTAATGTTACACCAGCTATTATAGAATTTGCTAAAACTGGAGATGCTAGTTCATTAACTATTAAGGATTTTGAACATTATTTAAATGGTATGACCGTTTCTGCTCAAGCTGCTTCAGTAGCTATGAAAGCATTGTCTATAGCCGTTAATATGCTTATTGGCTTAGGCATTAGTTTGGCTATTCAAGGTATTGTAACCGGAATAACCAAATTGGTTAATGCTAATCAGGATGCTATAGATAAAGCAGAAGAACTAACAAAAAAATATCAAGATATGATGGATACCCTTAATGCGAATCAAGGTACTGTTGAAGGTTTAAAGGAAGAATTCGAAAAATTATCCAAGGGTGTTAGTGACAGCGGTAAAAATATATCTTTATCTACAGATGAATACAAAAGATACCAAGATATTGTAAATACAATAGTTGCAATAAGTCCTGAATTAGTAAAAGGTTATGATAATGAAGGAAATGCTATTGCAGATAAGAACTCTTTAATTGAAGAATCTATAAGATTAATACAAGAAGAACGTAGAGAAAAGTTATTAGATCAGACAACAGATAAAAACAACTGGACAATAGCTAAAGGTAATATAGCATCATTAGATCAGGAACGTAAAGAAGCAAAAAAATCAAGAGATCAAGTTGTATCTGAATTATTAAGGTCAATGACTCATGACAAAAACGGAAAGTATATAAATGATTTGTCAGAAGAAATATATGATTCGTTTATGTCTGCATTTCAATTAACAGAAAATAAGATGATAGATAAATCATCTACTTCTGGTTATTCTGGCTTGCTTACAGCAGTTTTAGCACATGACGATAATCGTAAAAAGATTATTGATGCATTAGAAAACGATTTTAGTGTTGTTAATCAGTTTGTTGATGGAGTAGATCTAACAAATATCACCAAAGAATATCAAGACTATGTAAGATCATTAAAAGATGTAGAAAATGCAGAACAATCATTTAATAGTCAATTAAAATTGGTAGCTCAATCATCTGATTATTATGATAAATTATCTGAAGCAACACGAAATTTTGTTAATACTTATATTGATGGTTTCAGATTAACAGGAAAAGAAACAAGCGATCAAATAGAGAAAATGACAAACTCTATTTTATACTTTGTTGAGACTTTATCTAATAATTCAGATGCTCAGATTAAGATAGAACAGTTATTTAATTTAAAGAGTAATTTACCTGTTGATGAATATGTAAAACAATATCAAGAAATTGTAGAAGAAATAATTAAAGCTATAGATGGTGCTGACGGAACAGGATTAAGTACAGAAGAAGAAATAAGTATTCGTACAAAACTGAATTTTAAAATTGATAATACAATTAATCTACGTCAAGCCGTTAATGATAAATTAAAAGAATTAGGTATATCAGATAGTGATAATTATATCGGTGAATTGTCTGCTGCTGATTTAAAAATTGTTTATAGCTTTGTAGCAGATGAAAATACATTTACTTCAATTGATGATATAAAAGATAAGCTTGAAGAAGCAAAGCAATATATAGAAGAACCAATATCATTGCAGGTACAATTAGAAAGTGAAGAATTCGGGCAATATCTTGCTGATGTTGATAAAATACGTAATGCAATATCAAAATCTTCTGAAATGACATCTTCTGAAATTGCTTCTCTCATGAAAGATTTTTCTCAATATTCTGACATATTTGAGCAATTTAGTGTAACAGGAGAAAAAGGTGTTGGCAACCTTGAAGGTGCGTTGAAGGCGTTGTTAGGAAAAATATACGAAACAACTACCGAAGCGTTAGGATTTAATCAAGTTCTCAAATCAATATATGATGAGACTATGAATACAACCGATTCAACGTATGAATTATCAAATGCTATGCAAGCATTGTCAGATAGCAATGACTTAATTAAGGATTTAAAAGAAGAATATAAAGAATTAGGTACTATATCAACAGATTCGCTTAATAGAATTATTAATACATATCCACAGCTTACTCAAGTTGTTACAGATTTTATTACAAAGCAAAAAGAAGGAACAGATGTAATAGCTGCACTTGATGAAGCTTATAAAATTGATGTAGATAATTATCGTAATGCTGTACTTTCAAAAAAATCGCTAGATAGTGATTTCTATAAAGAAACAATAAATAATTTACCTGATTGGGTAAAAAATTTAGCCGATAGTTATCAAATTGATTTAGATAATTATACAAATTTACAAAAAGCAAAATTAGGTCTTGATAAAGAACTTGCTATGAGACAAACACTACTAAAACCTTTTTCTGATGAAAAATTCATGTCAAATTTACCTTTTGGTGATAGATTGGGTTACAATAATATAAAAAGATATTATGAAACCAGTATTAATGATATTCAAAAGATTATTAATAGTATAGACACGAGTTTAGATACATCAATAAATTTAAGGGACTATCAAGCACCGCCAGATAAAAAAAGCAAAAAGAAAACTGATCCAAAATGGTTAGTTGATTATAAAAATGCCAAGGCTGACTTAGATCATCGTCTAGCCATGGATAAAGTTACAGAAGAAGAATATTATAAAGAGCTTGAAAAATTAACTAATAAGTATTTAAAAAAGCATAAAAAGACACATCTTGATTTATATCGTAAGAATGTTGAAGAAATCTATAAAGGTATGAAAAAAATAAATTCAGATGCTATTAAAGCTGAATTTTATGATTTAAAATATTCTTTCGATATGGACAAAATAGATGAAGATACGTATTATAAAAGACTAAAAGATCTCAATGATAAATATTATAAAGATTCGAGTATTAAAGAGTATCAAGATGCTTATAAATCTAATTTATTAGAACTACATAAGTGGGAAATTGAGCAAGATGAAAAGAAATTTCAAAAGAAAATTAAATTATATGATAAGTATCTTGAAGAAATAGACCATATTATAAATTTTATTGATCCTAATAGTGTTGAGCAAATTACTCTATTACAGACTGGATACGCTCAGGCTTCTAGCAAGGTTAAAGACTTAAATACTGAAATTGACAAACTGAATAAGCAATATAGTAAAGGAAAAATTTCAGAAGAAACATATACTAAAAGACTTGAAACATTGACTTCACAACTCTTCTCTGCTACTAATGCAATGAAGAATTATTCTGATTCAATAATTTCTGCAATGAAAGCTAGGTATGATGAACAACGTAATAGCTTAGAAAAAGCACAAAAAGATGAATTGGATAGTCTCGAAAATTCGCATAAAAAGATTATTGATAATCTTGAAAAACAGATTAATAAATATAAAGAAATTGTTGATGAAAAGAAAAAATCATTACGTGTTACTAAAGAGGAACATGAATATCAAAAGAAAATAAATGAACATACAAAAAATATTTCTGATTTAGAATCACGAATTGCTGATTTAAGTAAGGCTGCTACTAGTGGCGATAGAGAAGCACAGGCAGAAAAACGTAAACTTGAAGATGAACTAGCTAAAGAGAAAGATAACTTAAAAGAAACACAATATGATAGAGAAGTAGAATTAGCTGAAGATGCATTGGACGAATCATATGATGCTTATCAGAAAATGCTTAAAAAACAGATTGAAGATCAAAACGATATTTATGAAAGAAAAAAAACATTAGCTGAAAAGGAATATAATACAAAGCTTGAAAATATAGAAAAACTTTATGACAATGAAAAACAGTTAATTATTGAAGCAGCGGAGTTAACTGGCTCTGAGTTCTCGAAAGCATTTACATCTATCAATGAGACATTGTCACAATATGGTATGAGTGTATCAGATGATTTCAAAAATGTTTATAATTCTATTGGTAATTCAATATCTGGCATAGCTAAGGTATCTAGTATACTTGGTGATGGTTCTAAAAAGGGCAAAGATACTAGTGGTTTAAGTCAGCTTAATCAATGGCTAGGATCTAGAGGATATAACACTGTTAATAAAAAGCAAATGGTTGAGATTGCACAGGCACTAGGACTGACAGAAATTAAAAGTGTTAAAGATGTACAGGATACACCTGCCGGACGTAAAAATAAAAATCTTATTTTAAAAGCGTTAAAGGATGCAAAATTTGAGTCAGGCGGATATATAGATGCAAGTATGGTTAGAAGTGTTGGAGAACATGGATTAGCATTAGTTAGACATGGAGAATCCGTACTGACGGTTGAACAGGGTAAATTATTTAGAGAATTGATTACTAATATAAAACCTTTAAATAATCTTGTAAAATTAAATTCACCTGTTAATCATATGACTAATAATAATGTATCTCCAAAATTTGTATTCAATCTTAATGGAGGTACAATTACTAAGGATGCAATGCCTGACTTTAACAAAATGGTAAATGATGCGACTGAAAAGGTTACAGTTGAACTATTGAATATGGTACGTAAAAGGTAATATATTAGGCTGCTATTTCTTCATCGGAATAGCAGTTTTTTAAAATAATAAAAGGTGGTGTTAAAATGACAATTAATAAAGGTATGAGATTTTTATATGCCGGTCAAGATTCCGAAGAATTTGAAGTAATACTATGCTCTATTGGTAATATAAATACTGAAACAAATGATGAGGAAACTTCATTAGTAACATCAAAGTCTCCATTTAAAGATTCGTGGGATCTACATTATATTGAAAACACTGCACCACTTAACTTTACATTAACCATAGCTGATATTAATGGTTTATATTTAGACAGTGATAGACAACGTATATTGAAAAGATGGTTATGTAAGGATAAAAGATATTGGTTACAGGTAGACCAAGATGATTTAACGGAAGTTTATTATTATTGTATTATGAATAATCCTCGACCGGTTAATAATGCTAAATTTACAGGTGGAATGGAATTAAATGTTATATGTGACTGTGGACATGCATGGTCATATTTACATAAAGAATTTTATGAAACAAACAATGGTGTATTAAATTTTGATTTTAATAATGTAGCTGATTATGATAATTATATTTTATATCCAACAGTGATAATTAGTCCAACTAAAAACGGTAATATATCTATTAGAAACAATACTACTGGTGACGAAGTTGTAATTAAAAATTGTATCACTAATGAAATTATAACAATTGACGGCAGAAGCGACAATGCAGAGACTACTTCTTATAGACGGTTGCTTGATGATTGGAATAAAAATGTTGTTGAATTAATTACTGGTGTTAATAACTTGACTCTTACAGGTAATTTTAAAATGTTATTTGAATATAGAATGCCAATAAGGGTTGGTGGATGATAAAAAGCAAAGAGATAAATAGAAATCCATTTGCTTTTATGTTTTGCAACTATTTATAGAAGTAGGCAAGAACCCCCCTGTGAATTTAGACGTTGAAGTTTTAGAAATAATAAATTAATGATATTAAAAATTAGCACTTGTAGAGATAGTAGATTATGAGATCTATAAAGCAGGAATCCTACTATTTTATAATAGTGACTTAAACTGAAAGGCGGTGAGTGATTTTGATATTTAGATACGATAAAAATCATAAATTGAGACAGAATCAAATTTTCTTGGCTAATCCTCAAAAAGATTATATTGGTGTTCTGACAAGTGCTAAGAATATTAAAGTAACTTTATTTATGAATGATCTTAATACTGCTTCATTTCGAATTTATAAATTTGAAAATAATATAGAAAATAAGAATTATACCGAACTTGAAATAAAAAGATTAGTTGAAATTAGATATATTGGATGGTTTCAAATTTCTAATGTCAAAGAACATGATGACGGAATGTATTCATATAAAGATATTACATGTATAGCATTAGAGAACGAATTAACCGGTAAGCGTATAGATGATATTAAGGGTGTTTTTGCATTATATGATATTACCGACACTGAACATAGTTTATTACATATAATTACAAGACAGACTGATTGGAAAATTGGACATGTAGATAATGAGTTAGTCGAAAAATGGCGTACATTTTCAATAGACTCTAATAAAATATATAATTTTCTTGTACAGGATGTAAGCAAATCATTTAGTTGTTTATTTTTATTTGATGTTTATGAAAAGACTATCAATGCTTATAAATTAAGTAATTATGGTGAATTAACAGATATCATTATTTCAAAAAAAAATATATTACAAGAATATATTAGAGAATCAAGTTTGGATAATATTATTACAAAACTTCGTGTAACAGGCGCAGATGGATTAGATATTCGTGCGGTAAATCCTACTGGTTCAAATTATATTATCAACGTAAATTATTTTAAGAATACTGGTTGGATGTCACAAGGACTTGTAGATGCATTAGATAATTATGAAAATGCGCTTAATTCTATTGCAAAAACATATACTACTACTCTCTCACTTTATAAACAACGGCAGAGCGAATTAACTGTATTAAATGCAGATTTAGAGACACTAAATGCAAATAAAAAAGCAAAGGAAAATGTTCAGGGTTCATATGTTCAATTATACAATGGCACTCCTCCTTCAACATCTAATGAGTATCAATTATACATAGAAGCAGTAAACGAATTAGCAGATACAAATAGACAAATCGCAATTAAAAAAAAAGAAATTCTTAATAAGGAAAATCAAATTGATGACATTAGACAGCAATTAGATGACATCGGTACATCATTAGATCAATCTAAATATTTTACGAAAGCACATTTGACTGAACTTGAAGTATTTTTAACTGAGAATGATGAATATCAAGATTCAACTTTTATTGCCACAGATACTATGACAGCAGAAGAAATTATTGATATGAAGCTAGAGTTGTTAGAAAATGCTAAAGAAGAATTAAAAAGGGCAAGTCAACCTCAGTATACGGTAGAAATATTAGCAAGTAATTTGTATTCAATCATTGATGATGATACTAGAAAATTGTCTTATGACAAATGGAAAGAGCAACTTCAATTAGGAAATATAATAACAATTAAATTTGAAAAAGGGTATATTACAACTGCTAGGCTGATAAAGATTGAAATAGATTTTGATAATTTGGCTGATTTAAAACTTACATTTAGTGATAAGAGCAGATTTGATAATGAACTTACTGAACTTGGTGAATTAATTGCGGATGCTGGAAGAACTTCTAATTCTATGTCATTATCTAAATTTGGATGGGATAAAGCATCTAAGTTAACTTCTCCTGTTCAAGAATTTATAACTAGCACTTTAAATGCCACAGTTAATGCTATACAATCCAATGACAATCAAGATATGTATTTTGATACCTATGGTTTACATATGCGCAAATGGTTACCAGATCAAAATAAATATGACGATAAACAAGCGTGGTGGACTAACAATATATTGTTATTCTCTGATGATGGTTTTAAGTCTGCTAAAACTGGTATAGGACAATTTACTACTGAAGCAGGTGAAACATTTTATGGATTTATAGGTGAAGCAATTATTAGTAACATTGTTGCATCTGAATCTTTAACTATAAAGAATGCCAATAATACATTTATTGTAGATAAAAATGGTGCTTTATTGATTGATGCTAATTTTACAATTACAAGAGGAAATAACAAAATAGTTCTCGATCCTATAGAAGGATTTAGTATTTATAATAAAAGTGATAAAGTTATATTCCTCGATTCCAATGGTGATGCAAATTTTAAAGGGCATATTACCGCTAGTAGTATTACATTAACAAATGCTATTGGTCTAACTATTAATAATGGTAATGGAACTTTTACAGTAAGTGCAGATGGTCATATTCACGCTGAATCCGGTGATATTGCAGGATTTATTATGGATAATAATGTTTTGTGGGCAGGTAAAGATACTAAATATATTAGGATAAGTTCTGATCATACTTATATAAATGATCAATATGGTGCTATTGACTTAGGACTTTCACCTGAAATAAATCCTAGTACTGGAATGAAAGATACCATTATACACCTTAGATCAGATGGATATGCACGTTTTGGATTAAACGCACTAGATGGATCAGTTAAATTCAACTATAAAGATCAAGATTTTACCGGTAAGAATAAAACATTTACATTTTATACAAAAAACTTTAGAATAGCTAATGATGGATTGGTAACTTCAACTGGTATAAACTTGAAAAACGGTAGTCCAATACGTGGATATAGTACAAACGGTATTCCTCATAATTTAGTTAATTTTTCTCCCAATGATAATGTAGTTGTTGGACAGGAAAACGATCCTCAAAATACACATATTTATGGATTAGATGAACTTGCATTCTATATTGGATCAGATAATAATAAAGCATTTATTATGAGTCCAGATAAATTTAGTTTTAAATTGCCTATAGAGCTAAATGGTAATTTAGATGTTGCAGGTGATTTAGGAGTTAAAGGTAATGAAACTGTGTCTGGAAATTTAAGTGTAAGTGGGAAAACTACAACTAATACTCTATCATCTTCTGGTAATATTACAATGGGAGGTAATTTAGTAGCAACACAAACATGGGTAAAGGCTCAAGATTATGCAACTAAAGCAGAGTTGGACTCGGCTAAGACTACTTATTATAATCAAGGTAAAGCATATGGTGAATCATTACACGCTGGTGATTATAGTAGAGGGTATAATTCTGGTGAAAGAGACGGCTATAGTAGAGGTTATAGTGAAGGTTATGCTAAGGGGCTTTCTGAAGGTCAAAGTCAAGGTGGCACAGATTAAATAAGTGGTCGGTAAACTTTAAAAATAAAAGGAACTGGATATTTTCAGTTCCTTTTATATAAACTATTCAAAATTATAATCATATACAAGTTTGCAACCTGTTGTTACTTCTACATCAAATTTAACATATTTTTTGTTACCAATAATTTGACTAAGGGTTTTTGTATTTTCATTACCAAAATACTTAACCAAATCATCATCGTTGATCATGTTATATATTGCATCGTCACTGTCTATATATTCAGCAATCATTACAAGAAGATACTCGCCATTACGTACTTTATTAAATCCATAAGTGGATATGTTATTATTACCTTCGTAATAAAAAGATGATTGTTTATAAAAAGTTTTTGGATCTTCATTTTCAATTAATATATTTTTTAATTCTTTTAATTCATATATAGGTTGTTCTTTATCTTTAGGGATTAATAATAAATCTACTGTACAAGGATTTACTTTATTTTCGTTATTAGTGTCAATATATGTTACTCCACCTGTAATACTTCCTACTTGTTCAGGTATTACAGTTACGTTGCATTTATATTTCTTTTTTTGATAAGTTGCTGTAATTGTTGCTTCTCCTGCGGATTTGCCAGTAATTCTTCCATAGTTATTTACTGTTGCGACAGATTTATCACTAGATCTCCATTTCATATCAGATTTTATAGGCTTATCATCTTTTAATAATTGTACGTCATAACAAATTACTTTTTCTTCAATTGTTAATTCAGTGAGGCTTAATTTAATGTTACTCTTTTTTGATTTTGCATATGCTATGGAGCTACCGGTATATGCTGTAAAAACTATTGCTAATACGAGTACTAATGCAATTTTTAATTTATTTACTATTTTCATTGGTTCTCCTCCTTTGTGTAATAGATAGTGAACGTTGGTATGATGTTATATACCAAATTATACCACAATTATAACTAAAAATCAACAATAAAAAAACAATATTGTAAATTGAATACTCGCTACGCACTCTCGTGACTTTAGTCATGAGTTAGTGGCGACATATGTTAATATAAAAACATAATCAATATACTGAAAACACTTGATTTCTAAATATACATATGTTATATTATATTTAGAGGTGATAATATATGGCAGACATACACAAAGGAAGAGGATATGTGTATTCAATACAATATCATATAGTATGGTGTGTAAAATATAGACATAAAGTAATTAATGGCGAAATAGAAAATAAATTAAAAGAAATAATATATAAAATAGCAGAAGATAATAATTTTATTATCGAAGAAATGGAAACTGATTTAGACCACATACACTTATTAATAGAATGTAGTCCCCAACATTACATACCTAATATAATAAAAGCATTAAAAGGAGTGTCTGCTAGACTATTAATGAAGGAGTATGGATGTGTATTAAAAAGGAAATTATGGGGAGGACATTTATGGAATCCTAGTTATTTTATCGCCACAGTAAGTGAAAATACAGAGGAACAAATAAGAAATTATATTCAAAGTCAAAAAATCAAATAGAAAGGTAGGTGAATTTATCTATGAAAACTGTAATAAAAGGATATAAATATAGAATATATCCAACCAAAGAACAAGAAGTGCAATTAGCTAAAACTTTTGGTTCATGTAGATTTGTTTATAATCAAATATTAGCAAAGAAAATAGAATTATATAGAACAGATAAAAAATCTATAAGCAAAACAGATTGTAACAATTATTGTAATAGAGAATTAAAAAAGCAATATCTATGGCTCAAAGAAGTAGATAAATTTGCTTTAACTAATTCTATTTATGATTTGGATAGAGCTTATCAAAATTTCTTTAGAGAAGTAAAAAAGGGTAATAAAAATCAAGGATTCCCCAAATTTAAGTCAAAGAAAAATCACTATTATTCTTATAAAACTAATTTTACAAATAACAATATTAAAGTAGATTTTGAGAATAATAGAGTTCAGCTACCTAAACTAAAATGGTTAAAAGCTAAACTTCATAGACATTTTGATGGTAGAATATTGTTCGCTACAATAAGCAAAACTCCTAGTGGTAAATATTTTGTTAGTTTTAATGTAGAATGTGAACATAAGGAACTAAAACAAAACAATAACTCATTAGGAATGGATTTAGGAATTAAAGATTTATTAATTACGTCAGATGGCGAAGTATTTGATAATAAAAAATTAACATATAAATATGAGTTAAAATTAGCTAAATTACAAAGACAGATTGCTAAAAAGAAGATAGGTAGTAACAAATGGAAGAAACAAAGAGTTAAAATTGCTAGAATATATGAAAAAATAACCAATATTAGAAAAGATAATTTAAATAAGATTTCTCACCAAATAGTTAAGGAAAATCAACTTATATTTAGTGAAAATCTTAATATAAAAGGTATGGTTAAAAATCATAATTTAGCAAAATCTATTCATGATTGTAGTTGGTATGAATTAACAAGACAACTAGCTTATAAATCAGAATGGAATAATCGTATTTATCATAAGGTTGATAGATATTATCCTTCAAGTCAATTATGTAATGTATGTGGATATAAAAATAAAGATACTAAAAATTTAGGTGTTAGATTTTGGATATGTCCTGAATGTCATACAAAACATGATAGAGATATAAATGCTAGTATAAATATTCTTAATCAAGGATTAAAGGATTTAGGATCAGATAAGGCAGTTTAAATATATAAAAACAATAGGGTAGGAACTATCCAAATTAAGACGCCCATGGAGTTAGTAGGTTACGAGGACTATGAAGTGGGAAAATGATAGAGTAATCTTGAAGCACGCGACTTTAGTCGTGTGAGGTTCACGTAGATAAAGACCATATACACATGATGATTGAAAGTGAACCAAAACTATCTCCATTGATGATAGTTAGAGTCTTAAAACAACAATCAACACAAATTATATATGGTCGTCATCGAAATGAATTAAAGAAACAATTTTGGAAAGAAAACACATTTTGGACTGATGGATATTTCTGTTCAAGCATTGGAGAGGTTAGTAGTGAAACGTTAAAACGATACATAGAAAATCAAGGCTGATTATTAATATATTTGTTGATAACAGTTAAAATCAAATTATTTACACTTCTGTTATCTTCCTTTGCTAACTTTTCAAGTCTTTCTTTTGTTTCTTTCGGCATGGTAACAAGTACTCTAGTATTGTTATCAGATATCATAAATTTCACCTCCAAAAGTATTATATCATATAATATTTTAGTTGACAAGGTGATATCACTATGATATAATTATTTTTAGAAAGGAGATGATTATAAATGTTGAAAGCATACAAATATAGACTTTATCCAAATAAAGAACAACAAGAATATTTTGCAAAAACTTTTGGATGTGTACGATTCATTTATAATCGTATGCTTTCTGATAAAATCGAGTATTACAAAGAAACAAAGCAGAAACTAAATAATACTCCCGCTCAATATAAGAAAGAATTTGAGTGGTTAAAAGAAGTAGATTCTCTTGCTTTAGCTAATGCTCAAATGAACTTACAAACGGCTTATAATAACTTTTTCAAAAGACCAGATGTAGGATTTCCAAAATTCAAAAGTAAGAAAAATAATCACTATTCTTACACTACTAATAATCAAGGTGGTAATATTTATGTATCAGATAAATATATTAAATTACCAAAGATTGGATTAGTTAAAGTTAAGAAACATAGGGAATTTGATGGACTTATAAAATCAGTAACTGTTTCTAAAGTACCAAGTGGTAAGTACTATGTGTCAGTATTAGTAAAACAAGAAGATATTGAAAAGTTACCAGAATGCAGTAATACTCTAGGTATTGATTTGGGAATTAAAGAATTTGCAATTACTTCTAATGGAGAAATGATTGAGAACCCAAAGTTTCTAAGACAATCGGAAGATAGATTGAGAAAACTACAGAAAGATTTATCAAGAACTAAAAAAGGGAGTAAAAACCGAAACAAATGTAGAATTAAAGTCGCCAAGCAACATGAGAAGATAGCAAATCAAAGAAAAGATTTCTTAAATAAGTTGTCGAAAAGGTTAATTAACGAAAATCAAGTAACTGCTTTAGAGACATTAAAAATAAAAAACATGATGAAAAATCACAAACTTGCAAAATCTGTAGCCGATGTATCATGGTCAGAATTTGTACGACAACTAGAATATAAAGCTAATTGGTGTGGACGAGAAATTTTGCGAATTGACACTTGGTATCCTTCAAGTCAAATTTGTTCTTGTTGTGGACATAAGGATGGTAAGAAATCATTGTCAATTAGAGAATGGACTTGTTCAGAATGTGGCACTCATCACGAAAGAGATATTAATGCAGCAATAAACATACTAAATGAAGGTTTGAGAAATAGAATCGTAGGAACTACGAGGATAGCTTAGGTAAACTTGTCTCGTTAGAGATATTGACTAAGAAGCCGACAAGTCTTTAGCTTGGCGGTAGTTCACTATAACAAATAGAAAGGAATTTTATAATTATGAAGATTAAATATAGTGAAGCTTTAAACATTTTGGATGCATGTAAGGAATTATTAAAGATTGATATCAATGATATTAAGGTAAGAGTAAAAATTGTTAAAAATATTAGGAATCTTGAGAATTTATTAAAGACATATACTGAATGTGATTATAATCTGCTAACAAAATATGCTATTAAAGATGATGATGGTAATATAAAGGTGTTTGAAGATAATACATATAGAATTACACCGAAATATATTCCTGAGTATAACAAGCAAAAAAATGAATTATTAAATGTAGAAGATGAAGTAGAATTATTGCATTTTACTATTGATGAATTATCAAAAGTAGATAACATTTCAAACGAAGTTTTACTGAATCTGGCAAATATTATAGATGAATAAATGAGATGTTCTATCTAAGGAAAGTGTGGTGATATTTAAATGATTAATGCCAACGATAAAATTACAATTGATATTCATAAGAAAAATGAGTATGTATACATATATGCAAAACAATATGACCAAGATACACGAAAAGTAGAAGTCACAATAACAGATAATGATGAACCGATTGTATTACAAGAAGGTGCAAAGGCTAGAGTTCGTTATTCAAAAAGGGATAAAAAGGGCGGTTATATTGAAATTGAAAAAGCCGACATAATAAACAATGTAGTTTATCTAACGTTGACTCAGCAAATGTTAACTGCATCTGGAAAAGTAACTATTGATATAGAGTTTTATGAATTTGTTACTGGTGAAGATGGTCATGTTACATATCATAATCTGTCTACTGCTACTTTTTATATTTATGTAGCCCCTGCGGCTATTGATGAAAAAACAATAATATCATCAAATGAGTTCTCTGTTTTAGTTAATGCATTGGTAAGAACGGAAGAAGCTCTTGCAGAAGCAGAAGCTTTATTACCAGTGATTCAAGAAGCAATAGATACTGCAAATTCTACTTTGGATACTATGAATAATCGTTTTGGTGAAATTGAGGAACAATGGCAATATATTCTTGATACCACTGATGAATTAATTGAATCTTCCTTAGCTGCTCAGGAAGCTGCTAAACAGGCAGAACAAAGTAGAATAGACGCATCTGATTATGCTACCAATGCATCTAATTATGCCACTGATGCAAAAGCAAGTGCATTAAGTGCAAGCAATTATGCTGATATTGCTTATGCTCAAGCAGATCGAAGCCAATATTATGCAGAACAGGCTGAAGCTAGTGCTCTATTAGCGATTGATGCTAAGGGCACTACTATTAAAACACTAGCAGATTTTAATGCTAACATAGATAGTTTTAGAACAAAAAATGAACTTATTGCAGAATCAGATTTAACAGCTAATTTGAAAAATAAAATAGACGGAAAAGCGTCTATTGAAAGTGTCAGATTAAAAGATGATCCTATTACTGAAGCAGACCTTGATTATGCTCTTGCTTTAAAAGTTAATAATGGAGGCGGCGGTGAAGGTGGAGGCGGCGGTATTATTGTTTCTGGTGCACAGATTGATGATACTGAAGCTTCATACTCAAAAGTTTATTCATCTCAAAAGACAGTTAGTTATGTTACAACATCAATTGAAAGCGCTATAAGCGGTATTCAAGGATTATCTGATAACAACTTTACTACAGCTGAAAAAATAAAATTATCTAGGATTGAGAATAGCGCAAATTATTATGTTCATCCTTTAACTCATCCTGCATCTATTATAACTACCACTCCAGAGTTACAATTTATTTCGGAAGTTGAAAAAGAAAATTTTGCAGATAAATATACTAAAGATGAAGTTGATAATTTAATTGCGCAGATATCATCCGGTATTATATGGAAACCAGACGTTCCACATTATTCAGATATTGCTATAGTATATCCTAATCCCGAGTTTAACTGGTGTGTTTCTACACAAGATGGTACTTTCTTATATAATGGAGAAGAATGGATTAAAATTGGTTCTGGAACAATACCTATTGCTACCACTTCTGCTAATGGTTTAATGTCCGCCGCTGATAAAGCAAAACTTAATAATATAGAAGCAAATGCTAATAGGTATATACATCCATTAACACACTCAGCAGATATGATTATGGAATCTGAAACTAAACGATTTATTACTTCTGAAATGTATACCAAGATTGTTGAATTAGATGATTGGATAAACGGACTTTTAAGTGATTATAGATTAAAAACTGTTAAAATATTAGAGACTGATTTAGATCAAGGCTTTTTGGATAAGGTAGCTAATGCTGGTGGTACTATTATTAACGACAATGTAATGTCACTAGCTACAACATATAGCTCTGCAAAGATAGAAAGCTTTGTAAATAATTTTGAAATTTCAGTTGTGGATGATGACGATATATTGAATTTATTTGCATAAAATAATAACTTTATTAAATGAGAGAATGGCAATTTTCTCTCATTTTTTAGTGAAGGGAGGAAAACATGGCTATTAAAAAATTATCTGAATTACAAAAAGTTATAGAATTTGATCAAGTAACTAAAATAGTAAATAAGTTAAAGGCTATGATTAATGGTAAGGCTGATAGCGAGCATACTCATAGTCCTAATGACATAGATGAAACTACTGAAAAAAAGTTCGTTTCTGATACTGAAAAGAATAAAATAGCTGCTATTAGTATTTCCGGTGATGGTACTAATTTTTTATCTGATGATGGTAATTATAAACCTGCCAATAGTTCAGTTTTGATTACTGATGGAGATGGTCAATCGTATTTAGCCAATGATGGTACATATAAACCAATTGATATAAGTGCCACGATTGATGATATAAACATAGCTACTACTTCTACGTATAGTTCAACTAAAATTGAAGAAAAACTAGGATTTAAAGTTGATGTAGATAATTGGCATGATCATGCTAATAAAGATCTTCTTGACGATATAACACTCGAAAGATTTACCGAATGGGATGTAAAAACTGCATTAGTTAAGTCAGATGGTGATGGTCAATCATTCTTAACAAATGACGGTACATATAAACCAATTGCAGGTATTTCTAATCCCATTGATGATAGTAATGAAACTTCTGTTGATACTACTCTATCTGCTTCAAAAATAAATCAAAATATAGAAACTGCGGTATCAGATTTAGAGTTTGACGTAACGCAAAAATTAAATGGTAAAGTAGATGCTGAGATAGGTAAGGGATTATCAGAAAATAATTTTACCACAATTGAAAAAAATAAATTGGATCTTATTAAAACTGATGGTAGCCCAAAAGAGTTTTTTGCTAGGGATGGTTCATATTATGAAATTAATAATGTAGGGATTAATGATAAATCTCCTACTAACATTACTTCATACAGTGGAAGCTATATAGAAAAAAGGATTAATGATGGTATTTTAAATTTAGTGTTGCCAACTCAGAATGACGCTCCCACTATGTGGAAGAAGAATTTTCAAAACGTTACTGCTGGCGATGTACTTGAGTTGCAAACATCATTTAATTTCAACATTAATAATGCAATTATTCAAGTGTACAAATTTATTGCTGGTAAAACAGGATTAACAAAAGTAATAAGTGATTTTAAGAGCGGAGAAGCGCAAAATTATATCTACAATTCTGATAATGTAGAATTCTCTGATGTAAATAGCGGACAGGTTAAAATAAAGGATAACTATACGATTCCTATAAGTATTAATGAAGATGGATTTTATGAAACACAGTTAATATCTAAATCTGATTATATTGATATTGATAGTTTTAATGTGATAGTGAGGTGATGATATGGAATATACAGAGATAAAATATGTTGACGTAATTAATGGTGAGGATATTATTGAAAACGGGACTGAAAGCAATCCATATCATACAATATCATATTGTGTATCGCAATTATCAACTACAAATCCGTTAGTGTATATTAGTAGCGGTTCTTATACAATAGACAATATTCTTACATTAAAAGTAGTTGGCAAAACTATAACATATATTGGGACTGGAAGAGATACCATTATTAATATTAATAATGGTATATTGGCTAATCAAGAAGGGAAATTCATTATATTTTCTTGTGTGTTAACACCATCTGAAACTTCAACAATGTCTTATATAATTGGACGTGACAATTATCCTTATGGCACAAAAGATGTAAAAGACTGGTATTATAATGTAGCTTTTCTAAGTAGGGAAAAATACCCAAGTGTTTTTTTTGGTGGAAATGTTAAACTGTATCCAATGACACATTTAGGGTTTTTCAATTGTTCATTTATAGGTGCTCGTTGTGGTATAAATACATCCAATACAATTCAACATTGTGCCGTAACACAATCAAGTCCGGTATATGGTGATGAACGTATGCTTTTAAACTGCACATTTAACGATGATTACCTTATTTCAGATGAAACTGGTGTAGGAGCTGAAATAAATAATACTTATGGTGTGTATAGCGGTGATTATGCATGGATGGCTTTATTATTAAAGCAAGACGGTAAATATTATTCTATTTATGACAAGTTTTATAATATTACTAATGCTGAATATACCCCACTACAATCATGTGATTTTACTTATCAATTTAGTCTGTCAAAATTATTTGATACTGTCACAATAGGATTAGAAACTTTTAAACCAATAGATAAATTTGATGACTTTTCTATAGTTTTACCAGTTGTAAGAGCTAATAACATTGTTAATATTAATGCCATTAAATCAAATAAAGAATTAATTGTACAGTCATTTGACATAAATACTTCTTTAATTGATAATATAAATTCATTAATAGCAATTGTAGATATACCTGAAAATTCAAATATTAAATTTGTTTTTTCAAGTGATATGGGTGATACATGGATGACAATTATAGATAGGGAAGTAATAGAAACAGATTGCGTTATACCAAAAAAGAGATATCAAGAGTTTACAAATGAAGATGAACTTTATTTTAATGCTGCCAAGGAAACAATAGATGAAGTTGGATTCGCTAGTGATGTGTTATTAACATTTGATTGGAATAGCTTAGACTTAGAGAAATTGCGTTTTGCATATGTATTTACTACTGATAAATATATCAATAATCCATCTATGCAAAAGTTGGCTATAAATTATGATGAAAAAGGGTTTATGCAGGAAATGAAAGATTCTGAGTGTGATATTGAAGTTTTTGATCATACTGTAAAAGTAAAATCTAATATTTCTAATCCATTAATTGAAGCTGATATTATAATATAGGGAGGTATCATGAATGCATTATTTATTAAAAAGCAATGGTTTATATTATGATACCTCTAATAGTTCATATAACACTTCAACTAAAATGTATGATGGTGTACCAAATGATGAAGGGTTTGATATTACTAATTGGTTAAAGACTTCTACGCTTCAATTAGAAAATCTTTTTATTGAAACAACTATAGGTGAAGAAACCTTTAGACCTATAGATAAATTTGATGATTTTAGTATTATATGTGATGAAAACATAGATATGTCTATTCAAGGTATTAAATCAGATGCTGAGTTGCTTGTATTGAATACTGATATAATGATTGATAGTTCTCAGATTGGACATATTAACGGTTTAAATATTCAAGGAGCAGATACGAATAAATTAGTATTCTCTTTTGACAAGGGTATAACATGGAAATCATATAATAATGGTTTTATTAATTTAGCTACTATTCCACCCGTTGGAAATTATAATGATTTTAATGCAGATGAATTAAATCAATGGAATACTTTTTTAAATGAAGTACAGATTTATGGAATTAATTTAAACAGTTTATCTGGTATTGATTTTTCATCAATTAATTTTGATACTATTCGATTTGCTTATATTATAAATCGTGAAAAATATAATACCATTTCAACAATTGATAAAATTACTTTATCATATGATGAATTAGCACACCTTATCAAAGCTAAAAATAATGAGATAGATATAAGACGCTATCCTAAAAATATAATAGCGTTACCTTTATTTGATACAAGTTTTGCTGAAATGAGAGTATTAACACATGAGGTATATGATACTGGTCAAGAAGATAATAGAATTGTTTTGGATGCGCCTATATTAGTAGTAGAATATTCAGATGAAAATAAACAAGTTAGTTTATCGTGGAATGCTGTTAATAATTGTGATTATTATAAGTTGTACATGAATGGTACTATAATTTATGAAGGCAGCAACTTGAATTATGTATATAGTATAGCAAAACGTGATAGTTATACTTTTGCTGTTAGGGCATTTTCAAATGATGTGACAAAATATATACAATCTGATTTTAGTAATATATTTACTGTGGATTTATATAGATATTTAGCTACTGCTAATAATAAATATATTGTAATACGTAAAAATGGTGTGGATTATAAATTTTTATCAAAGAAATCTTAAGAGGTGTTAAGATGTTAATGCCTCTTATTTTTATACAAGATTAATATAAGAAAGGATAAATATGGCTGATACTTTTATAACAATAGGTGATTTAGAATTGGTAAACATTCTCCAAGATCATTATAAATTGCTGATAGATGATTCTACTAATGGTGATACAAAGGCTGCACTTGTAAGTGTATTAAGAGATTATTTAGCTGAACATATTAAACCATCTATAGATAAAACTACATATCATTGGCTTATAGGTGATACTGATACAGGGATTGTAGCAAGTGGCATTGAATTGAGATATGAACATCCAATGGTTCAATACTGTATTAGCGGAACAGATGATTGGGTAGATTTATTTGATATTACTGTATTACTTCCAAATGTAGAAATTGATAATGAAACATTATGCTGGAAAATCAATGGTGTATTAACTGATAAGAGTGCTGTAAATGCACGTATAAATTCTATGAATGGAAATGTGTCTATTATTGGTACAGATGGCATAGTAATTAAAAATAATGAGGAAAATAATACAATTACCATTAGCCGTACAGATGAATATGACAATGGTATTCCTCCAGCTGATGTATCCAATAAAAAAGTTATTGCAGGTAAGGGTCAAGTAACTATTAAATGGAGTGATCCTTTGGATTTAATAGATGATGAAGGAATTATATATTCTATATGGGATCATACTACGCTTGTGCGTAAGATAGGTAGCTATCCTGTTGATGTTAATGATGGTACTGTATTAGTTACAAATTATACTCGGGATCAATATACTGAAAACGGATATATAGATTCTGGGCTTACTAATGGTATTACATATTATTATAAATTATTTATTTACGCTCAGGATGGTTCAGTGAATAGAAACCCTCAAAATAATATGATAGGGTTACCAATAAAAGATGAAACATATAAAATATATGGTGTTCGAATTGATGAGACAAACTCAAATCCTGAAACAGCTTTGGAATATACGGATGATGCTATTGGGATGGAAGCTGGAAGTGATGATTGGGATGATACTTTAATTTATACAAATATACGACCTTGTTTACTTAAAGATGGAGTCGTTAATTATTATTTAAATAAAGATGATTATAATTATAAAGCGAATGGTATAGATCCAGCAGATATTACTAGTGGTAATGATGGTGATGTTATGGTTGAAATTCCTAAAATAGCATATATGATTTATAGAGAAGGCAATTATTTATATATAAAAATCACAGATAACCCAAAAGCTAAGATGCTTGATGATAGATTCTGTTTTTATGCTCATACAAGGGAAAAAGAAGGAGATAGAGAAAAATTATATATTAGTGCTTATGGTGGTAGCCTTATAGATGGTAAATTAAGAAGTTTAAGTGGTAAAGTACAAACATCGAGTCAAACAATAGGTACATTTAGAACTCAAGCGCAAAATAATGGGAATGGCTATAATATATTGTCGTTTTATCCCATTACTTTGATTCAATGTTTATATTTAATTAAATATAAAAACTTAAATTCACAATCAGTAATTGGTAATGGTGCTAGTGGGAATACTGGTACATTAGATACTAAGGGATTTACTTATGGTATTCCAAAGACTAATGGTAAAATTAAATTATTTGGTATTGAAGATTTATGGGGGAATATATGGTGTTGGGTTGATGGTATTATGACTAACGCAAATTGGCAAGTTATGACGGCATTAAATAGTTTTAATGATAATGGTGATAATTATACTACCTATCCTAATGTATTACCTTCTATTAATGGATCATTTATAAAAACTGTTCAAGGTATTAGAGAACTTGGGTTTTTGCCTAATACCAAAGGTGGTTCTACTACTACATACTATTGCGATGCTTCATATATTATGCCTTCACAACTTTGCGCTTTTGGTGGGTATTCGGGTAGTGGTGTTGTCTCTGCTGGTGGTGCTTTCTGCTGGAATCTGACTTACTCTGCTTCTAATTCGCTTTCGTATCTTGGCGCTCGCTTAATGTATTTATAAATATTTAATATACTTTAATTGCCTTACCTCTTGGTAAAATATAAAACAACATAAAACTGTATTAATATAAATTTCGTATACTAATAAATATTAATGGAGGTAGATATACATTGATAAATTATGTTAAAAACGTAAATGGTTATATAGATATTTTAAAAATTATCAACAATAGAAATGTTGAATTTAATAAAGATACGGTATATATTCGTTCCAATATTAAACAATCAGAAGATAATCCTGAGTTGTTTATATATGATGAAATACAGATGACATACGATGAATATGAAAAGTCTAAAGACAAATATATAATTGAAGATTTAGATGGAGAAATAGCTACACTTAAATCAGAGAATGATTTATTGAAAGGTTGCATTATGGAATTAGCTGATGTTGTATTCGCTTAAGTAATTTTAAGTTATCAATTCTAAGTTACGGCAGAAAGGAGGATTCATGTTAGTTAAGTTATATGCTATTGAGATCATTAATAGTAATGGTGAATTTACTATTGACAATGTACCGGCAAAGCTTAAACAAGGTGTAATTGATTATTTGTCTAAGTTAGGATATGAAGAATTAGATAGGAATTAAATGAAGTATTTAAAGTAATATTAAATAATCATAAAAAGAGCTATTACTATGCCATTCCGTAACAACAATAGTGATAGCTCTTATACTATACAAATAGTATGGTTCAAGTATATATCATTATCATGCTGTTTGTCAAATATTTAAATGACTGAAAGGGACTGGTGAAATATGCGATATGGAGTGGATAAACGAATTAAGTAAAATTGGATTGCCTACAATTATAGCGGTTGTAGTAGGAGTGTTTGTACTTATTAAAGGAGCAGTATCAATTGCGAAAGAATGTCATAAGAAGTTTTTATATCTTTACAATCGTAAGAAAAAAAATGATGATTTAGTTAATGATATATCGGTTCACGATAATGAAATATCATTGATTAATAAAAAAATAGATGCACTTACAGAAACCATTCATGAAAGAAATAAAATTGATGATAAGTATAATAGAGATACCGCTAGAGTTGTACTACTTGACATGTATGAAAAGGTAAAGCAGCAGGGACATATAACCATGATTCAAAAAGAAGCTTATGATGAATTATATGTTAGTTATAAAAACAAACATGGTAATGGACTTTTTGAAAAAACAATAGATCCCTTTATTCAAAGTTTGGATGTCGTAGATTAGTAGATTAGGTGATAGCATGAAAAAGAGAATTGAAACCAGTAAGTTGATTTTGCTAGTCAGTTATTCAATAGCTATAATGCTTACCATTTTGTGTATTATAGGAACTTTTAAACAAATTGATATTTCAGATTTAAAAGAAATCACTATTGTGAGTTGGGGCGAAGTTACAGCCGCCAACTCTTTTTATTATATTAAAAGTCGTACTGAAAACAAATTAAAAATTTACAAATCTTTTTCTAAAGATGTAAGGGAACAAATTGATTTAAACCAGATTATAAATTAAGGAGGATTTTATTATGAATGAACTTTTACAAAACTTATTATATATAGTGCTTACCGCATGTGTTCCTATTATTGTTACAAGTGCTATTAATTATTTAAAAGCTAAACGTGCTGAGAAACTGCAAAAACTTGATAATGATTACATCAAAGATGTTATTTTAGATACAACTGATATAATATTAAACGCTGTAGACACAGTGTCACAGGTTTATGTTGATGATTTAAAAAAGGAAGGTAAGTTTGATGATGACAAGCAGAAAGAAGCTCTAAATAAGGCTTTAACGCAAGCTAAAATGCTTATTAATGAAGAGGCTAGTGAACTGATTGTTGAACAGTATAATAACTTAGACGTTTGGATTAGAAGTATTATAGAATCTTATATTTCCAGCAAGAAAGATAAAAACGTTAAGAAGATAGTTTAATAAAATGCATGTTTAATTCAAAAATACTAATTACATATTTTAGATCATTTAATTATTTTTTGGGAGTGTTGTAGCTTTATAGCCACTACTCTCTTATTTTTATTGGAAGGAGAACATATATGAGCAAGTGCACAGCCAAAGATTTAATTAAGGTTGCAGAAAAATACGTTGGATATCTAGAAAAAAAAAGTAATAAGCAGTTAGATAGTTTGACTGATAATGCCGGCAAAGGCAATTATACTCGTTTTGCTAGAGAATATTATAATTTTGCAGGAGTTAATTTACAAGGTCAAGCGTGGTGCGATATGTTCGTGGATACCTGCTTTGTTGAAGCTTTTGGTACTAAAAAAGCAAAAGAGTTATTAGGTGGATTTAGTGCATACACTCCTACATCTGCATTGTATTATCAAAAAATGAATAGATGGTATGCCTCTAATCCTAAAGTTGGCGATCAAATATTCTTTAAAAGTTCCACTAGAATAAATCATACTGGTATCGTTTATAAAGTAACATCTTCCACTGTCTATACCATTGAAGGGAATACTTCTGGTGGTAAAGATGTTGTTGCTAATGGCGGTGGAGTATTTGAGAAAGAATACAGTCTTAAAAACTCTAGGATTGCTGGCTATGGTAGACCTAATTATGATAAAGAAGAAAAACCTAAGAATGACGAAAAGGCAGAAAAACCAGATACAAAATTAGTATACGATTATTACACTGTCAAGCCTGGAGATACATTATCTAAAATTGCCCGTAAATATAATACCACAGTAGACAAACTGGTTAAGCTAAATAATATTAAGAATGCCAATGTAATTAACATAGGTCAGAAGCTGAAGGTTAGTACATATAGTGTATACAAAGTGGTTAAAGGCGACAGTTTAAGTAAAATTGCTAAAAACTTATTAGGTAATGCAAATAGATATAAAGAGATTATGGAGTACAATAGACTAAAAAGTACGGTAATTCATGTGGGGGATGAATTAAAGATTCCTATGTAAAAGTACCGAAAGATTAAAAAGAAATGAGTTAATAGCTCAAATAAATTTTGAATTTTAGGGTATGAAATCCCAACAAAAAAGTAAGGGTTAGATTGAAAGTCTAACCCTATTTTTTTACATTTTACTTTTTATTTGTTATTCATTATTATTTAGCATAATATAGCTCTAAAGCTTTTTTGATAATTTCTTTGGCATTTTTAATATCATTACTAGGTATATATTGCTTTAAATCAATTAGTGATATTTTGATAGATGGTAACGATTTGTTTAATTCGTTATTAAAATTGTCTATTACAGTTTTGACATTGATGTTTTCATTGTTTTTTAAAGATAAAGCTTTTAAGTGTTCTGCTAATTTAATTGGTATACAATAATGCTGTTCATTAATTAAAGAGCTTAATTGCTTTTGTTCGTCAGATTTTAGAAATGATAACGGTACTCCGGATCTAAACGGTATAGTATTTGTATCTACAAATTCAAGTAATTCATCATTCAAATAGTTGAGCCTTAGATAGTTTCGAATATTTCTTTCTGATAGCTTATACTCTGTTTTTAACTTTTGGCACAATGTTCCGAAAGTTCCATTATCTGAATCATCGTTGCCTAAATCAGTACGTTTGCCCTGTTGTTTACTTGATCGTTGCCTTAATAGTAAGGCTTTAGCTAATTCCGATGGGAGCATATCATCAATACTACGGTTGAACAAATTAGAATCAACCATAATTAACATAGCTTCATTTTCTGTAATATCTGTTAGTATAACAGATTTAATCTTTTCATAACCAAGTTGTTTATATGCATCAACTCTATTAGCACCGCAAATAATTTTATAGCATCCTCTATTTTCAGATGGCATTACTACTATTGGTGAAATTAATCTTTCTTTTACGCTCTCTATAAGTCGTACTTTTTTCTCTCCACTATAAATCTTAAATGGTGAGTTTTCTATACGTTCAAGTTTGTTTATAGGTAGTTCAACAATAACTTCTTCATTTTTGTTATTTAACAATAATTTATTTAGTCTATCAGTTGCCATTCCATACTCAGCTCCTTTGCAAAGTTCTGATATGCTATTGAACCCGCATCATTCTTTTTATATTCTATTACAGTCATACCGTTTTTTGGTGCTTCAGCTACTTTCGTAGCCAATGGTATAATAGTATCAAATACAGTAAAAAATTCACCAAAATCCTCTTTAATAGTATGAATAGTATCCTTACAGTTTCTTGTATTCTTTTGTGATTTTGTAATGAGAATACCATCAATTTTTAGTTTTGGATTTAAACGCTTTTGAACTGCTTTTACATTGTAAAGAATTAGCTGTAACCCATTTGAAGATAGGTAATGCGGTTCTGTTGGTATTATAATACTGTTAGCAGCTACTAAGGCATTAATTGTATAAATACCCCAACTAGACATGCAATCAATAAGTATATAATCATAATCATTTTCTATTATCTTTAGAATATCAGTTAGTACGTATTCTCCATCTGTTAATGATCTAAGTACGTATTCATAATCTCCTAGCATACGATTAGACGGATATAGGTCTATATTATTGACTTTTAGTATTGAATTTCGTATTAAGTTCTCGTCAATATTATGATGGTTGGCAAACATTCGTATAGCATCTGTTAATGTAGTGTCTAGCTCTTCTGGTGTTGAAAAGCCTAGCGAAACTGTTAAATGATTTTGTGGATCAAAGTCAATGACTAAAGTTTTAAAACCTAACTCTGCTAAAGCATATGCTGTATTAGCAACCGTTGTAGTTTTACCAACTCCACCCTTTTCATTAGCTACTGCTATTATTTTAGCCACATCAATACATCTCCTTTCAGTTCAGACTATGACTCATTTTATTCATGTTATGACTATTTCTGTTCATACTATGACTATACCATTCAAAGTATATATCTGTCAACTATAAGTTTGAGATATTTTAAATTTATAGACTTTTAATAAATTGTTATGTATAATCAATATGAGGAGTGATTAATGATGGCTGTTAATTATAATAGATTATGGAAGTTATTAATTGATAAAGATATGACAAAGAGCGATTTAATTGAGTTATGTGGATTACCTTCTGGCACTATGACAAAGCTGAGAAATAATGTGCCGATACATTTAAAGGTAATAGAACGAATATGTATTAAGTTAGATTGCAATATTGAAGATGTAATTGAGATAGTAAAGGAAGAGTAAAAGAAAAGAGACAAGTTTTTTAATGGCTTGTCTCTTTTTATTATGACATGTGAGATGTGAGAATGGATATTATAATTTGCATCGAAAAACCAAATCCGGTACTTACAAAGATAGTCCCCCACTTGAGCTTAATGTTACTAAACTTGAAGCAAGATATACGGATTAAATTTTGATTTCTGTTTTAAAATAACATTCAAAAAAGAGATATATTCTTCTATTCCACATGAGTTGAAGATTCTTATACCAAGAGAAGGTTTAATTGCTTTCTTTATTGATGGGTATTTCGATACCATACATGGGAGTGGTGTCAGAATACCCATCAAATATTCCACTTTATATCTATTTTTAATTCTCCATTTTCATTTGCTTCATGAATATAAATACATTCAATAAAATCATTAACAATTTCAAATGTTAATTTTTCATAATTTGCGTATTTATGAGCTGCATCCATAAAATTATTAATTTTTTTATTATCAACAGTTAACGATTTCAAGTCATTGCTTAATAATAGATTTTTATCTTTAATTTGTTGAATCTCGATATTAATATTTTCCTTAATAGTAATAAAATCATTTTCGTCAACTATCCCGCTAACTTTATCAACATATAAACTTGATATTGATTTATTTAGATTATCTACCTTATTTTCATTTTTCTGTAATTGTTTTTTTATACTTAATATTTTTTTATCATTTGTAGCATCTTTATTGAAATGTTTCTTTATTTCTTCAATATTATCACCATATTCTAGCATTGATTTAATTTGTTTTTTTATTTCTAAATCCACATATTTTTCAACTGTATTATATCTAATTGAATGTCTAGTACATTCCTTATATTTTGTTTTTTTCCCTAATTGACACATAAAATAATCATATCCACCCGCTAATCTACCACTAGTTTTTGTCATGGCAGAATTGCAATCAGCACATCTTATTTTACCGGAAAATAAATGTGGTTGGAACTTTTGTCCAGATGTTGTTTTACATGTCTTACGTCTTATTTGTAATAATTTTTGTGTTTTTTCAAATACTTCTTTTGAAATTATTGGCTCATGATTGTTTTCTATTACTACCCATTCATCTTTTGGTGCGACAACAACTTTTTTACTCTTATAACTAACCTTTTTTTCTCTTCCTTGAATAAGTGTGCCTATATAAACTGGATTATTTAATATACGTTTAACAGTAGTATATCCCCATAATCCTTTTTTTGAATAAATTTGACTGTTTGGATTGTAAAATTTAAACCCTTGATTTTTTTTATGTTCAGTAGGTGTAGGTATTTTCATTTCACTTAATTTTTGGGATATAATATTTACACCATACCCTTGTAAACTAAGATCAAATATAAGTCTTACAACTTTGGCGGCTTCCTCATCAATAATTATTTTGTGTTTATCATTTGGATCTTTTATATATCCATACGGTGCAAAACCTCCCAAGTATTGACCAGCTTTCATTTTTTGTCTGAACGTTCTTTTAATATTTTCAGACAAATCTTCAAGATACCATTGATCGACTAATCCATTAATCTGACTGTTTTTCTTAGTTGCTTTTATATTAGTATCAATGTTATCAACTATACTTATAAATCTTATTCCCCATTCAGCAAAACATCCATTAATGTATTTTTCAACTACTTCCATACTTCTAGCAAATCTTGCTTGAGTTTTACATAAAATAATATCAAACTTTCCAATTTCAGCATCCTTAATCATTTTTATCCACTCTGGTCTATTTGTGTCAGATCCAGCATAATCATCATCTGCATAAATATGGTATATCTGCATTTCATGAGAAATAGCGTAATCAACTAACATCATTTTTTGATTTTGGATACTAGCACTATCATCACCTTTATTTAGCTTGTCTTGATCCTCTTTCGACAACCTTACATAAATAGCTACTTTATACATTTGTACCTCCTATAATTAAAATGGGTTAGATAAGTTTATACGACAATTATATCATTTATCTATGATACACGCAATATATAAAACCTTACCTAGCCCATTATTTTTTATGAATTTATGTACTTAATAAATATTTTTTTTACATTATCATATCGTTCTTTTTCATTACCACTTTTAAATATGTTATTAATAATTATCTTATATTCCTTCTTTTTTGCCAATATTAACCTCTCCAATTATTTTGCTTTCTAATCATATGCATTGTCGATATATAGTATTCCTATATAAGATAAAAATCCATTACGTAATCAGTTAACTTAATTGTATCTGTAAAGATTTTGTCACAAAAGTTTATTAACCACGGATGAATATCCTTTTTAACATCAGATTGAATTAAACCAATAATAGGAATATCTTTATCATAGGCAATAGCAAGTTCTGAAGCTGTACCTATTGATGTTGGGTCATTGAAATTTACTATGATTAAATCACTTGTTTTAACATGTCTTAGATCATATTTCATTACTTCAAGTTCTGTATTATGACGTTTTTCTTCAAAATTATAATACTTAATCGGATTGATAATATCTAATTTATATTTAAAATTAAAGCTATCTTCATTGTTATGTAAAAGATCTTCTATTAATTCTCGCCATGCACATTGATCATCCCATGAGAGCGATTTCATACCTCCAGCAAGGTAAATTTTAAATTCTTTCATATATTATTGACTCCTTCTATTTATTAGTTCATGTTCATAACTTAATTTAATTAATTTAGCAGTTTCTGAAGGTTCTGTATTTTCATTACTAATACAATAATCTGTTATCAGGTCTATATTTTCAAAATCAGTTTTATCTGCTAAAAATCTTCTTCGTGCTTCTTTTGTATCATCACCACGTTCTTTTTGTCTGAGCTTAATAGTATAGTCTGATACGTCTATATAAAAAGCTATATATGGAATATTGTTTTCTTTGAGTTTTTTAATAGCGCTAGGAGTGAGTATACAGAATGTTTTATCATCTGCATCCCTGAAACTCTCTATTGAGCTGCCATAGAACCAAATTCCATTATCCACGTCATAAAATCTTGTTTCCAAAAAGAAATTATTTAGATATTTTACAAAGAAATCTTCTACTGTTGTAAAATGATATGTAACACCGTTTACTTCATTTGGGCGCATAGGTCTTGTGGTGTAGGTAATTATTCTTTCGTATCCTAACTTCTCTAACTCAGTAGCGACACAATCTTTGCCACTACATGATTTTCCAGTAAGTACAATCATATTATTTTGCCTCCACCTCTAGTGTAATTAATTCTTTTGAATATGGTAGTGAACGTACCCAATTTACAAAATCAACTGACCATTCAGTAAGTTTATGACTTCTTCTCTGAAAATACATATTACGTAAATTAGCATAAGATAATGTAACAGTTCTTGTTTGCAACCAATTCCTCGGTAGTTTTTGAATTACAGTTTTCCATACTTCTTTATCTTTTGTTATGAGCCATTCATCCCTTAATTCATTTAATTCATCAATTGTTTTAAGAAAAGTTTCGTATTCATTCTCGTAGCCTTCACCATAATTATATTTATTATTTAATATTGAGCTAATGGTTGTATGTGATACATTATATAATTTCGCTAATTCCATTCTTGATATATCTTCTGTATTATATCGTTTAATAATTTCATCTCTCTGTTCTTTAGATAATTTCCCTTTATATGTATATATAGGTACTGGTTGTAATTTGTGGTCAACTGCATGTTGTTGATTATTGCTTCTTGTGCACCATTCTAAATTTTCTACTCTATTATCTAATTTATTACCATTTTTATGATTAACCTCAGGGAGATTTAATGGATTAGGAATAAATGTGATTGCAACTAATCTATGCACCCTTTTGTCTTTTTGTTTTCCGTTTTCCTTTATACCTACTTTTAAATAATTATCAGGTGTAAGAGTATTTGTTAATATTCTTTCTTTCCATATTCTATTATGTGTAGTAATTATTTGCTTTCTCTTTACCCTTCCTTGATTGCTAACAATAAAATTAGGATTTATGGGATATTCTTTCCATTCTTCTGTATCCTCATCTATTTTATTTGGTTTTTGTATAACTTCTTTTTTATATCCTCTTATTCCGTTTAATTCAAACATGTCTGGTTGAAATGGTTTAGACATGATTTTATGCATTGTACTTGTACTATTTGCAACAGTTCCTATTTTATACGTATCCATTTCAGACCACCAATATAACGGTGCTGTAATATCAACGCTTACAAAAATTTGGCGCATAAATTTAGAATGTTCATTACCAGCTAAAATAAGCCTTTGGGCAAGTGCTAAATCATTTTCTCCAATGTGATAACTTGTAATTGCCCCTTTATATTTAACAGTATGGCTATCACTTTTATGCCAACTTTCAAGTGGATTTCTCATTCCTCTAATTGCGCCGTTAAAATTAAAAACTTCTGTATTTTCAAATTTCATTCCAAATTACTCCTTGTAATTTATATGTGTATTTTTAATGTATGTGTTTTTATATATATATATATTATTTAATCACTAGCAAATCCTAATACATCACCTGAATCAATAATTGTACTCATTCCATATTTTTCTGATAAGATTAAGCAATCATCTATGGTTACATCATTTTTATATAATAATATATTTATTTTATTAGATGAGTGCTTAACATTCATCAGTACTATTAATGTAAGTACTAATAAACAAATTAATCCAATTAAAAGTAATTCCATTATGTATTATTATCCCCGCTTTCTTTTTTAACATATAATTGCGATAATTTAATATTTTGTTCTTCTGCTTTGTATCTATTATGTAATCTTTTTTGTCTTTCTTTCTCATTTTCAAACTCTATAAATGCATCATAATTATCAGGTATGTACACTATCATCCTTCTTCTTTCTCTATATAGAATGAATGTCCTACATCATCTTTGAATAAGAATATTAATTTATTATTAATCCATCTTTTATTTTTACCAGAGATATCACGAATATTAAAGAAGTAAAGTGCCGGTGTAGTAGTTCCATTATCAACTATTTCTTTTACAGCTTTTTTAGTATTATCCGTAACTTTTACAGAATAATATCTACCGTCTGCAATTGGTGAAAACTGATATATTCCACCAGTCTTTTGGAATACTACATCTTTAATAGTATCTGGAAAGGATTCGCTTTCAACTCGATTAATTATTACGCTTGCTACATTACATTTTGCATCAATGCTACCGCCTGTTACTTCTGCTTCTACTATTTTCTCTAATATGTTTATCTCATTATTGGTAAATTGAAATACAGGTTCTTTTTTCTTAGTATTTTCTTTATTATTTTTCTTATTTTTACCTTTTATTGATTTGTCTTTTACATCTGTATTACTATTACAATCAGTATCATCATTTTTATTTGCCGTTAGTTCTTCTAAAGATAATGAAAACATACCAATTTGTGTACTTATTAAAGGTTCCACTATAGGCTTCTTATATTTAATATTTTCATGTATGACATCAAATCTTCTATATTCATCTTCCATTAATACTTTTGTTTCACTTGATACAGAAGATTGATGCTGATCTACTGTTGGGTTATACAAGTGAAGCGGATGAATTAAGGTACTCAGTAAAAAGATAATTACTGGAATACCTAAAATCCTTAGCTTTCTCATATGAATCTCCTTATGTTATAATTAGCTTTTGTATTAAAGTTTCATTTGTATTTAATGTTATTCTTCTTTCTGTAGTAATCTCTTTTCTGCAATATTATAATATGTTGTGTCTATTTCTATTCCCATAAAGTTTCTATTCAATTCAGTGGCAGCGACTCCGGTTGAGCCACTACCCATAAATGGATCTAACACTATATCTTCTGGTTCACTTGAATTACTAATTAAGATTTTCATTAGTTCAATTGGTTTTTCTGTGGGATGCGTTTTATTTCTTGGATTATCAATAGATAACACACTTCTTGTACCACAATTATTAATGCGTTTAGCCTTCCCTTTACGACAGAAGATAATATACTCATGACTATCCATATAATACATATTAGTGATCGCATTATTTTTAGCCCAAATAAGTGTTTTATATATACTAAACCCAGCATCTTCTATGGCTATTAGCATATCTTTAAGATTTTTATTATTTGTCATTATGTATGCATGACCGCTATTTTTTAAAACTCTATACAAAACCGGTAACCATTCATTGAATTCAATGTCATTATGTTTGAAAACCTTTCCTTTTTTATTTAATTCTTCTTTTAAAATACCACCTGTTCCACCACTACAACCTCTTGATGTTGTATTATAAGGTGGATCTGTTACTATTAAATCTATTGAGTCATTTGGTATATTTTTTAGTGTATCTAAGCAATCATTGTTGTATAGTTTAACTTGTATTTTTATTACTCCTTTCCGTACACCTTGCTGTCGGGAACTACACGATATGCAAATTCATATTTTTGAACTTCAAACTTTTCTGGATCTAAACCGTAATACTTGATATCATCTATAGCTAACTCAGGATCTAAGTAAAAGTAAGTCTCGTAAATGTTCATAGTGGTTAGCATTTTCTTTCCGAAATCATCATATTCGTCATAGATAATTCTGTTTCTTTTATCTACTGGAAATTTCTTAAATTCATCTTTTGTTTGAATTACATAATATTCTTCTTTATAATCTTCACCAAACATCATAATTTCCTCCATATTACTATTTATTTGTTGTAAGTTATACTTTATTATTACATTAGGAAGTGATTATTTTTAATAGAATTAGAGTTTCATCTTTTAGTTTTTCTTGTCAATTTCAATTCCATTAACATTGTAATCATAATCTTTTTCAGCAGATGCTATTTCTACGTTTCCAATACTTTTTATTGTTGAAATAGCATCGTTAAAATCTTCGAGTCTGTCACATTCCAATGCTTCAACAATGTCATCTAATATTTCTTCATTAGAAATTTCAACATCTATTGCGTGTGTAATTTCAACTTCTTCTGTCAATAAAATTCTTTTTTTCATTATCTCTCCACCTCTCTAACATTAAAATTTATTTTGTAACATTTCCTCAATCTCTGTAAATTCTATATCGTAGTCAAATGAACATGCCGAGATAATACTGATTCCGTTGTATGTATTGAGGATTAAATCATCATTATAAGCCTTGTTATAATATTCTAACTTTTGATCAAAATTATATGCCGGATTAATAATTATTTCTATTCCTTGATTTCCCTTTGTTTTAATTGCCACTGCCACAAAATCGTTAGTATATTTTTTTGCATTATTAAAAACTTGAATTAGTTGTTCCTTCTTTGTCATAATAAAATCTCCTTTATTTACTTTAACTTTTAGATTTCTTTGATTTATTTTCACTTTTTGGTTTTGACTCATACTTAATTACTTTGTCCAATTGTTTTTTATAATGTTCTATATTTTTTGTGAACTTTTTTACTTTAATGCTATCATTGTTTTCTTCCGCTTCATTTAGCTGTTTAATATTGTAATCAATTTTTGCATTGAGAATTGTTTTGTTTTCCAACTTGAATACCCCCTTGTGTACTTCATTTTCTATCCAAAGTATAAATTGAAGAATTATTTACCTATAAACACCTCGAATTTTTGCTAATATTTCCTCTCGCCTCTTACTAGTACTACCAACGTTTTTAGTTTCTTCTAGTAATTGAAAAAATCTTTTTTTCGCTCATTTAATGGAACCGCATAAAGACTCTTTGGATTATTATATTCCGATTTTTCATTATAATTGTTCTTCTTACTCATATTAATATCACCATAGATTATTTTTACTAAGGTTAATATTTTCAATGGCTGCTCTATCTTCTAAAAATGATGCATATAAGTTCATTGCCTTAAGTTGTGCATTTAATAAGTCATAACTAGAAGATGGAGTAAAATTAAGAGTATCAGCTTTGTACTTTTTTAACATTTCACTTAAACCAGTTATTCTTATTTTAAGTTGAAAATATTCTGCTCTAAATCTTTCCTTGTAATCTACACTATTCATCATTTCTACTGTTTCATTTAAATTCATTATATTATTCTCCTTTTATAATAGTTTAATATTATTAGCATTACTATAAAACATTCCTTTTATATACTATTCATCGTCTTCTTCTTCAAGATATTCTAGTGGATTATAGCCACTTTCGATAGCATTTAGTACAACTAATGAATCATCTGACTCTAGTGTAATTTCACCTTCTTCGAGCGTTCCGTATACCTCACTATATTTACCTAATATTTCTCCAAAATAAACATCTTTACCTATTGCATTTTCAACTTCTTCTCTCGTAGCTTTAAATAACCCATCTACTTCACCTTGTCTACCACAGTCCCAAAAGAAACTCCATAAGCATAAGTTATTATCGTTACATTCGTTTTCTATTTGATTAATTTTATCAACGATATTTAATGTCATTTCTTCCTGTGATTCAGATTCTTTTAACACACCTCTTACAAATTTTAATTCTTCTAAATTTAACATTTTCTCATTCCCTTCTTAAAATTTAATATTTTTAACATTAATATCTTGTTTTATGTTATATTTTTTACTATATACCATCCAAACGGATATACATTTTCTTTTATGTATCCAAATCTTTTAAGACCCTTTTCGTAAACATGAAATCTTTTACTGTTTTCTCCTCCAATAATAATTTTATTTTTCTTTAATTTATTCGGTACAATCAATGTTTCAAATTCTAGTATCTTATCTTTTGCCCATATCAATCCATCGAGTCCACATCTCCCAGTTGACTGCAATGTTAAATTATAAGTATCTTTTCCCGTTATGTATCCTCTAATCTGCTTCTTTGAGTTTCCTATAGCAAAACACACATTCCAAAGTATTCTATTGTCTTCATCCCACTTTTCGAATCCAATTCCGCACACTTGACCATTTTTCAAATCTTTGTATTCATACCACATTTCTTCATCCATATCGTATACCAAATAATATCACCCTCTCTCAGTCTATAATCACATTAAATATCACTTTGATATTATCATTATAATTTTTTAAATAATAACTCCGTACTGCTAAATCCAGCAGCCCCTTTGTGACCACCTCCACCGTAGCTTTCAGCAATCTTGCTACAGTCGATGTCTTTGTTACTTGAAAAGATGCTATATGTGAATTTACTGCCATCAAATACCCAAATCATAACCAACGGATATTCACTATATTTTTCACCAAAAACCCATGAGTTTGTTTTCTTGTTTACTACCAAACATTTATGTCCTGCTATTTCGCTCTCGTATGCGAAATGTTCACGATAATATGTATTGTCATTATCAATAAATCCTTTAATTAGTTCGCCTTTACCAATAATTTCTTTTGTAATATAATCATCTGAAATCATGTTAATGTTCATCCAAACTTTATCTAAAGCGTCAAACGGTTCTGTTTCCATTCCAATCTTAAAGTATGTAGTATCAGGCTCATATTGATACTGCCAACAGTCATAATCACTTACTAACTTTATGTAATAAGGAATATCATTAAATTCTTTATTATAACAATACATATAAGTTAACGCAGCACCACTAATACCATCTTTACGAATTCCAAGTATAGTTTCGGCAAATTTATCTTGTTTCTGTAAATTTATACTAGAAGTATGATGATCAATCCATATAACGTGACAATGCTTTTCGTATACTAATTTATCAAGTACCCATAGAGTATTTTCTTTAAAACTATAGTCAACGAACCAGACTTCTTCATAATCTTCTACTTTATCTAATGGTAACTCCATGACATAATCTACTTCAAAGAAATCTTCTTTATTATAGTTATTTCTATACTGTGCTACTATTGCTCCAGCACATCTTCCATCTAAATCATTATGATAAAAACATTTCATTTTAAATCCTCTCTTTCTTTACTTACCATCAAACCTCTATTTTATTGGATATTTAATACAGCAATATATTTTCCATTACAGTAATTTATAGTTTGTATATCATAACCTATAGCAACATATTCATTAATAAATTGTTCTAAATTATCTATAAAAGAACTTTTAATTATTTTTATTTTATTTTTTAATGTAACATCCTGCATTTCAATTATCCTCTTTATTATTATAATTTTTTACAAAATACTAATTTAGGTTTCATTTCATCTGGATTAGTATTCCATACTCTTTTCCCACCAGTAAACTTTCCTGTTTCTGTTCCAGATACTCTTCTACAAGTAAATCCTTTTGTCTGTCCTACTAGTGTCCAATTATCAGCTTTGTACATTGCTCCAGATCGTGGTAATTCAACTAAAGTTTCAAATCCAATTACCTTATCCTTATACCTTTCTTCCCAATCTTTTACTACTTGTTTTCTCCACTTTGACAATACCATTGTTCCTAAATTTTTGTTTCCGTGATTATCAATTAAATGAAAGAAATTGTTATTTATAATTCCATTTATGTAATATGTATCACCGAAAAATTCATTTCTATTTGGTAAGTGTAGAGTTGCGCTTCCTCCTACTATTACTCCAACAAATTCTTCGTTATAAAATATTTTATATATTATCTGTCTACCAACAAATCCTTTTGGATGAGAGTAGTGTATTGACATTAAATATTGAACATCTTTATCTGACTTTTTTGTTAACTTTAATTCAATCAATAATCTTCAGAGGTAGAATATTCTTTATCGGCTGCCGACCTTTACCTCCTTTCAAATTATTTTCCTAATTCAATCAAATATCTTATACCTTCATCATAATCTTCAAATATAATATCTGATGCTTCCAATACAAAAGCATGATTGTGTGTGTTATTATTCATTATAAGAATTGTATGTTTATTTAACCATGATGCAATCGCTAATTCCATACAACATCCAATACTTATTTTTTCAATTCCAGAAACATCACAAAATACAATATCACTCTGAGAAATCATCCATGTATCTCTTTGAAAAATCGCATGATTATTACTTATTGGATTTTTATATCCGCTAGGCATTGCTTTGTCAATTTCTCGTAAATAATCTTTTCCTGTCATTGGGGATAAAATATTATAATATTCTTTTAGTAAATCTTTTGCATTATCAAAATAATCAAAAATTTCTTTTCCACTTAATCCACTAATTGGGTGTGCTATGTATAATGTTTTTTTCACTTTATCACCTCCTTTAAATACAAAATAAAATAAAATGCCTCTTTTATGTTATAATTATTACTATATATTGTTTTTTATTATATTTTGACCACTATATCTTGTATGTAATTTATTCAATTTTAACTCCTATGTATTCTAATACTTCTCTCATACCTAAGCCACCATCTGATACAGGTTTCATACAATATTCCCATAATTTAGGATGAGTTCTTTTTAATCTTTGAAAGCGGTTATCTTCTTTTTCGCACTGACAACCAAATCCACAGAACACACATCCAGTCCTGTCACACTTTGTTGTATATAGTTTACCTTTGCCATCTTCAACTATGTCGCCATATACACTTGCATAATTAAGGTTATATTTCTTTATGTATTGTAAAACATCTTGTTCTGTCCAGAACGACATTGGTTGTGAAGTAGGTCTATCTTTATTAAAAGCATTACATCCAACTTGTAACCATCCCGTTTTTCTAAATGTGCTCTCACAAGCCATTGTTGCAATAATCGGTTTATTACCAGTTTCTTTTTCATACTTTTTAGCAGGATTCTTCTTCATAATCGTGCAACATTTATTAGAAATTTCAAACGGAGCGTCAAGCAGATATTTATATTTTATGTTTCCCTTTTTAAAACTACTTAAAGTTCCATCTGGATTAAGTCCATTCATTCGATCTATCGCATTTTTACTGCCACGTCTTGCCCGATAAACATTATCAGCTACTTCTTTACTTATTAATGGATATCCATATGTATTTATTACTTGTTTAAAATTCATTTCTGGTTTGAGCCATCTTACGTTTTTAACTGATTTTACAAACTCTCTTAGCTCAGGATATTCAAGTCCAGTATCTATATAAACTGCTTCAATATCAGGATACATTCGTCTAGCTAAATCTAATAGCACCGTACTATCTTTACCCCCTGAAAAACTGATGTAAACTTTACCTTCAAACTTCGTGTACCATTCAAGTATTCTTGTCTGTGTGATTTGAATTTTCCTATCTAAACTAAATGATTGCATTTCTTTTAAATCTTCTGCCGTATACTTTTGATTTGCCAATAATCCACCTTATCGTCTGCGCAGACATTTACCTAGGATTATTTCATTCCTTTCTTGTAGTTTTGTTTTATATGTTGTTTATTAAAACCAAGTATCTTTAATTTTTGTTTTTGATTTATTTACATAGTAGTATTTACATTTTACAGTTTCTTTATTTTTATCTAAATCAGCAATTTCATTTCCTTTGTCGTCAAAACCTTTAAGTGGATGAAATACTTTTTCGTCTTTATATACTGTAAATCCTTTAATATCTATATTCCCATTGTCCGATTCGATAATATCTATGTATTCTAATGGAAATAAGTTAACATACATTCCACTTTTAAAATAATCGTCATAATCAGAGGATGCTCCATCTTGTATTATCATTGGATTTCCTGTACTTGTTAATATGCAGTCACATAATATATCTCCAATCTTTAAATCAATCTCTGCACGTATTAACTTGCATTTAGAAAATGCGGTTTCATAAGGAATATTTGTTCTTATAACATTACAATATTTCATCTAATCACTTCCAATCTTTTAAAAAATCAACATAAAATGTTGTCTTTATCTACATAAATCACTTACCTTCTTGTATTCTTTTAGTTCTTCATATTCTTTAGAAGCAATTAAAATATACCTTTCGTCATATGCTGCAATAGTTATAGTTCCATTTTTATTTTTCCTATCAAAAACATATCCAGAAAGACCTTTTTTCTTAGAATCCAAATTCATAAGATGCTCTAATACTGCATTAATTGCATTATTTGTAACATCTATTCTGGTATTTGTATTCATAGTTCCTCTTTCTTCATTAACCGTAGCCCACCAAATAGTATTTGATAGCGGCGTTGTTACTAATTTCTTCATGTATCCCCCTTTTTAAAGTCTATTTAAAACGTTGTACTTATTTATATAAAACTAGCAAGAATACCACTAGGTCTTCAGCCTAGTGGATGAATTGCGTTATACCACTAAGCTATCCACCATCCATGTTTTTCTTGCTGATATTCGTTTGCAGTTACTTAATTTTGGTGTTTTCCATCCTTTAGGCATACTTGAGAAGTCTACCTTATTTCCTTCTATATCCATAAGTATTGCATATCCAGAACTCATTCTGCCTTTGATAAAATACTCTTTTCCCAAATATCTCACCTTATCAAATTTCCTAAACCCTTGTATTTTACCTGTCGGTATTGCTTGTTGACTTCTAACACCTTTTGTCTGTTGAAAATCACCATTTGGAATACACTTCTTTCTATAAAGTATATTTTGCCTAATAGTAAATTTGTTTCCACCACTAGCAATAATACAAGCATCTAGGTGATGTTTCTTATCTACTCTTAGCAACAATCTATTGGCTTTTGTGATGTACCCAAATGTTTCTATCGCATCTGAACATAGCTTTAACAACTGTAATCTTATACTGTTCATTTGTGTTGCATGTTTTAATTGCCCTTTTCTTTTGCCTAGCAGTTTTAATTTTATACTTTTACTATGAACACATTTATGACAAGTGTGACAAAGCGTTATAAGATTATCTTCTTCGTCAGAACCACCGTTACTACGATAAATAATATGATGGACTTCTAATTTAGAATCCTTCCTTCTGCCTTTACAGTGTTGGCAAATATAATTGTCACGATTTAATACCTTTGCTTTGGTATTCTCAAATCCATAATTACCACCTTGTTGATAGCCCCATTTTTTATATATAGGATTATGTAGACTTGAATTTTTAAGTAGATGTGGGTCAAACGTTGCTGTTTCCATAACTAATCTGCTTATTGGTAAAATACTCTTAATAAACTCTATTTCTTTCATATGGGAGTCTAGCTTACTTCTCATAGTAGGAGAAAATCTGTCTTTTTTAATGGAGTTTTTACGGTTCAACCATCTAGCTTTTCTGTATCTTGTTTTTCTATTACGTCTGTTTCTACGATATTTTACACGTTGTGACATCTTATCAGCAATGTCATTTCTTATTTCTACATCTGACATATATAAAACTTCATTTTTAGAATTAATAACAGATGTTCCTACATGACTACTTCCAGTATCTACACCTAATGTACAATCTTGAACATACTCTGTTGTATCGTATAATAATTTAATGGTAAACGGTGTTTTTCTTTTTACTTTTGCTTTTTTTGTTTTAATAATAATCTTGCTACCACATTTTCACATGGCATAAGTGGTTTATTATCTTTAGAAATTACATAAACTATAATTAGCTCCTCCTAATAAATACTCTGCTAAAAGCAGGTGGTATGTACTTTGTCTTACTATTACCATAAGATTTTTCCAACTTCAACTCGACAATGATAATATAGCTTACATGTATATATCACAGGGCTTTTCTTATTCCAACCCAACTTAAATATATACGATAGAGCAGTGGTCTGTTGCGTCAACCAAAGGTATCATAACTATACTATCGTAGCTATTGTTTCTAATAGCTTAGTCTGGTGAACTATTTAATGGAAGCCACGAAGTCTTTAGCTTCGTGGTAGTTCACATGGTTCACATATATCCTTCTTTCTGAATAATTATCCTCTTTATATATTATTATTACATTAGACACTAATACTGATATCTTATAGGTATTTCTTTCATACCAACCTCTTTAAGTACTAAATATCTTGTATATCCATCAACTAATATGTATTTTGTTTTATTTCTTTCATTAATAATAGGTGAAACGCTTACAGGAATATCAACATACCCATGATCTACATAGAAACGTCTAGCTCTTACCATTTTCCAATAAGCAGGTTTACTTTTTAATTTAAGAAACTCTCTAGGGATAATAATATCATTGATATGTATTACTGCATCTGTTCCATATGGTTCCTTATAAAATATGTAATGTAGTCTTTCTTTTAATTTTACTTTCATAAATAAGTTTCTCCTTCCATCTTATATAACAAAAAATATTGTGTTATAATTATTCATTAGGTTTATATATTTCCTTTGTTGCTAGAATAACTATAGCACAATAACTGTAGTGTGTCAAGTATATTATTATTACATTAGGCAATTATTTTAGTCCAGTTGATCCGAAGCCTCCATCTGAACGTTCTGTATCTGATAATTCATTAACTGTATTGAAGTTTATAGCAATAAATGGTATTAATACAAGCTGCGCTATTCGTTCATTTGGACGAATTTCTTGTGATAGATTACTATCATTATGTAAGGCGACAATAATTTCTCCACGATAATCACTGTCTATAATTCCAACACAATTGCTAGGTCGCAATCCGTACTTAGTAGCTAAGCCACTTCTTGCAAAAATACCTCCAAAATAACCTTCTGGTATTTCCATTGCAATTCCAGTTCCTATTTTAGCTGTATAGTGTGGTAATATTGTAATAGGCTTTGTTATATTAGCATATAAATCATAACCGGCTGCATAGTTACTTCCTCTGGTTGGTACGATTGCATTATCATTTAATTTCTTTATATTAATATTTGCTATTTTTGTCACTAGTTATTTTTCCTCCTTAACACGGTGTACTTTCGATTTATCTCTGTTTACAATGATCGTAGTCTTTTCCTTAATCTTGTTATACATTTTGTCTATTTCTTTATCCAACTTTTTATATGTATCAATACGTCCCCTGAGCTGTTCAATTTCATCTTCTAATTCTAATTTCTTGTCAGCAAGTCTAACTGTTTCTTCTTGCTTATTGGATAATTTCATATCATAATCACCTAAAGCTTTATCAATTAATTCGTATGTATTTTTGTGAATCTCAATTAGTTCATCAACGGTGGACATTAACTTTTTAGTTTTAAATGCAGTTAAATTATTAATTCTAGCATAAGCTTTAAAGATATCAGTTATCGTTGAATAATAGCACGGATAGTCTTTCCATTCTGTATATTCAATAACACAATCTTTGTATTTTCCATCATCTTCTTTCCCTGTGCGATATGATATTTTCTTTTCTACTAGTGAATAATCTGCATATTTGCCGGTGATTCCAAAATTACCGTCAGGGAAAATATAATTAGGTTCATTTACAACTTCACCTAGTCTTACAATTTCATTATCGGGTACAGTATCTTTTAATGTTTTTACTCCCTTTGCTTTTGCCATTTTAACTCAGTTTCTCCTTTTATTCAGTATATAACCTTAGATCTTCTCTAATTTCATTTAATTTATTAATCTTATACTCATGATTAACTAATAGCTCTCGCTCAATACCATCACCTGTCTCTTTATCATAAGCACCTACAATGTATGTATAATCATCTTTCCAATACGAATAATATGATTTGTTTGGATTGTATCTATTCTCTTTTATCCAACTAGAATATAACGTCATTTATATCATTCCTTTACATCTTAAAAACCAGTTAAGTGTCAGTTTCATTTTCATTTAGAATTTATACTTTTTAGCTTGTTAATTACATAGTCATAACTAAAATGAGGTATTGTACAATTTGAGCAATCCTTTATCCCGTTGGAGAGAACACTATAGTTCCCTCCGCAATCGGAATATTGATAAAGAGGACAGTAACATAACATACAGTTAAAGTCTTTTTCTTTGCCTTTTGGTACTTTATGACATGGGAAATATCCACATTTTATGTTTTGAAAAAATTTATAATTATCACTCATTATTCGCAACGACTCCAAGAACAAGATTTACAAAAGCTGCATCCACCTTCAAATACTAATTCTTCACCGCATTGAGGGCATGGATTGTTAATTTTTTTGTTGTTTAACTGATTAATTTCTTTGTTACTTATTTGTTTGATATTTTTTCCGTCCTCAAAGTCAGCGTCAATATCTTTTTGTATTTCTTTATACATATTAATTAGTGCTTTGCCAATAGCTACAGGACAACAACTTCCCTTAGATGTATCTTTTTTAGTTGCAGTTCTAACAGCGTAAGACGGGCAATTACCACAACTATTTAACTGATCTGCTATTGTATAAACGTCAACTCCCGCTCTAGCTGACAATGATATCATTCGAGATAGTCCAATCATAAAATTGTTACATCCACCAGAAGATCCTTTACTAAAATATGTTTCCAATAATGCGCCAGTATCTGGATCAAAAAATGCTGTACAGTGTAGTGTTCCACATCCAGTAGTAAGCGTACGTTTTTTACCAATTACGTTATCATCTGCTTCAATAATGTATCCTCTAGGAAGTTCTGTTTTCTTATCTTCACTTTTATTATCTTCTTTTTTGTCAGTTGATGTAGTTAATATTCCTAATCTCTTGCAACCATCCCTAAATATAGTAACACCTTTTAATCCATTTTCCCAAGCTTGTAAATATAAATCTTCTGTATCTTCTATGGTAAAAGAATTTGGAACGTTAACTGTAGATGATATTGACGCATCAATATGTTCCTGCCAAATTGCTTGCATCCTAATTCTTTCTTTATAATTTAAATTTTGTGCTGTAATAAAATAATCTGGTAATTGTTCATCATCTGATATATTATTTTCTGCCATAAATCGTTCGACAACTGGGGTATAAACTTTATATACTTCGTCATGACCATGGAGTGACTGAGTTCTTCTTTCATAATAATTTGCAAATATGGGTTCAATGCCACCGCTAACGCCTAACATACTAGATAAACTACCTGTAGGAGCAATAGTCAGCAGCTGAGAATTATTTAGTCCATATTGATTTACAAATGACTTAGTTTCATCTGACGTATTATACTCATAGAATTCAGACTTAAGTGTATTTTCTTTATTGTATTTAGGGAATATTCCTTTCTCTTTTGCTAATTTACTTGACGTTAGAATTGCTTCATTAATCATTTCAGATCCAATCATGTCACAGAGATTAATAGATTCATAACTACCATATCTAATCCCCATTTTAATTAGCATATCAGCTAATCCAAATATACCTAATCCAATTTGCCTCCAATTCCTAACTGATTCCCTCTGTTCTTGTAGCGGATGCAATCCTAATCCTTCATCCAAAACTTCGTTTAAAGCTCTAACAGCAATTGAAACGGTTTTGGAAAAATCCGCATAATCAAATGATTTATCTTCCTTAACAAATTCAGAAAGATTGATACTACCAAGTAAACACGAACCTCCGGCTGGCAGTGGTTCTTCCAATAGTGTTATCGTAAAGGTTTTTTATCCTTTACTTCTGGAGGTTTCCCTCATACTCAATACCAGCAATGTTGAGATACGTCTGTTAATTCAGACCAGTTCAGCATATATTTTCTTTGATAATCTAATCTTTTAAAGAAATTTATATTGATTATATTGTCAAAGTTCCGTACTCTTGGATGGATTATTGCTCTCTTGTTGCTCACCATCTATGCGTTACAAACCCCTATGATGTAGTGGGTTCTCGGTATTACCGTATTTTTCAACTTAGGCTTCACCGATTTTACGAAATTTTTTACATGAGCCTAGTATGTCAAGCACATGGATTAACACCAGCATATTCAAAGTCAGAATATTCACTTAGTAAATTCCATCCTTTAATTCTGTCCCAAAATAACATTCCTGGTTCTGCATAATCCCAATTCATTTGACTTAATTTATTAAAAATTTTATATGCGTCTATTTCCTTTGTTATTGTTTCTTTATTTTCTAAATTTGTAAAACTAAGGGTAAACATTTCTTTGTTTTTAACGGCTTCCATAAAATCGTTTGTGATTTTTATAGATATATTTGCTTTTGTAACTCTATTTAAATCTGACTTTACTTCAATAAATTCCTCTAAGTCTGGATGAGTGCAATCTATTGAAATCATTAAAGCCCCCCTACGTCCGTTTTGGCTTATCGTACCTGTAATATCAGAATATAAATCCATAAAAGAAACTGCACCACTTGAATGTTCTGCGGCATTATTTACTTTTGCATTGTTAGGTCTAAGTTTACTAATATCAATACCGCAACCACCGCCATATGAAAATGTCCTTGCTAACTTGCTGGCACAGTCAAAGATTGATTCAATATTGTCATCAGGAGGAGCAATTACATAACAATTACTTAGTGTAACTTTTTTACCTAATTTATCCAATCCTCTATTAGATAAAATCCTTCCACCAAATAAAAACTTTTTATTTATAATTAACTCTCGCAATTCTTTATTATTATTTGATACTCTATCTAACCATTCATCAAATGTTTCGTTGTTATAACGATACTTTTTCTCCCAAATATCAATTCCAAGCTGATTATTTTTGCCAAGCCATTCTTCTACTTCCATACTTTTATCCTTTCTTCTTATGTTATTTAATATCTATATCATCCTACGATGTAGGATTATATTTTATTTATACATTAGGTCTATCCTTATAAGGCTTACTATCATTGCAATCCTATATATTGCATTTATTCCGCAATTGCATTCCCATTTTCATCTAATCTCGTGTAGCCGCCACCAAATGTACCGCCATTACTTTCGATAAACTCGATAAATTTAGTCCAAAATTCGTCAAATGACTTTTCAGGTGGTAATTCAATAACTCCGTTCACTTGATGCTCATTCCTCATTTAATTACCTACTTTTTAATTGTCAATTTACTCAAAATTTGCTTCTATAAATTTCTTTATATCTTCATAATCATATCCGCCATAATCATCAATGTCTGTTTCTAATGTGAACTACCGCCAAGCTAAAGACTTGTCGGCTTCTTAGTCAATATCGCCATTGCGACAAGTTTACCTAAGCTATCCTCGTAGTTCCTACGATTCTATTTCTCAAACCTTCATTTAGTATGTTTATTGCTGCATTTATATCTCTTTCATGATGAGTGCCACATTTCTTACAAGTCCATACTGCGCCTTTTTGTTTACCGGCAACACTATAATCCTGACATGGACTCCCTCCAACAATCATATTAAATGGCTCTAATTTTGTTTCATCTACCTTTGTGATATCGCCTAAATTTATGCTTTTATTAAAAAGCTGCAACCCTATGAAACAATGGTATTACAGAGGAGGAAAATACTTGAAATGCTATAAACTAGTTAATTTTTGTGAATTTGACAAATACGCTATCGATAGTTACTGTGCTATACATAATGTGAATAAAAGCATAAATTTTACCATATCATCTCCATTTATATTCATCTATTTCCTTAATACAATCTCTATAGTATTGAGTAGAATACGCATTTCCATCTTCTGTGTGCTTTAAATCATTACAATATAGACATCTATATTTACTTACTTCATGTTCAGCTTCTTCTTCTGATAACTCAATTACCATCTCTTTTGTATACAGTTTTCCACAATCGCAACAATACCTTATATCTTCGTATTCTAATCCAAGTTGTTCTTTCAAAACTTTTGCAAGTTCATCTAATATTAAATGATTTTCAATTAACATTTCTGCTAGTTCACCATCAAATAAATCAGAATCATACCATTCTAATGTTTTACGATAATTAAATAATTCCTTGTTATTTGTAATAATACACGCCTTACCAAATGCTGCATACCAACCACCAGTTCCAGTATTAGTTGGAATACCTTCTTCTGCAAATGTATCAATACTCAAGTATTCATTAATTCTTATAAGTTGGTTTCTAAGTTCCTTTAAAAAATCATATGTAATTAATTGTCTAATGTTTTCTGGTATTTGATATTCGAAATGAACGCAATTACCATCATCTACTATTGGCATATCAATTTCCCTTCCATATATTTTTGTTAAATAACTAATTTACTTCTTTTATTATCTGATTTCTATTTTTCTTGTATTAATGTTTTTTCATCCACATACCAAATTGCTAACTTATTTAAGTCTAGCAATCCTAAGAATCGCATATCCTTATTAAATACTCTCCATCCATGCTTTTTACACTTTTTGTCAGTTTCTAATACAGCACTATACTCATGTTCATATTCTATTAAGTCTCCATTTTCTTCTTTCATTCTTCATTCTCCTATGCTAATATAAAAACATTATTTAATTTACATTATTCTATTGATCTGCTATTCTTTCTCTTTCTTAATATTCTTTTTACTTTCTTAACTAAATCTCCAACTGCAAGTCCCCATACATAACAAATCGTCAACATGCCTATTCCTGCACTTATCTTTTGGCTAATAGACACTGTATTGTTTAGGAATATTGGACAGTTACATATAAGTATTATACCTATGCCTGAAATAACTAAAATCAAACCCAATATTTCTATAATCCACCAATCTAATCCGATTTTTCTCAAATTATGCACCTTTCTTTTTTAATGAAAATCTTAATTCATCTTTTCTTTACAAGCTTGAATATTTATTCTTATATGCTACTTCACACTTCTTTTATCTTTTTCTTCATAAACATAAAGTTCTTCCTTTGGATGTGGTTTCTGCAAATAACTCTCATTAATTCTAACTTCCTGACCATAATAACCACTCCAATTACCTTTACCGGAAACGTATAGATTTCCATCTTTCTCAATACGTCTTATTTGATAAGCAGGTTTGTCACAACCTTGCCAATGTGAAATAATAAAGCAATTATCTTTAGTTATATCTTCTTGTTCCTTTGTGAGTTCCCATTTAAAGCCACATAAGTAATTAATTGTGCTTAACGAATGGCGATTGTCCAATAAAGCGTTTGCATAATTATATCTTGCATGTTTGTATTCACACTCCAAAGCATCAACATTATTATCATATGTATGTTCACAGATATCACATTTGTAAGCTGTTATCTCTTTCATTTAATCACTCCTTTCACAATTGTATCAAGCTATAATTTTATTGTCCATTAACAGCGTTATATTGATATTCCAGTTCTTCTTCATCTAAATATTTATGTCTTACCATGTATCGTTGTATATCATTTTCATCATAGTTAATAATTTTATTTCTCATTCGTACATACACATCATAATTATTTCCTTTGTTATTAATTAAACATTTAACTACAACACCAATTAAATAATCTTCGATTACTACTATATCTCCAAAACAAAACTTCATAACTTTCTCCTTTCTACATAATCAATTCTCTATTCATGTTACATTTTAATAGTGTATTCTACTACGTTCGCTGGATAAAACTTACCATTAATCATTTCTGTCTGGAAATAAATAACATCATGTAACCCTCTTCTATTAAATAAATAATTAATTCTTTCGTGATTTAATATTGGATATTCTCCACTTCTACCCGTTTCGTAAATTGAACACCTTAATATTGTTCCGTCTTTTAGTTTTACAATAATCATAATTCTCACTTCCTTTCTATTATCGAATGAAACGTAGTTTTGGTGTGGTTTTTATATCTACATATAGCGCATTTAAACACGACAACACTATATGTAGTACATATTAAAACAATTTACAGCCTTGTTCCTTAAATTCTGCCACTTTATTATTCCAGTCTTCTTTAGTCCATTCAAATTCTTTCATTAGGCACTTTTTACACTGGAACTTTTCAATCTGTCTACCATAAAGTTTCATATTCATAGCCAACGTATTCTTATCCTTGATTTTCATAGGATTTTTACGTTTATTTAAACAGCCATTATTACAATATCTATTGAAGTATTTTTTAGCAACTCCTAAATCCAAATCATTATGTAGTGCATACTCCTGAATAACTTTTTCAACGGGTTCACTTCTAAATACTCCACCATTCCAAGCTTGTTGGACATATTCTTCTATTGTGCAATTCATGATTAGCCACTTATTATTATTAATAAAATCTTCTTCAAGAATGTTTCTCCATCTGTTAAATAATTTCGGATACCAATATTGATCTAATACCCAAGTTGTTTTAGTATAATTTGGGCAAACTATGCCACACCCTACTCTGTCATAACCCTTTTTATACTTTAGATTTATGTCAATTCCCTCTCGTAAAATATATAGCCATATATCTAAATCTGTCCATTTACGAATAGGAAGTATTCCTACCCAATCTCGTTTATTCCCCCACTTATTATTAATCCAAACATCTTCGTACCCTGACCTATTATTACTTTCATCGTTTCTCATTCCAAATAAGAATAGCAATTTATCACCTACATCAAATTCATTCATTGTTGCTCCTTCTTTGAAATACGTGCAGCAAACTCTGTTTAATCTTGATGGTATAATATTCTCTCGTTTCTGCCATTGATAAAATCCACCATATTTCTTTTCTGGGTATGTAAATTTATACCCTTTAGCTTTTGCAAACCTATTTGAATCAGCAACATCCATAGTGGTACAGTTGAAATATGTATCAAATTTTAATCCTGCTTTATGTGCTAAATGAGTTTTAACTTCACTATCTTTACCTGTAGAATTAGTATCAATAATTGTTCTATCTGTATTTAGTCCGTATTCCTGTAATAGTTTAATACTGTTGTTTTCTAGTTCATTTAACCTATCGTTAAGTAACAACTGTGTATCATACCATGTTGCGATTTCAAACTTTTCTTTTTTATAAGTTGTATAAGACATACTTAAATCATTTTCTGTTTTTAATCTATACACTTTATGTATTTTCCCTTGTTTATCGAATGCTTTTACAATCTGTCTATCCAACCAATAATAACCTTCTTCTAATTGTAAGCCACATTTGTCGTAAATAAATTTACAGTGTTCATTCCATATTGGTAGCATTATATCTCCTTTCTAATTCTAAAATATCACATGAAATATTTGATTTATTGAAATGATGTTTCAGTCCAATCATCAGCATTAAGTATAAATTTTTGATTATGATAATCGTATTCCACCTGTTCTAAAGCATCTTCATAACTTATCGCTTTAACTTCAATTACTCTTTCTAATACTTCTTTTACAGTGATTTTATATGTATTCATTAAATTACCTTTAGCTGAGTAAACTCAGGTTTATATCCTTTCTGCCATACCATATGACAATATTCAATACTATCTGTAGAACCTTTCTTTGGATTACCTTCTTTATCAAGTATTAATTTACCTGTTTCTTTATCTTTTTTATCTGTAAAACCTATTCTGATATGATGCACAAAACAATATTTTGGTAGTTGTTTTTGGAAGAATGAAAATCTATCTTTACTACCAAAGAAGTTTAACCGTAACAACATAATTACATAACCATTATCTGCTACATCAACTAATGCTTTATTGATAATTTCTACCGCTTGATTAAATGGTGGATTAGTGATAATAATATTTGGCTGATAATCTAATTTTATTTGAAGATAATCTCCTTTTGTAAATGCAAAACTATCTTCTCTAATATCAATTGTGTCAATGTGCTTGTTATATATATTATGTATTGCTACAGGATAACTCATTGGATGATATGCTTCATATTCTGGAATTTCTTCATTACCTCCTGCACAAGGATCAAGTATTTTACTATTTAACCAATCTAGTTGTTCAACTTTTTCAAATTCGTTTAGAAATAACTCTATATCTTCAATTGGTGTAACATAATAATCTGCTATATGTGTATCTCTTGCATCACTTCTATTTGTACTACTCAATTAATCATTCCTTTCTTCATTTCATAGTTTAATATATGTATTTATCCAATCAAATCATCCTTTTATTGCCTATCTATTTATGTAATCATTTAATAGATTTCTCTCTATTTCTCTAATAACAGGAACTACAACACTATCTCCTGCCATTACATACAATGAGCTAACACTAAATCCATTTTGCTGTAATAAATCACAATCCTCTTCTTTAAATCCCATTAGCTTGAAACAACCTCTAGGTTTTATCCCACCAATATGTTCTTTATATGCTAAGATTGTAAAATTTCCACCACCCTTACCCATATAAGCTGTTATTGTAGGATGCTCTCTATTAGACTGAAATCTTAGTCCGCTTTGTCTTAGAGTAATAACTGTATTATCAAAACGTACTTCTCCTTCAAGTTTTATATTATCATCATTATTTAACCCTTTTGCATAACCAACCATTCTACTCTGTCTGCTAGTTAATTCTCTAGTATCATATGGATCAATTTTATCCCACCAATTTGAAGTGTCGTTTCCACATGGAAAATTATATGTATTATCATCAATATCTTTTCTAATTGAAACTATGTAAACTCTATTTCTACTCTGCGGCCAGAAGTCTTTAGCATTAATTACTTGCCAATAATTATCATATCCAGCATCATCTAAACACCTTAGCATTTCATTAAATTCATCAGTAAATCTGTTTGGTAAGTTATCTACATTTTCCATGATTGCATATTTAGGATTAGCTGCTTTAATAACATCTAGTGCATTCCAAAATAATGTACTTCTAATATCATTTAAGCCTAGTTCTTTACCTGCCTTTGACCAACCCTGACAAGGTGGAGAATATACAACTAAATCACATTGTTTTATTTCTTGTTTATTAATTGAGGTTATATCTTTCCACCTTTTTTCTATTGATTCGTTATGTAATAGAGAATATGCTTTTGCTTTACCATCATCAATTTCACAGTAATTAAGTAATTCGTAGTCAATACCTAATTCTTGTAGCCCTCGTTCTTGTGCTCCTATTCCTGAAAATAGGCTTATCACTTTTAATTTATCCATTTATTATCCTTTATAGTTTCATATTTTTATTAATCACATCAAACTGCAAATTGATTCGATTTTTCAATCGATTTATTAGATTAAGTTAACCCTAATTGGATGACAACCTACACCCTCTATCCCATCTTCAAATGAATTTGGGAATGCTTTGACCATAATTTGATATGATCCATTTACATCTGCATTAATTTCAGTTCCGCTATTACTTATGAAGAGACCACGATATTTCCTCCTTTCCTTGTCATAATTTTCTTTTACAGGTGTTTCTCTATCTAAAAAGCTTGTTCCACTTGTATAAGACTCATTTGTTGTCTTAAAAATAATTCCTACGTTTTCACATTTATATGTAAGTTTGTCAACCAAGGTTTTATATGGTATTTGTATAAACTTCTGATTGCTAACCTTACCCATGTTTGATTCTTGTTTCCAACCCTGATTATATCCACAAACTAGTGTATCAATATTATTATCTAAACAATAATCAACTATCATCTTGGTAGCCTTATGTATATAATCACAAACCTTATTATTTCTCTTAGTTGTTAACCTTTGAAGTTTATTACTCCAGTCTTTATCATTTTTAGTCTTTAACATTGATTTTTGTTTAGCTAGTTCTTTATTGTAATATTGATTAATTGATTTTAAAGGTCTTCCGTTAATAATAAGTGGTTGTAATCCACAATTGTTTGTAATTGTTAATAAATTATCTACACCTAAATCTATTGATGCTATTCTTTCTGTGTCGCTACATATGTCTGGAACTTCTATTTCATAAATAATTTCCATTATGTAATCATCGCCTTTTGGCACAAACCTACATTGTATTAACTTAGAGTCACTTGAAATTTTTGTATAATATGTATTGTTTAATATTTTTAATGGTGTCCATGAAAAATAAATACAAGCATCAACTATTCTAAATTTTATATTGTCAATATCCAATTCATATCTTCCATCTTTAGGTAAGTATGTAGGTATTCTTGGCATCCCCTTATATTTGTTGGGATTTTTATTCCAATCTTTAATAGATTTAAAATATGATACCCAATTTTGATTTAATTTTCTTAATGTTGCTTGACCTACATTACTCCCCATATCTTTATATGGCTCACTGCCTTTCACTAGTTTAAATAATTCATTGTATTGTATCCAGTTTGCATTTTCTCGTAATCCTTGTTGTTTTTCTTTTGATGTAATTATAAATTCTTGTCTAATTATATAATTGCCATAGTTATATACATTCTTTGATTTAAAACATAAACTATCTATCAATTTCCAATTTTTATTATTTTTCCTTATTCTGTGCTGTTCTACTCTATTTACTTTCATTAACATTCCTTAAATTTATATAATTTAACACTATTCCAAAACCTCAAATATGTATTATGGTATTTGCAGATATAATCTACTAGGCGAAACCCACGCCTTCTATCTTGTTTTATCAAGAATACTTGCGAGTGTAATTTAAATTACACTCTATAGTTTTATATTGTTAATATCGCATGAAATCGTTCTTTTATCTTGATTATTTATAGTTTTATATTGTATGTAAATAATTTCTCAACACTACTTACTCTCTTAGTGTTATCAATTGTCCTTAGAACCTCTTGTTGCCACATACAAGTCATATCATCGGGTGCTTGGCATTCACTTACAATCACAATATTGTCTTTGCTCACATCTCTAACCCATTGCCAAAACTCTTCATAGTCAAATGACTTATTAATTCCATACTGCTTTGTGTCTTTGTATGGAGGATCACAGTATATCAATGCATCCTGTAACGATAAATCTTTATAATCTTCACAAGAAAATGTGATATCTTTCAAACTATCTATCTGGCTTTCTAAATTTCTTTTTGCTTCATCATAATAATTCCTCACCGTACCAGCTTTTGTATTTACTAATCCTGCGTATCCACCATCAAAAAATCTACCATTGTAACTAGCGAGAAAGCCTATTGCCCCAACATACCATTTATCATATGTGTCTAGTTTCTTGTTGAAACAATCTCTGACTTCTGAATAGTGTTCCTTTGTAATAAATTCAGGTAATGTATGTATTTTGTTTAGGTTTTTATACATCTCAATAAGATATTCATGCTTATCTGTTGCTAGTTTGTTTTCACATTCTATCTTATCTATTACATTACATCCACCACAGAACGGTTCTACATATAGTTTAATATTATTCATATCTATGCAATCCTGAATTATCGGAACTATGTGTTTGGCTATCCGACTTTTACTTCCCATATATTTAATAATGTTCACTCTCCTTATATTTCAATACATTTCCGCACATCACGTTCTTCTTCTTGATTTAACGCAGTGTTATCTTTAATACATATCATTTCAAATTTACTACATTTATTTGCATCAATAACGAAACCAAATATGTTCATACAGTTAGATAGTTCTTTACAATTTCTACAATCTTTTATTAATTCCATAAATACTCCATCCTTATATAGTTTTATATTCCTAATATTCACATCAAACCGTTGTTTCTATACTCTTCTATTCCAAGATTCAATCGCCTCTTCTTTTGTTAAGAAATATCCACTCGCTCCAAAACAATCATGACATTCTATAAAATGACCATATATTTTTATTTTAACTCTTTCATCGTCATAATCAGCACCTATGTTTTCACTCCCACAAAATGGACATGGTTTTAATTCATCATTCATAATTAATCCTTTCTTATCGTATAAAAGCGTTATTCTCTGTGCTTTTACACCTCAAACTTTGGTTCTTTACTATACTTGTTAATCAAATCATTTGCTAACTTCTTAATTATTTCACTTGTTTCAGGTGATTCTGTTAAATTTTTCAACAATGCTAAAGTGTATTCTTTATCAATGTAATTTACTAGTGTTTCAATAACAGCTATATATCCTAGAAAATACATATCATACATACCTTGCTGCTTCATTATGTTTTCAACAATCTCATCTTTTGCAATTTGAATTTCTGATTTCTTTCGTATGTAATAATCTCTAAATTCCATTTTGATTTTCCTTTCTAATTATCCAATCAAAGTAAAGTTCTATCTTATTTTTTTATATTCAATTCAATGTCAACAGCCTGACCGCATTGCCAACAATACCTATCGTCTGTTTCAATTTTAGAAAAGCAACTTGGACATATGTTAAAATCCTTTTCATCAAATTCAAATGGTTTTGCTACCAAACGTTGTAATGCTCTATATGTAACAAGTGCCACTTTGCACTCCCTTTTGTTGTTTCTATCTGCATTTTTTAATCTTTTTTCTGCATCCAATAATGCTTCTTCTATTAAGTACATGAGATTCTCCTTTCTAACATTCTAATGAAATGATATTTCTATGCTATTTCTTTACTATGTAATAATTTTCCACTTCCGCCAGTAACAGCTCCATATTTTTCATTCATGTAGTCACCAATGTAATTTTCGATATCAATTAAAATCTCATTAGCATCATCAATAAATATTTCTTCTGGTAAAAATATTCTACTTACTACATATAATCCGATTGCTTTATCATCCATAATTATTACTCCTCATCATCACTTTCTTCCGTAATATCAATTATTTTTACACCATTAGCAAAATCTACCACATTGGTAAACAATTCTTCTAAATTACCCTCTAAATCATCTTGATAATCTGGATTTATTTCAGTAAGTTCAATTATGTATTTCTTATTCATCGTTTAATATCTCCTCTCTTTACTTAGTAAATATGCATTCGTATTCTCTCTTCCAGTCACCACCATCATTAATCTTCTGCATTACTCTTAATCCCATATCTTCTTTAATATCTTTAATCCACAATCTAATATTGTAATGTATCTCAGAGTATCTATCATCTTCTTTGTAATTATGTAATACTGCTTCATGATATAAAGCTTCATATTTACAAGCTAATTTCTCTAGTCGTTTTACGAATGTATAATCATTTCTTATGAACTTTCTCATAATATCACCTCTTTTCAAATAAGGTACATATTTTATTTGTATTACTTGAATTATTGCATTTTTCTTCTTTAATACAATAGTGGCACAAATTTTCATTTTTCTTAAAACAAGCAACCATTCCTATAGTATTTCTTTTTGGACAATTGTCGTAATTCCAACATTCTTTACTACATATCTTATTTATTTGTTCTTCATTAGCTTTATATTTAATTTTAATATCACTTGAATCACCTTCACTAAATATTTCACCAGTTTTCATATCTACTATTTCAAAATGGATTACTTCTTTTTTATTAAATTCGAATATATCACTCACCCCCTAAAACCACTTAAAATTGATAACTTATTGCGTTTTTAATACGTATTCTATTAATTCATCTGAATTATAAAATGTAAATCTACCTATTGTATGTGGAAAAATAATTACAGAGTTGTCTTCTTTTCTATCTGTAATAAAGTTCATCATATACCAATCATTTATTAATCCAGTGTAACCATAATTTACAATTGCTCTATCTGCTTTATGTACTTCTATTATTTCTCCCATTCCATCAGTCAACCTATAACAAAATCCGTTATCTTCCCAACCACGGCAAAGATTGTCAATATCAATATTTCTTCTTACATATAAATTCATAGCTTTCTCCTTTCAAAAACAACGTCAAATTTGCATTTGATATTATTTTTTATAGTGTAAAAACTTTTGTCCACATCTACCACAGAAATTGTAATTGTGTTCTTTATAGCACCATTGACCACAGGTAGGGCAACTCCACCCTTCATAGCCATTCCAACTGTCTTTATAAATTTCTACTGGTTTTGTATTATTTTTAAGTTCTATGTATTCTTTTAAATAACCAATTACTCTTGGAATTGTATCTTCTTTATGTACTTTTCTTAGCCCAATTTCTCCACTTTGTAATGCTTTTAAAACAGTTATATCTATATGCATTTCATTAGTCATTTACTCACATCCTTTCTTACCATCAAACGCACATTTCATTTTATTATTTATATAAACTCCCATTCTGTGTCATAATGTTACTAGGAGGTGTTACAATGCCATTTTATACACCAGCTAATGAAACATACCAGCCTATAGATTTAAATCGCTATAAACCGATTGTAGTGATAGCTTATTATGACATTGATGGAAATATTAAGCCACTACGTTTTAAATATGAATCCGATTTCACATTTAATATTAATGAAATAAAATATTCCAAAGATGTTAAAGGTGGAATATTGTTTTGCTGCTTAATTACTAATTGTAATAAACAACAAGAAGTTAATCTTGTGTATTTTATTCGTGAGCATTTATGGTGCTTAGAAATTTGATGTGTTACATATCATCCATATCATAATTGTCTCTTATGTAGTCGATCAGTTCATTTATCCTTAATATAACATTTTCATCATTCCTTATTACAGGATGTGCATTCGCCATGCAAGAACCAATCTTACCATTCTCAGTAAATTTCTTATAATCGAATGTCACATATAACAAAGGTATTTGTGTTTTATTCTTAGTAAGTAAATTTGTTATTAATCCCATAATTCATCTCCATCCCCATACATACAAATTTCATTCATATATTCACATTTACTACAATAGTTGTCCCAATAATTATCATATTCTTCTTGTGTTATTTCACCATTTTGAAGTTTATAATATAACTCTACATTTTTAAATTCACACATTTCTGACATATCTTGTTTTTGCATAATGGATGCCCTTTCTTAAAGTAGAATATAGTTTTGGTCGTATTATTTAATTAATTTCACTCCAATCGTGAACTTGACCGCACATATGTTTCTTTGAATTTTTTCTTATAGGTTCACCACAGTAGCTACAAAAATAAGTATACTTATGAATCAACTCTTTCTTTTTACTATTATAATCAGATTCGTCACTAATTAATGGTTTTGTTGGCGTTGCTTTACTTAGTTTTATTTCTTCTTTTTCTAATTTGCTCGTTAATGCTTTTATCTTCTGTTTCAGTTTTTCTACGTCCATCTTATCTCTCCAATCTAATAGAATTACTCTTTTATTTCCTTTTAAATAAGAACCACAAATCTTTATCAATAATATCTCTACCATAAAGGTAAATCCTCACTTCATTATCTTTCTTAGCAAAATAAATCCTTTCATTTTTACTTACAGGCAACTTTCTAAATTCTTTCAACATATTTCTTGATATAATATTCACTCGTTTTTGTGACATACCCCAATTGCCATCAAAATAAGGTTCTTGCCAATTACAAAATTGTATTCTTTTCGGTTCGTATTCTTCATACATTTTATTTACTTTTTCATAAGCTTCTTTTAATTCTGCCCTTGTATGAGGTTGTTTTGAATATTTAAAATCTTCATTTTTATCTATTTCCTCATAATCCATATACATACTAAATAATTCTTCATCAAAATTTGGTTCGCTATCATAAAAATTTTCACAAGCTTCCACCACGTAATATTTATTAAAAAGATTATCTAAAAGCTTATTAGAAAGTGCTTTATGCATAAATGAATATCCATTTTCAATATCTGTTCTTAATTCTTTTTCGATTAATTCTTTATCAATACAAATCATTATTTTTTCCTTTCGTTTAGAATATTTTATTATTCCAAATCAATATTGAATTCATTTGTTACTGAACATTCAGGAACATAAAATGTTACAATTTGTTTCCCACATGATGGAGGAAAGGCAAACCAATAATATTTCTGATTGATAAAATCTAATGACTGATATTCAATTTTCGGACTATCTTTGTATTCTTTTATGTATATGCTATAATTTTTATCTTCTTCTAACTCTTTCACTTGTTTTCCATGACTTGTATTAATAACATATTTATATACTGTCTTTTCACCAATTTTTCCACACCCTAAAAAGAAAGAACCATTAGTCGCTGAATTATCATTTAATGCAACAATAGGAGTAGTTCTTGTAATAACGTATTGCGTTGGTAAAAACCTTCCTATAATTGATCCAATTGTAACATCTACTATTACCCCAACAGCAATTCCCATTAATGTCCCAAGTAAAATACCAACTATTTCTCCAATCTTACTTTCAAGCATACTACTTATTAATATTGCACCTACTATTATTCCTGCAATTATGTAAACCAATTTTCACTCTCCTTTATAATTTTGAAATCCAGATTCTATATTAAAAATCAAATGACTTATTGATATTCTCATCACTAATTTTATCAAGGTCATAATCCCTGTCTTGCTCTAAATGCCTAATCTGATATTTTAATTTTCCATTTTCTTTTCTTATATCGGAGACACATTCCAATTTTATTGAGAATATACATTTTTTCATATCTGAAATAGCCTTTAATCTATTTTCAAAATCAGTATCATCCGTAGATTCAGATAATCTTTTTGCTGTAACTTTAATATCATCTTTTAACTTTTGATACTTTTCTATTTTTTCTGCATTCTTTTCTTCATTTGTAACTTCTCTAATCTTGCCCTGCAACTCATTTATTTCTTTTGCATATTTTTCTATAATCTCTTTTCTTACTGTTTCAATTTGGTCTAGTGGAGCAATCCAATCTGGTTGGATATTTTTATATGCTGCGTTAAAACTTGTTAAAACAACATAATTTCCATCTTCTCTATGTTTCAGAATTAATCCCACATTGGACTTTAAACCGTCACCCATTGAAAATACAATTACATCGCCAACATTAATATTATTCATTTACGTTCTTTCCTCCCAATTTAAAATAAAACTTCACTTTTATTCAGTCTCCTAAATCATTAAATTTCTTCTAATTAAACCAGTACTTTTCATATTACATATCCTCCATGTTATATTTATCTCTTATATAATCAATAGTATCGTTGATCATTTTCTTTAGTTCTTCATCACCGCTCAATAATGGGTGGACTACCGCTTCACAAGACTTTTCTTTACCAAATTTTTTATATTTTCTATAATCGAATGTAACAAAATACAAAGGAATTGCTTTTTTATTCTTTGTAAATAATCTTTTTATTAATCTCATCATAATCTCCTTTCTATCATAAATTTTAATTTAGTTAACATATGGTATCTCTCTTACTGTATACATCCCAATTCCACTATGCTGATATCCATTTATTTTTTCTTTTATCCATTTCTTAGCTTCCCAATATGTTCCGCATATAACTTCTGGCACAAAACTATTTAAGTTTCCCATGTAGCTCATACCAACTACATACATATATTTTTTTATATCCATTCTCAATACCTCCCTAAAATGAGCTGAATGATAACTTAATTAATCACTTTCAGTTACACTTGACATTCTATAGGTGATATGTCATCCCTAATTTCTTTAAACACCGGTAGTCTCATTGCTTCTCTGTCACTCGGCATAAATTCAATAGTACAAACAATATCTGGTTGAATCCAAACAGCCTCTTCACTCCCATGTGGAATATATCCGAAAGGGGATTGGTCTATTACTTTATATCCATGCTTATTTAACTTTTTTATTCCTGCACCAAGCTCAACATGCCCTTTATAGATAAGCTTTGAACCTTTATATTGCCCAATTATTATGCTAGTCATATTATTGCTTTTATAAATATAGCCACACACAACAGCGTCTATTAAGTCATATATTTTACACTTAATCCAGCAGCCAGTTCTTTTTCCCAGATAATATTCACTATCTTTTCTCTTAGCCACAATACCTTCTAGCTTCTGTTCTTTTACTAAATCAAAAAGTTGTTTTCCATAAGTATCAATATATCTTGAATTTATAATTCTGTTATTTTCTTTAATGACGCTCTGTAACAACTCTTTTCTCTCTATAAGGGGAGTACTAAGCAATTCTTTGCCTTTGTAATACAAAATGTCAAACACTATAAAACTTGCTGGATATTTATTAGAAAACAATTGTATTTTAAATGTGTCTGTCATTATTGTCCTTCTCTGTACTTCGTAAAAATCTGGTTTACCATCTTTTAGAACAACTAATTCACCGTCTAATATACACTTATCGGATACCTGCTTGTTGATATTCCACATCTCTGGAAATGATTTAATCATCTTAACATTCCGTCTATTTCTTAAATCAACTTCATCATCTAAATAGGCAATGCATCTTATTCCATCAAATTTTATTTCATAAATGAAATCTTCAGAATCAAATGGTGATTGTTGTTCTTTAATAAGCATCGGACTAGCTTTTCTATCATAAAATAAATCGTTCATCTTACATCACTCCTACTTATAGAGTATGTGTAATATCGAAAATCGTATGTAATTTGCTATTGAATGGTTGTTTTATATTGTTTCAAACCTTATGTTCTCCTCTATACATTCATAGAAAATATTTACACGATCGCAATTTTTTAATCCTTTTAAACATTCTTTCAGGATTACTACATAACGGACAATTACAGCTAAACCATAAGGCAGATTTAATTCTTTTTATTTCTTCACTCGTTCCACTAATTTTTAACATTTTATTTTTCCTTTCTAAACAAATCAGAGTTTGATTCATACTTCCCCATCTTCAAATTTAGTAGAATTGTGCATTTGCTCTCTAATTTTACCTATCTTTTCCTTAGAGTAGTTGTTGCCAACTTTGGTATGTTTAGTAATAAATTTACGTAAGAATTTAATAATATCACTAACTAAATATACCAAACCGTACCAGACAAAGAAAACACCGACTATATACGTAGTCTTTTGAGATACGGATAATTCATCAATTTTAATTACTGGCATGGCATCAGCAGCCATGAATAATATCATAGATAATAATAAAATAATTCCAGCAATTTCTGTTATCCACCATGTAATACTTAACCCTGTAACTTTTTTCATAAAATCCATCTTTTTAACTTCAGTATATGTAGATTCATTAATTCCATCTCTTGCTGCACTATTCTCAGGAATACATTCATTGCATGAGTTGCCAACCGTACAATCAAAATAATTGTTTTCAATATCACTTTTAGGGGCTTCCACAACTATATCTTTATTACAATATTGACACTTACATTTAACTCTCATTTTTCTCCTTTCTGCATGGAACTTATGGGTTAAGCCTAAGAGCTTACTTGTGTTTCCACGTTGGGTATTTCCTCGACTTTACGTTAGGAGCAGGGTTACTCGTTTGCTTATGTTTAATACACATCTACTTCTAACTATCCTTTTTCGCTATGTACCCATTCAAAACTACTAATATTAATGTTTCTTTATATATTATGTGGGTTAGGATTTGCGCCTAACATATATTCTTACGAATACTTATTGCTTAACATTTTGCTTCGCACTGCCGAGGAAGTAGACTAATTCTCGTGCTGTGCGGTTAAAAATCCGCACCGCTATTCATTCTCGCTACCCGACAGAATAATGTGTCTACCTATTCCACCACCACTAAATATAGTTACAAATAATTTCAATTTTCTTCTTTAAGCCTTTTTTTGATAAGATTATTCATCTCATTAATATCTTCTGCTGAAATTGATTCACTTAATTTCTTACGATTGTTATAAGATTGTCGAGTTGATATGTTTTTATTCAAGTATGAATCTGTTTTATATTTATCTAGTTCCTTTCCACAATTAGGACAATACTTAATTGGTGCATTCCAGATATAATACCCACCAGCTATTAGCAATTCATAAATTTCTATTTCTTCTGTCTCTTTATTCAGTTCATTACAATATTTACACATTACTTATCTCCATTTCTAATCAAAGACTGGATTAATTCATATTTTTGATACAATTAGATTCAAGCTCGTTATTTCTCCGTTTTCAATTATTAGTTTTTTAATACACCCTACAGGCAAATTAAAACTCACAGTATTATTATCTAATATTCCTTTAACTTGTATTATTTTCAGATTATCCTTTGTACAATCTACTCCAATGATTTTTTCTGGTACACTAAATATCTCATAGTCTTTACCAACCTTAACCATATTACCCACCTCCATACATTAAACTTACTATATGCTATGTATTAATTCTACATTAGGATATTAATTAATTATTAAACTTCATCTCCGGTAAGAATCACTGCTTTATTTTGAATATCTATATCACACTTACTTAGATTACCAAACAATTTTATGTTTAAAAGAGAATATTGTGAAGCCAATTCACATAATTCTTTTCCTCTCATACAATCCTCGCCTTTCTATCTTATAGTTATATATTATTATTACATTAGGATGATATTGTTTCCTTATTTATGTAACTAACTATAACACGTTTATATTGCTCTGTCAAGTATTTTATTATTACATTAGACCGTTATTTTATCATTTTTATTAAATCATCTTCATTTATAATAGGAATGTTTAGCTTTTCCGCTTTAACATTCTTTGATGACCCTGATGTAGTGTCATTAGTAATTAAATAATCTGTTACTTTTGTCACTCCGGACACTACCTTTCCGCCATGACTCTCAATATCTTCTACTAAGGCGTTTCTATTTGAATATTTCAAGAGTTTACCAGTTATGCAGAATGATTTGCCATTAAGTATTGTGTTCGTTTTAACCTCTGCATTAGGCACAATAAATTCCATTATATTTATTAGTTCAGCAAACATAAGAGAGTTATCATAATTATCGAACCATTTAGTAATTGATTCATGCATTGTTACCCCAAAATCTTCTAATTCAGCAAAATTAAAATTATTTTTAATCATTTTAATAAAGTTATCTGCACTACCATTACAATATTTACTTATTGTCTTACTTGCAGACTTACCAATTAACGGAATTGATAATGAATAAAGAAAATTATCAAACTTTATATGCTTACTTTTATCAATGGCAGCAAGTAATTTATCTACTGATTTTTTACCTAATCCTTCCAATCCATACATTTCAATTTTATGTTCGCTAAGTTTATATAAATCTGATAGATTGGTTAACCATCCAAGTGATACAAATTTACCAAGCGTTGCATCTGATAAACCTTCAATATTCATTGCATTTTTACTAGTAAAATGTTTTAATCTACCTAATAGTTTTCCATTACAATGTGTATTACTACATATTAAAAATTTAGTATTATTATCTTTTCTAATTTCTGTTTTACTGCCACAAATAGGACAAGTATCCGGTACCCTTATACTATCAGTTTCATTTCCATTAAACTCTACTGAACTAATTTGAGGTATAATCATATTAGCTTTATATACATTAACAGTACAACCCTTTCTTAATCCAAGTGATTCTAAAATAGATACGTTATGTAATGATGCTCTAGTAACATTCGTTCCATCAATTAAGACCGGTTCAAACACCGCTGTTGGCGTAAGTATTCCAGTCTTACCCATTGTCCATTCAATGTCTAAAAGTTTTGTAGAATATTTTTCATCTTCAAATTTATAAGCAATTGAATGCCTAAAAAATTTATCCGTTCTTCCCATTGCTGCACATTCTGAAATCGAATCTGTTAGCATTACAGCACCATCAATTGGGTAACTTAATTCTTCTGCTTTTAATCTTAAATTACTCAGCATCTCATTTAAACTACGTCTATTATTTGGATTGTTAGAATAAGTCCACATAGGGACAATATCAAACCCTAACTTTTCAATTTCTTTTAATTTAGCGTAATTTGAATTAGATTGTCCTATATTATCTAACCCTTTGATAACTCTCCACGCAATAAATTTTATATTTCTCTTTGCAGTAATGCTACTGTCAAGCAATGTCACTGATCCGGATGCTAAATTACGTGGATTTTTATATTTTTTATCGTCTGGTAAAGATTCATTGATTCTATCAAAATCATCATACGTGATAATTGCTTCACCATCTATAATTAAATTACCGTTATTGTTAATTTTCATAGGAATGTTTTTAAATACCAGCGCATTGTGTATGATATTAGAACCTTCTTCTCCGTTTCCCCTAGTCTCAGCCGATATTAGTTCACCATTATCATACTCTAAGCTAACCGTCAATCCATCCATTTTAAACATAAGTAAGCAATCTCTATTGCCGGCAAATTTAATTAATTCTTCTTCAGTATGGCATTTATCAAGTGATAACATTGGATGATTATGTTTTACTGTTTCTAATTTACTTATTACTTCAGCACCAACCTTATGTGTTGGTGAATTTGCAAGTATTGTATTTGTTTCTTCTTCAAGCTGTTTTAATTCATCATATAATTTATCAAATTCTCGATCAGACATAACTGTATCACCGGTATTATAATAAGCAATCGATGCATCATTAAGTCTAATAATAAGTTCTTTCATTCTGTATATTTTATTATTTTTATCCATAACATACTCCTTCCTATAATGTCAAGCCCTTGACCTATTTAAATTATACAGGAAGCTTTAAGAATTATAGTTTATTAATTTGTAGTTTATTGTTTCTTGTAATAATAAGAAAACATATGGCACTACTTTCCCAATTATTTATTATTGAGTTAATAATGTCATATGTATTATTACGTCATAAAGTTGCTATTAATCACTAGAAATATTTTAGCCATGTCTGCCTTGTTGTACTTTTATTAGTTTCAATACACATCTTGTAAGCCTTTGGCTCTGCTAATAATAAGCAACGTTTCTTTGCTCTAGTAATTGCAGTATAGAGTAAGCAAGTATCCAGTAATGTGTAATGTGTCATGTCAATGATAATTATTACTGTCTGGTACTCCGATCCTTGACAGTTCCATGCCGATATACCATTTTGAACAAATTGATGCGTTATTGGCATTTCTAAGCAATATGTGTGTTCGGTTGTATCTGTCAATGATTTAATTTGTTGTACATCAGTATAATTATAAATATATTTTAGATACTCTACATCATTATCATTAATATTGTTTTCATTACAATAATTTATAAATCTTCCTAACATCGAATATGTTATTCTATTCCTTCTAAATGTATTGTATAGTGCCTTATCTATTTCACTTGTAGCTAATTTATATTTTTCAATAATTTTCATTACAATATTACTTATATACGGAATTGAATAAGTTTCATTCTTAGATTTATGATCATAATATTTAAAAACTTTATTCATTTTTTCATTACTGATAAATCCTATTTCTTTAATAAATAAATCGCAATTACTTCCATAAATAAATAATGTATATGATCCTCCTGTATCATTATTTCTAAATAACTTTGTTGATACGATACCTATATTTAATAGCATATATCTAATTTGATCTACTAAAATTTCTTCTTTTGCAGTAAACGAAATGTGATCAAACTTGCCATTTTTAATACATACAGAACCATCTTCAAAAATACCTTTTAAAAATTCTATTTGATATTGTTTTGGAGCTTTTAAAATAACATCAGGTACATATTTATCATTGGGTTGTATCCCATCAATTTTTCTACAATAATCTCTTATGAATGTTGAATTAATTTCAGTTAAATACATACCACCCATTTTACCATCTGGTAATACATTTTTAGGTTCTCTGTATGGACTATATCCAAAAATCTGATTTACAATATTATTAAAATCATCTACAACATTTTTGTGATTCTTACCATATTTAATCCCACATGAACCAACAACACCGTCAGCAACCATATAACCTAAAAACCTAGCAAATTCAAAAGTTAACATAGAAGGCGAATTGTAGATAGCAGCATTGCAGTAAACATCATTTTTATCAATTTTCCATTCTTGTGGCAATTCTATATTATTTCCATATATGTTCATGTCCTTACTTATTATTATATAATCATTTTCAGTTAAATCTTTGACGGCTTTTGCATGAATGTATCCATTGCTTCCAATTAAATTTACCTTGTGGTCTAACGTTGCTGTTAATTCATAGTTCCTTTGGGTGGTAATCTTTTTACATGGAGTAATGCCTGCATTATAAAAATTTGATGGCTTTTCCATGAATTTACCGTTGTATACTTTTATATCATTATGAATCTTTTTACTTTCCAATACATTAGCACCATTATTAAATGTTTTTAATTGTGCTAATCCATTAGATGTATATAGCCATGTATTCTCTGTAATACATTTATGTACCGTCACAGCATAAGCCAAATCAAGCTGATCCAATTCATTTCTTGAATATTCAATTGTCTTTGTATTACCGTTCATTGTATATTCTACAGTAAATATAATCTTTTTCTCTTTTCCTTGCTTAGCTTCGCTTATACTGGTTATATAGCCAACTTCACCATTGAATACATTCTTTTCATAATTGTTTTCTGTCTGCATTACTTTTGAACCAATAAGATATTCTTTTCTTCCTAATTTCATCTTAACGTTCTTATCATGTAATAATATGTCGATCAATCTTATATTTATTTCTTCTGCACTATTTAAACAATTATTTCTTCTAGGTGTAATAATAATTACTTCATCCATCCCGTCTTGCTCTATCGCTTTTAAATATGTATTAATAGCGATATTCTGTAATCCTTCTCTCGTGTCACGAAACATATATGTCATATCCTGCAATTTACCTGTAATTATTTTTAATTCTGGTTGTTTGATTGGAGAAATTCCTTCTCTGATCTGATTAGCATCAGATAATATTCCTGACTTTTCAGCTTGTCGTAGCACTTTTGTAAGACGGTGAACTCCGATAATATCAGATTTTAATATCAAATCACTGAAAACATTACCATAACCAATAGGCGGTAATTGCATGTTATCTCCACACATTATGATTTTTTTACCTTCTTGAATAGCAGAAACTAATGAATAATATATACTAGCATTATTCATTGAACACTCATCTGCTAAAATAACATCACTTTCAAGTGGGTTATTATGATCGTGTTCAAAACCACCTTCAGGACTAACACCTAGTAATCTATGGATGGTGGATGCTTGAAATCCTGTTGCCTCAATAATTCTTTGTGCTGCCTTTGCAGAAAGTGAACAACATGATACTGAATAATTTGCTGCTGAATAAATTTTAAGCAACGTTCTTGAAATTGTAGTCTTTCCAGTACCACTCTTTCCTACGATTAGAACTACATTATCATCTAATGCTTTTATTACAGTGTCCCTTTGTTCTTCTGTTAATGGGAAACCTTGTTCATCTTCTGCTTCTTTAATTCCTTGTAATATTTGTTCTTCCGTCAATTCTAATTTAGGATATTTATTCAAGTCTTTAAGAATATTGTAGATATTCAACTCAGTTTGATAATATCTTTTTAATCCAATCTTATCGCCATCAATATGTAATATTCTCTCATGCTCTAACTCTTCTTCAATAATTTGCTTATAAATATCTATACACTCATTAATATTATCAATAACTGCATTCTCTAAGGCATTTTTTGTAACCCACGTATGCCCCTTACTATTACCGATCTCTTCAAAATAATAATTAATAAAAGCATAAGTTCTTTTTGCCGATAATTTTAAACCCGGATTTAATTTGAGTGCTAATTGATCTACTGTCTTAAAGCCAAACCCTCTGAATTGTGTCATTATATAAGGATTATCAATAAGCTTCTGCTTTAACAAAACTGGATTTGGTTCATTCATTAGTAATTTTTTTATCATTTTAAAGCTAACGCCTAACGGTTGTAATAACACCAAAATATCAGATATAACATAATTCTCTAATACTTTTTCTTTTATATTTTTGTATGTAAATTCTCCAATGCCATGCAAAATAGATAAATCAACATCATCTTTCCCATTAATCATATCTTCTACAATATTAGGATAAGCAGCTAATAATGTATCACACTGCTTATCCGTTACTAATGATGACAAAAACTTTCTTTGTTGTTCTTCACTCTTAGGTGCAATCGCTGTTATAGTAATAGGTTTATACTGATACGATTTATATTTTGTATTATAATCCATTGTAGCCGTTACTTCATACTCTGCACCTAAATATAAATGTTGCATGTTACCGGCAAGAATACTCATTTTTAAGTTATCGTTTGGAAAATCATCAAATTGATTTTCTGGAACGATATCATATTCTGGGATATCATCCGATGTATGAAATACATACACACCATAAGATGAATCATCAGAATAAAACCGTTCTGTTTGTGGAGTTATTTTAAACTTTAGTGTTTCTGCCATCTTATCCCTTCTTACATTAATTTAGTTAATCTTCTATCTTCCAACCATTGCTGATAAGTTTTAATTTCACTCACTATTGGCTTGTCATTACTCTTTTTACATAGCATTGTAACTTGATTACCACGTTTAATTAAGTCCTCATATTGTTTATATTGTGTATGCCAACAAATTACTTCGACTAATCCATACGCTGAGTTAATCCAGACAAACGCAAATTGTTTGCCTCTTCTGTCTTTTTTCTTTTGTACATTAGAAATAATACCAACGATTATTCCTTTACCGCCCTCATCAACTTCGTCAAATGGCAATTTTATATACTTATACGCTTCTACAAATGGATTGTTAGTGATAAATACTGATAGAGCATCAAATTCCCAAAACTGTTCATCTTGTAAATATTTATCATAAAACTTTTGCATCTCTTCTTGATACTTTTTCTCTTGCTGAACATAAAAGTCTATTCTTCTTGCTTGATTATATAAAGCTAATCTATCTTCTTTTGACTTAATAACATCCGTATCAATATTAAATTTGTCTTTTAATATTGATAACTTGGGAAGTGATGTTACATTGCTATATTCTTTCTTCTCAAATTGCTTTGATGCATAATTAATTAAAAATTTTTTTTTGTTATTACATGGAATTGCACCGGCTTTAGTTAATGCAATCACTATTGTATTCGATGGATTTATTCTTTCATAGAAATCATTAAAACTCTTAAATTCTCCGTTAGCTTGTCTTTCATTTAGAATTATATCTATTGTTTTTTCTCCTAACCCCTTAATAGCGCCAAGTCCAAATAATATCTTTCCATCTTTAACTGTAAAATCTAAATCTGATTTATTCATATGAGGTGGAAGAACCTCAACGCCAAATTCTCTTGCATCAATAATGTATTTATTTAAAGCGCCATAATCAGTTTTGTTCAAATTAAGCAGCGCCTTAAAGAAATATGCTGTATAATGTGCTTTTTGATAAGCAGTTTTTAGTGTAAGGATTGAGTACAAAGCTGAATGCGATTTATTAAATAGATAACCACCCTTTTTCTTTAAATCATTACTAATTTCTTTGGAAAGCGGTTCACTATAATTATTATCAATTATTTCATGATATAATTTTTCAGATTCGGTTCTAATTAATTCCTTATCCTTTTTACCAATTGCTTTTCTAAATAGATCTGCACCACCATATGTTCTTCCACCAAATTTTCTAACTATATCCATCAATTGTTCTTGATATATAAGACATCCATATGTAGAATCCAATATTGGTTTCATATCTGGATGAATATATTCAATTGGTTTTTTACCATGTTTTCTATCTATGTAATCATCTAAAGCCCCCATACTATCAGGTCTGTAAAGTGCTAATACAGCAGAAACATCTTCAAGTGAAGTAGGTTGTAATCTTAATAATAAATCTTTCATGCCCTGTGATTCTACTTGAAATACACCGTTTGTTCTTGCAGATTGTAACAGTTCATACATTTTTGTATCATTCAAAAACTCAGGATTGCTTGCACTAAATTCAAACGGATCTAAATGCAAATCATTTATTACATCTTGTACTATATTTAAAGTTGCTACACCAAGTACATCAAATTTAATAATTCCTATTGATTCAATTTTCTTTTTATCAACTTGAATAACTTTTTCGCCTTTTGAACCAATTTTCATTCCCATATAATCAGTGATTTTAGTATCTACAATTCCAACACCACCTGCATGAATACTTGCATTACGTACTCTTCCACTAATTTTTGACGCTATATCAAATAATTCTTTATAGTCAATATACTCTTCATTCAATGTCGGATTATTTTCAATACATTCTTCGAATGTATCATATGTAAACTTCTTACTAATTTTGTCACAAATGTTATATGGTATCTCTAATACCCTTCCAACATCTTTTATTGCTACTATTGGTGTAATATATGAGAAATTAATAACCTGGCAAACTCTATCGCTACCATATTTATTTGTAAGATATTCTACTATTTTATCTCTATCTGCAAAATCAACATCAATATCTGGCATTGATACACGTTCAGGATTTAAGAAACGTTCAAAGATAAGATTATATTTAATCGGATCTAACTCTGTAATTCCTAGTAAATAGTTTACAATAGATGATCCTCCAGAACCTCTGCCATCCCCAACTACAATTCTATTTTTCTTTGCATAATCTACGAAATCCCAAACAATGAGAAAATATCCATCATAATGCATTTGATGAATAATACCTAATTCATACTCTAATCTTTCTCTTCGTACCTTTTGTTCTTCTACCGATAGCTCATCAAACTTTCTTTTTTTCCAGCCTAATCCTGTGAGATATCTTAAATATGAACAATTATCATTAAACCCTTCTGGTAATGGATATGTTGGTAATTGTGGTTCTTGGAATGGCATATTAACTACATCAATCATATCTGCTATTTTATTTGTATTCTCTAATCCGATGTCTACATTCTGCTTGCCAATTTGTCTGTCCATAATAGCGTGAATTTCATCTTCTGACTGTAAATAACAATCATCGTATAATTCAGTTAATGTATCTTCATCTCTTGCAATCTGAATATGTCTTGCCTGATATACTAAATCTTCTTTTTTAGCTACGTGACTATCTGTTGTAATGGCAAACTCTGTATTAGTATCTACTGATAATTGAAGGATTTTCTTATTGTATTCTTCCTGAGTATCTGTTGAATGACTTTGCATCTCCAAGTAAAAATGCGGAAATATTTTTTTATATTCATTAATATATGAAACACATTTATCATAATCTGGTTCTCTTGCTAATTTTGATGCTAAACAAGCAGATAGTATTATTAAGTTATCTGCATATGGCTTTAGCATATTTAAATCAACTCTCGGTTTATAATAAAAGCCATCAAAATTGCTTTTTGTAATTATCTCATTAAGTGCAATTCTTCCTTGCTCATTCTTTGCTAATGCAATTAAGTGAAAGTATTTATTCTTAGGATCTTGTATTCCTATATCAAAACATTCATATAGCTCCACACCATAAATCATTTTTAAATCCGGATATTTTTGTTTTAATTCATCAAAATAAACCCAACTATATTGATTCCCATGCTCTGTTACGGCAAATGCATTAAGTCTTAATTTACTGGCTAACTCTAAATACTCTTCTGGTTTTGAAAACCCATCCAATACAGAAAAATCTGTATGGTTATGTAATGCCGAATAACTCACTAACGAACCTCCTCATAGTCTTTTACAACAATCTGCGGTGTAAGTATCCCTTTGAAATTATTAATTGACATTTTCCCAATAACATTTAGATATTTAACCGGTACATCTGCTGTCTCTTCTAAATCTTTATAAGTATTAATTATTAAATCATCGTCACCACAATTAAATTTAATAAATGCAAATCCATTTTCATCTGTAACTTTCCATGTGTTTTGTGTTTTACCCATAATTGAAATATCACAAGCATTTACAGGAATATATTTTATTAACACATAGGGTTCTTTGACTCCATGACCATACATATCTGCTAAATCACAAATATCTTTAATAAATCCAATTGTTAATTCCTCATAACCCAATTCAAAATCAACATTGTAGTATTTTGTAAAGTCAACATCACTTAATTTTTCATTTGCTATTTTGATTGCACGTGTAATATTTTTTCTATCAATTGAAAAACCAAATGCAGATGGATGTCCATTTACAAATTCAAAGATATTTAAATCATTAAGAAAATCTCTAAAACTATCAAGTGGACTATCATCAAAATTTCTACCGGAGCCACCATAAAGAATTCCATTAGATTCATCTTCTTGCTTTCTTAATAACAAACACGGTCTGTTATAGTATTCTGCTAATTTAATTGCTGCTAATCCAGTTAAAGTAGAAGCTAAAACGTCAGTTACATTAACAAACATTACTTTATTTTTATATAATTGATCAGCATCAATCAGTTTATGTATTTCAACTACTGCCTTATCAACTGTTTTTCCTTGCCTACTCTTGGCATTTGTACATAATCTAGCAGCTCTTGTATATATATCTTCATCAACCTCATCTGTTGTCCCACGTTTCTTATATTTAAATACTTCATCTGTTTCTATAAACGCCCTGAATAATAGATCCTTTTCATCTGTATCACCTACTCTAATCATGGCATTTAAAAGAGGAGTAATATAAAATTGAATTGTTGTAATATTTATATGATCATTCATTGAATATGACTGCTTTTCAATCAATGCTTTAAATAATTTACTTCTTATCTTATTAATTCCTAAATTAACTAAATGCCTAGTCTCAAATTCTCTCATATCCATAACATCACTAATATTTGCTAATGCTACCATGTCAAGATAATCATCTGCATAGTCGTTCCACATTTCATCATCAACCGCTTGCAAAAATTTATATACAATGCCGGCACCGCATAAATTTTTATTTGGATAATCACAAATCTGATTATTTACTGTAATAGCATATGGATTTTCACCTTCATCACATAAGTGATGATCCAAAATAATGATATCCATACCCTTATTCCTTAACTCTTTACACTGTTCAAAATCATTCGTTCCTGCATCTGGTATAATTAATAATTTTGTATCTATTGGAATGTTAATCTCATTTGATAATCCATGTTGTTTACCACTATGTAACGAATAACTAACCGGTATATTCCCATCTATACTTTTTATATATCTATACATCATACTTGCTGAAGCATACCCATCAACATCACAGTCAACAAGTATATGAATTTTATTACTACATTCAACATGTTTTATAAATGTCATTACTGCTTCGTCTATATTCTTCAATAGCTTATAATCATGTAAATAATTATCATTCAAATTTAAATAAGTTTTATAATCAATAATTCCACGATTAAGTAATATTGTTTTCTGAATATTATTTACATCATTAAGACTATTTTCAATTAATCTATATCTCATTTAACACGCACCTTATTTAATTCTAATCATACATTTATCTATAAGTGTCTTAAATTTTTCGCTATTATCCGTTGGAGACTCTTTATCATCAAGTATTCCTAATGTATCAATAACAGCATATATAACAACTCCGTCTATAAATCTATTTGCTATTGTTTGTAATTCTTCTTGTGTTACATCTTTATCAAAAAGAAATATTATATCTGAACACAATCTTGTAAGTTTATCTATCTGACATTTAGATATTCTTTTACCACCAATTCCCACTGCATTAAAATATCCCATACTGCACATTTGAAGAACACTTTTTTCACTTTCTCCAACATATACAACTCTTGATTGCATAATATATTGATATGTTTTATGTAATCCAAACAATATTTTTGATCTATTGCATGGCTCTATATATAAATATTTTTCTTCGTTCTCACCTATTTTTTCTTCAAATAGTCTACCCTTTACTCCTACTAAATTTCCTAACTCATCTCTTATAGGAATAGTAATCCTGTTACTCTCTTCATCGTAACCAATTTCAAACTCTTGTTGAATTTCATAATCTATATTGTCATTGTAGAAAAAATCATTAACATAATTTTTATAATAGGAAAGGATGGTTTCAGGAATTGGCTTTAAAGGTTTATCATCAGCCTGTATATTGTCTGTCTGTTGCATTTCAAGTATTAATTTCGTTATTTTAAGGCTTTCCGGTAAATCTTCTTCAAAATCATGGTAGTAATCTATATCAACAACATCACATATCCACTTCATTGCTTCATAGAAAGAAGAATCTCTTACAAACTCTACAAGTGATATTAGGTCAGTAGATATATTTCTTCCCTTTGTAATATCTCTTGTATAATTGAATGTAGTCAAATATGTATTTTCATAAACGGTAATAGCTGTTTGATTATCTCCATCTGGATTAGCTGCTTGATAATAACCATCCTTATGCTTAATACAATGACAACCTAACTCTCCAAGTATCGTTTCAATATAATTATTTTCTAATATATATTCCTTTAGGTTTTCAATATCCAATTCCTTATTTCCACCTACTTTTTACTTTTTGACTAGTTCACCTTTTTCAATCCAAATATTTAAATCCAAATCAACTTCCCATATTAGTTTAGTTTTTCTTCCAAATCTATTTTTATCAATGCAGTCACAATAGTACCTTTTATTTATATCTAATTCATGCACCACTGAATCTCCCCAATCCGGATTATCACACATATACCCATATTTATGATATTCATCCTTATTAATCTCTTTAAATAACATTAATGTATGTAATATATGTTTAATTTGTTTGGCATTTGCAATTTGACTTGAAGTCATTTCATCTGGTTTAACGTAGTTTGCATCATCTGATAACTGAATAGATAAATATCCAAACATATCTAATTCCTTTGCAATTTCAGTTAATTTTGTAACAGTAGCCTTAAATGCAGCCCATTCTCCAATTGCATCTACATCTGATTTAGCAGTATCATAGAAAAAATAATTAATTCCTTGCGTTAAATTAGCTTTTCTAATCTCAAATTCAAGTGTTTTATCATCATATGCTGTTGAAACATCTTTAGCAAATATCATTCCTTGTGTTTCATCTTCTATCCATTTGGCGATTTCCATTATTTTATTGTACTCATCAGAGTTTTCAGAAACCCGCTGCGCGTATTCTTCAATGGTTTCCACTGGATCTCCCCATTCATCTTTAATTGGATAAATGAACTCTCCGAATTTATCTTTGTATAGACCAAGTGTTAATTCTTTTTCTTTCTTTTTTAACTTTAGACCATGTAAATGCTGAAACTCAGGATTATTAATAACCGTAGTAATCAAAGCATATCGCATCTCTTCTATTGTCATCTCATTTAGCAATACAAATACTTTTTCTTTCATTACTAATGCAATATAGGCAATCAATTTAATCATGAATCTACTCTTACCGGCATTACTAAGCATTCCCACTGCCATAACAGATTTACGTTTTAACCCACGAAAAATATCATTACATATTGAATATGGCATTGCTAATCCAATATCAGGAGTTTCCATACATTTAAGTAAGGTACTTGTAATATTACTGTTTAATATCTCTGCTTCTTCATTTGTAAGTATTACTGTATGTATACGATCTGTTTTTCCACGTATTAATCTATAAATGTCCATTGCTGTAAATAATTCGAAATTCTTATGATTAATTATTTTTTCTACATTAAATCCATTTCTTTGATATTCTCTTAGTAATGAGAATTTTTTTAATACTTCAAAATAATTTTCAAAATTCTCTGTAACAGCTAAGTTCATCCAACTATCAATAGTTTTCCAACCGCCATATTTTTTATAAGAAGCTAATCTATCTGAATCCTCTGTCATAAAGGTACTAATTATTGATTTATTAAATATCTGTGTACGTTTTCGATACATTATTTCTGCTACGTCATAGAAAAATCTTGTTGCTTCATCTGAAAAATCATACTTACTTTTAATATGCTGACCATGTTCTATAAATAATTCTGGTTTTTTGTATATACACCCAACCAATAAAAATTCATTTTGGATATTAGAAACTGTGTCGATACAAAACACCTCTCATTCTAAATTTCATCCAATATTTCATTTATGTTAATTCCACCTTTATTTTTAAGCGGTTGTCGTATTGTTGTATTTATATTTTCATAATTAATTGTGTCTTGCTTCTGTTCCTTTTTTTCTTCTTGTTCTACTAATGCTATTTTCTGTTTCTCTTTCCACATTAAATAACCATCATATTTATTAACAAGAATAGCCAAGTCATAAACTATACGTTTATCTCCTGTAATTTCATTTCCTTTTTGTTTGTTTCTTTGAGCTATTTTATTTAATGTGTTAATTTTTTGTCTCCACATATCAAGTAAATCTTCTGGTGGAATTGGTCTTGTAAGATTTTTATATTTACCGCTGTAAACTTGTGAGATCTGATACCATGGAACATTAACCACATTATACTGTTCTCTTAAAAATGCATTAACATCCGATTCGGCAAATATTCGTTTTATATTTTTTTGCGCATCTTTTTTATACTTATCTATGTTAGTTAAATCAGCTTTTTTTGATTTAAATAATTTTTCAATTTGTATCCTTGCATCTTCTTTATATGTTTCAATGTATTGTAAAGCAGTTTTCCACTTTGGCGTTTTCATAGAACTACATTTCTCAATAAAACAATTAATATCATAGTACCTACCATCATAGTAAATTACATTATCATCTGGAGAATTAATAATTATATCCTTCTTACAATACGCACATTTCTTCTTAATACCAGACATATCAATAAAACACTGTTCATCGTAAAAGTGATTATCAAAAAAAACTACATTAGCATTCGCACCATTCCTCCTTAAAATAATGTTAGATTTACAATGAAAACATTTTCTATTAAAAAGTTCTTCCATAATACACCACTTTTCTATAATATGGGCGATAGATACAATTCCACCGCCCATATACATCTAATACTATCTAATTACCGTGATACGATTTCGTAATATTTCTTTAATTGATCAATATCAGTAAGTTTCTGATATGCCTTTGGTAGTTTATTTTCAATTACAATTGCCTGTATTTTAGATTTCTCTACCTGTGGCAGCTTAGTGATAATTTCCTTAATTGCATGATGATAATCGCTAGGTGTCTTTAAAGTGGTTTCAGTATTATTCTCACTTTCTTTTTCTCCATTTAGTTCTTCATCAAATTTAGCGTTCTCTTTTTCAATAGCTCTGCGCTCAATTTCAATAGATTCGTTCATGGTATTTACTACTGTAAAATCTTTCTTTCCTTTATTCTTATCAATGGCTACCTGCCAATCAAGGATTGACGGCTCGATTAAAATCTCATTCTGTTCATGTACTAATGTTCTATCCTTCTGATCTACAAGTGCCTTAATAATCCCATCATCATCTTTGAACATTCTCAAAGCAGTTTTGCAGTTAAATCCAATATCCTTAAATCCATCAACAATAAACTTACCTGTCCTCATTGACTTAATAGAACCATCTTTATCTCTGTATGGTTCTGTCTCAGGCTTTTCTCTGCATGTCACAGCAAAATGCTTACCTGAAGATAACAAGTCAAGAATCAAATCTTGTCCTACAAATTTCAATGTATTATAGTCTTTAATTTCAATGCTTGCGGATTCAATAGCTACTTCCTTCTCCATACCAATAAGCTCATTCTTATTGGCTCTAACTGTTGCACGTTTCTTAGAGAAGTCAATAATACTTTGTTGCTTTGCTACATATAGCAATGTAACACCGTCAACAATGATTATATCTGGTCTAAATGGTTGTCCATCAGCATCTAAATACACATCTTCTGTTTCATTGCCATCTTCATCAAAGTCGTAAAAATCTTCTCCATCCTTAGCTCTCTTGATAAAATCTTTTACTTCCGATAATGACTGTGTATATACTATATAAATATTCTGTAAATCGTATCCTTCATTTTCGTATTTCTCTAAGTAGCTATCTACTGATCCTGCTTCCGCATCTATGTATAATACCCTAAATGGTCTACCTGATTCTGTCTTTAATTTTAATGATTCAAGGCAAAAACTTGATTTCCATGTTCCGTAATCACCATATAATAAAAATCCTAATTTTGTCTTAACAGCCTTACCGCCTCTGCCTGTTGCCAAATTACATTCCTCCTAATTTTACTGTATGTTTTAAGATGCTATGTTATTTGATGCAAAGTGGTTTTTACCACCCTGCATCCATTTCCTCGTCATCATCTGTACTACCAACACTACCCCATGTATCATTACTATCATTACTATTACCAAAATCATTTTCTGCTGTCTTTGATGCTTTAATTATTGCAATAGCTTTATCAATTGCTTCCTCTGTATATGTAGTTGTATCAATAGTCTCTGGATCAGCACCAGTAATATATAATTCTCTAACTGTTGGACTATTAATCTTATCCATATCATTTTCTTCTCCCCAACAGTCTGTAGTAGTTACTGTTACAAAATTCTTTTCAATTGAAATGTCTCCCCATACTTTAATACCCGTGTATGGTTTTAACTGCTTGTAAAATGTTTTTGCCAAACTCATATTTGTTGTATAAAATTCTGCATCTTCAATACTGTTATAATTAACAATTTTTGCACTTATAGTAGCTTTTGTATTATCTTCATTACGCTTAATACCAGTGAATACAATATACTGTGTAAAGTTTGCGATCGGCTTGAAATCTTCTGCTTCGAAATCAACATCCTTGCAAAGAGAAACCTGAGAAGGAACAAAATTAGTCGTGTGCCTATCGTTATATGTACTATAATCAATAGCGCCTTTTACGAAAACAAATTGATTATCATTCAGATTATCACCAATCTCTTTACAAGCATCATATTCAGTCAAACGTTTCTTATCGTTTACATCATTGCCCTTTGCATCCTTGATCTTTGTTACTCCAACATTTACTCCAATTAAATTAAAATCTTTGTTTTGAGGATTCTCCTTAAAACTAAATCTCTCTTTCCAACCAACCTCTAAAATAGTTGGTTTTCCTCCCTTTTCCTCTGGTTTCTTACTATAATAAACCGATTGTTTTTCCATACCATTCAATCTTACATAGAGAGTATTATCCTTATCAAACTGAACTCCAAATCTAGTCTCTCTCCAAGGTTTATTTGTTTTTGTAAGTTTTTCTGTGTAGAAATTATCTTTATCTGTTCCAATAACCATGCCTCTTGTCTGGAATGTCCCCTTAGTTTGTGGAATTCCTAAATCAAATTTCTTCTTTTTATTATCTGCCATATAAATCTCCTTTACATTTTTAATTCCTTATTATGTTCTATTTCATAGTTAATATATACTAATATTGCATTAGGTGTGTATTCATAGATGAAATTCTAGTTTTATACAAACTCATCTATGTTAATTCATTGATTTATAACAATCTATTATCTTCTATTAAGATCTCTGAGCTGTTTAAGAGCCACTTAATTAAAAACTTAATAAACTATCAAATAACTTGCTAAATCGATCAAAATCATTAGAATTTCTAAATACCTCTAACATACTATTTCCATTTGATCTAGCACATGTAAATTCAAGATGTTCACCTGTAGTATTTGTATATTCCTTTGCCAATTGATTGAGTTTATCAACATGTTCATTAATTTCCTTACTAAGTTTATTAACAGCTTCCTTCTTAGCCTTTCTTTCTTCTTCTGCCTTACGTAACTGCTCTTTTCTCTCAATTTCTTTCTGCTCTACCTCTGCTAAATAAGCATTAGCTGCTTCTTCATCTGTAAATTCTTTACCATTTACTTTAAACACTTTTTCAATATTCATAGTCATATTCTCCTTTGTTTTTAACTTTTGTCACTTAAGTCGTTTTGCTATTTTATATCAATAATTCTTATATTACTGTTTGGATCACCACGAATTCGTATTGGTTGATATTTGGATTTATATATATTATAATTATTCATTAGGTTCTTTCGTTTTTGGTTAACTATACTATATACGTTCTTCATCGACACATAAAGAACCTTCTGCCATTACATCCAAATCCCAAATCTCTGACTTACCATTTGCATTATAAGGTTTAATTTTAATTGCTGCCTTTTCGCCCTTGCCAACAATATCAGATAAAAGACCATTTACAACTTCCCCGGTATCTTTAACAATAAATTTGACCGGCATATTTACATCAATTCTCAATATTTCGTCATTAGCACCATAAACCTCAAAACTTTTAAAAGCATCTTTTTCAATTCTTACCATAATTATGTACTTCCTTCCTTAATATATATTTTGTTTTAACTTTGGTTTTATATTATTATTACATTAGGTGTGTGTCTATTAAATAACGTTTCTATAATAGCATGTTTAATGGATTACGTCAATTGTATTAATTGTTCGTGTATAGCATTTTATTAATATCTTCTATTTTATCTTTCTTCATCAATATGTATCAGTCAATGCAGAATATATTATTTCTTTGATATCATCTAATACAAATAATGTACAATACTTTTCAGCATAATTTTTGCAATATGGTTTAATTGTTTCAGTGATTTCAGTCCGAATTTCGTCAGCTTTATATTGTTTATCTGCATCTATTTTTGCTTCCATTATCTCACTTAATTCTTTAATACTAGTGATATTGTTATCTTCCATATTTCTTAATACATCAATTAGTATATCCATATCTTGATTAGTTCGCCACTAACTCATGACTAAAGTCACGAGAGTGCGTAGCGAGTCTTCAACATCATCCTTCTCATAATTATTGATCCGTTAGTTCTTTTGCTTATCCATCAGTTCATCTATTTGATTTTGCAAATTTTTTATTTCATCTTGCAATGATTGGATTTTAATTTGTTTATCCATTTTTCCTTTTTCATCAGCTAATTCTTTATCATGTTTGTAAAATGTATCTTCAAAATCCCAATAATCGTGTTCAGTTCCCATCCAAGATTCATTACCAATATTAATAATTTTTTTGAGAGTGAACGCTGGCGCATTCCAATCACAATTAATGCCACAACAATGTTTATCTGCTCTATAATTATCATCATTTGGCATACACTCGCAATATCCCCAATAACGCTGATCTTTATAAAATTCAATTCTATAATTATATAAATCACACTGTGGAAAATGATTATCATGATCGTCATTATGCAGATTAATTTCAATGTATCCGTTTGTATATCCACCAGTAGAATCCTCAAAATAATTAATAAAATAGTTATGTAATTTAATATCCTGAATAAATTCTGTGCACTTATCATCAACTAGTAATTGAAATAATGGTGCAATTATGTATGGAATGTCCAATTCATTTTTATTAGCATCCCGTCTATAAATATTTTCATTCTTTAATTCAATAACTAGTTTACCAATAAACTGATCCAATGTTTTGTATAATGTAGCTAATACAGATTCCATTATATTCTCCTTTGCAATTATTATATATATTATTCATCCAAGCAATTCCAATGTTTACCGTGAACTATATTAGTTAACGCATTGATATCTTTAGTGTAGGCTAATGCAGTTGCAGATTTAGCGGTAGAATCTAACATACTTAGCGGTTCTCTTGTTAGCTCTTCATCAATTTTTCTACCCAAAAAACTAATAAGATTATTCAATTCGTCCATAACAAATTCTAATTTCAAATTATCAGAAGTACTTTTTTCTGATTCTATTTGCTTAAAAGTCTTTAGTTCATCCTTATTTAGCCATTTCTGCCATGAATGGCAATCGGAGCAATATAGTCCAGTATTATTTCCTTTTACTTCTGTATACAAGTTGGTACTGCCACACTTTCTACATACAAAATACGGCAAATATACCACATCCTTTCTATTAGATATAAGCTCTATTTTCTATATATTCACGATTTTGCGTGAATATTGGAATTTCTTCATCGATAACCCATTCTGATCTTCCTGTTCCTTTATTAGCGGATTTGACACAGCAGCTACCCCGCTTTAAATACACCGGTAAATCATTCCAATTAATATTTTTATTAGTCATAAGAATTTCTTGTACTTGATCACATGACTTTTTATGTAATTGCTTTCTTGAAAAATTAGCCTGTCCAACTGATTGGATTGAATTCCTTGTTGCGTCCTGTTGTCTCCAAATTAAGCAATTACAAACTTCTTCCTTTGGAATATTGAAAACTCTACTATCAAACATAGCTCTATTTAATTTGCTCCAATATACTGAAATCATATTATATTTTTCTAATTCTTTTGGAATCGTCTTATCTAAATATTTGCCGTTATTATATTTATATTCCTCAATATTTTTACGATAAAACGTGTTAAATGCCATAGTAGCCATACTAGCAGAAATACTAACAATTTTTTGAATATTATTATCAAACCATGGACATGAATTTAACTGTTTGTAATTTACTAATACTAATGTGATTTCATCTGACTGAGTGTATCCTAAAACACAACCTTGAATATTTTCGCATAAATATTTCATTGTATGTTGCATCGTTTTTACTAATATATCATCAAAAGGTCTTTTCATTCCCTTTGTAAATGTATGAAAAGCCTTACCATCTAAACGAATAATCACTGGCATTCTTTTTATCAAATAATGTCTAGTTACATTTTCATAACCTTTCATTCTATTTCCTAAATTACTTTTATCCATTTATACCTCCTTTGAATAAAACTATTCTTCTATATCAATACAACTCAATGTTTCTCCACTTTTTGTCCTTATCATACTTCCATTGTATTTCACCATTGAATATTCTCACTTCAATATCTTCCACTTTATCCATACTAAGCAGCCAGTTTCGATATTTATTTTTTTCTTCATTAGATACACCATTTAATGTTTGCCATCTTACTAACTCCATATCAATATGCTCAACAGACCAATCATAGTCTGATAATTCTGCTTGACGATAAAATTCTGCAATATTAGCATCCACTTCATCCTTTGCTTCCTTATATGTAAAATATACTTTATCAGGTCTAATACTTGTATACGAAATATGATGTTTCCACGTTGGATATTTTTTAACTATTCTATATCCCTCTTTAGTTATTTCCGCTTCTATATCACCGTAAAATATTGTACTATCCTTTACCAGTATACCTTTCTCATAAGCCGCCTTAATACTTTTTGGATTTTTAATATCAGCAGATGCACATTGCTCAACGAAATATTCAAAATCACCATATGTAATTTCAAATAGTTTTGTATCATAATTCCAGCCCTTAGGAAGTTTTTTATATTTATATTCACTTTCAAACTCATCAATTGGTATTCCATTCACAAAACGATTCTCTCTATGGTGTAAATAATCAATACAAACTGCATCTGAAAACTGTTCATCCACCATCCCATAATGAATTGAATATTTATGTCCTTCTTGATGACATCAATACACTATATCTCCTTGTGCAAATCGTTTTTCATATCCATTTCTCATAAGTTCCTCTTCTCATTAATTAAACTGTTATTTATATACTATTTTAGTGCCATGCTTAACGCTAATGTTAGGGATATCAGCATTTGTCTGGATGACAATTAATAAAAGCACTTTATATTAAGAGAATAATCAATCCTCAATATGGCACTAAAATAGTATAGTTGAGATTACATTTTATTAATACATTAGGGAATATTTTAATTATAATTATCCTTCAGTTGCTACATCAATAACGTCTGCTACTTTATCATTTTCTTTTTTCTCTTTTTCTTCTTCTTGCTTGGCTTTAATTTCAGCAATACGTTCCTGAATTAACATCTTTTGAATAATAAGTGCATTAATAAAGTCTTTTGGTTTGTCCAAAAATCTCTTTTTCTTTGGCATTGTATTTACCGGAACTTCACAACCTGCAAATTTTTTTCACGATATGTATCCCATTCATTTTTGAATTTCTTTGTATTACCATCTTTCTTATAGCATTCTGATTTAATTACATTTCTTTCTAACTTTCGTAAACTACTCATAATATGTGATCTCCTTCATGTCATTATTAATATGACATTTAATAATATTTTTGATTATTTTGTTGATTTGTGTTTCTTTCGTTATCAACTGACTTTATCTTATTGACTGCCTGCACTCTCTTTTTAATCGCAGTTTTGGACGTTGATAAAGTATTATTTATTTGATAAGTATTTATTAAGCAACTTATAGGTTCTATATTCATTTTAATCATCTATTTCGTCAAGCATTGCTTGAATTTCTTCTGCTGATTTACTCAGCAGATCTTCCTCTCTTTTACTTTCCAAAATAGTCATAAGTTTCTGTTTCTTTTCCTTAGCTGCTCTAGCATCCAATTTGGCTCTCTTTTCATCCAACTTAACATGAACTATATATTTAACAATTTCAATCTGTAAATCAAGTACTTCATCCTCTTCGGATTTAGTATTTAATAAGTTTTCCTCTTTTACCTGTTTTATTTGAGAATTAAGCGTTTTAAAAATAGTATCCAAATTTTCTACACTTAAATCCCAAAGATCTTCTACAGAAATTAGACCTCTAAACGGGAATCGAAATTTATTTCTGGTTGCTAAAATAAACATTTCTTCTTTATTCATACTATTATTATCTCCTTTTTTATTTTGTTATTTATTGCTATCTATTTTTAAAATTTAATTTTTAGTAACCTTTCTGTTTGCCCAATTGCTTTTACTATCAATTCATTTCTCTTTGTAGATGAAAAGCCAAGACCACTAAGCTGATCGTCAGTACTATCAACTCTCATTTTACTTCCCAAAGCTTCTAATACTTTTCTATTTTTCATTAAATCTTCCTTTAAGAATTCATTATAAAAACCAGAAGGTTGTTCCGGATTAATACAATTTTTCAGCATAAACATGTAATGTTTATTTCCAATTCCAATTTGATCATCCCAATAATTTGGAGAATACATAACTACTGAAACAGGTACAAATTGATTTGTGGTAAGTCCCCATATCTCATTAGAAGATACATCATATGGTAGCTTATTAATTAAAGTAAATCCATTCTTTCTACTAAACTTAATAGCTGCTACAGTAACATGCTCATTATGTCTTACATCCTTATTATAATTGAAGTTATATATCTGACCGTTAAACTCTATTTCTGCTCTGAAACCATCTCTACCACCACGATGGTTATAATTATGAACATAGAATAAATAAACGCCTTCTTCCATCTGATTAATATCTTGCCATGTAATATTTTCAACTGCCGGCACATTAGAAATCGGGTGAATAATATCTACATCCAACATTCCACCAGTAGGACTTAATCGCATTTTGTTACCAAAATAGATATCATAACCGTTAGGTTCTTTACAATGCGCATCCATATCATTCTGATTACGCTCATTGTCATTCCATTGAATTGAAAATCTAAGAACGCCATCTACATTACCACCTGCATTTTTAACATTGTTCTTCATTGAACTATCTGTAATATTTCCTGTGTATGTCCAACTAAATGCGTTGTTCCATTTGAACATGGATTTACTATCTTTATTCTTCGGGGCAATTAGTGAAACCATGTTAGCAGCATGTTTATTTTCTAAAAATACTTCTATTTCTCTAGTTGACGGCAAAATGTTATCAATGAAATCATTAATTGTAATCTCCTCAACTTTTGAAAACTTCTTAGGATTAATAGCAACTTCATTTAACATTTCATCAAAAATACTTGATCCACTAACTCTCTTAGCAGAATCCTTATTTGCAAATAAAATGTTATTAATCGTAATATCATCTAATGTTGCAAATTTTCTTTCGAGAGAATCCAAATAACCTAAATCTGTAATCATTTTTTGCGCATCTTCAAGCATTCGTTTTGTATAAATAGGCTTGGATCTCTTGTACCCATCTCCTACTATGAATTCAAATTTGCCAACCGCAGTATTTAAATCCATTCCTTCACTGATATTAATAAGTAATGTTCCCATACTATGATTTTTTAGTTTAGCGACTACATCACCGACCTTAATCATTTGTTCCCAGACAAAATTGTCTTTTTCCGCTTCTATATCAATTTTATCGTATTCTCTTTTACATTTTAAAAATTTAGTTAATACTGTTTCCCATTCATTACCTCTATATAAAGAATTTTGTGATATAAGTTCTAATACTGTAAGTAAACTATCCTCGGTGATCTCTTCTAATGATCGCTTAAATACATTCTTTGTGTCTCTATAATTCCCTTGAATATCACCTATTGACATACCACTTTTATTAACTAATTTATCAGGGAGTACTAAATAAAAATGATCCCATCTAATAACTTCTCCATCCGATAACTGTTCAAAATTATGATCTGTTCCAATATTTTTAAAATTGCTAACAAAAACATTTGAAACGACTTTTGATTTTAAATAATTTGATAATATATCAAATACCGGTTGCCATGTAGTGTCATTTGTTTTAATATCCCAAATAGTTTGAACTTTATTGTCCTTAATTGAAACTACATTTCCAATAGTTTTAATAAAGTGCCTGCAACAACTACAATCAAATTCTCTTCTCTTTCTAAATAATTCATTTGTTCCCTTTGGAAAACTGTCTAAATACAGTAACCAAAATTCGTCTTTATCTACTTCTACTTGAAATAAATGCGAAACATCTTTCGACATTTCATTAAAATTCTCCTGTAACATTTGATTAAGTTGATTAAATTCCATCTTTTCTCTCCTTCTAATTGTTTGATTTATTTTTATTCTAAATAACTAAGCTATAAATCTATATAAACCATAACACAGTTTTGCTGTCTATACAATCTATTATTATTACATTAGGATGTTAGTTTTGAAGGCAACTAAATTTATAGTTGCCGTATATTATACAATTAATGCCTTAATATTAATAGATCCATTATAGAAATTTATTGTTGCTTGATATGTATTATTGTTTTCTAGCCATGAAGCATATATGTTTTTTATGAATGACGTTGTAAACATATTTAATAAATATGTATCATTGCTTATTAAAGTACCTATTATATCACTGCCAAAAATTATATTATCTTCTAACACCATACGCAAATTATAAATTTTATATTTTCTAATTCCATATCTTTGAGAATGCTCTATTATTTGGTATTCTGTTATATCTCTCCATTCATTAAAGGCATTTATTTGATATAATAACTCGTTTATTGAAATTTGTTTACCCGTTTGTTCCTCAGCAATATTACTATTCATTATAGCTACCTCCATTAATTGCAAACATACGTTCTGTTGACTTATATAATAACATAATATTCTATAATAATCAAGTGCGCTTATTAATTGTTTTTTATTATGTCATTAGGAACATAAACTGTTTAGGTGGTTAAACCACCTAACCATATAAACAGTTTATAATATATCTAAAACATCCTTAATATTATATCTTAAATTACTTGCAGATATATTAGAACCAAATTCATTAATATATTTTTGGGTTTTATTATCATACACTGAAATTCTACGGTCATTTTCATCTTTTTGTAGCAATGCGGTTTTTAAATCAATACCATCATTTGCAAATTGCTCTTTAATATAATTTATTAAACCATTTGTATAAATAACAGACATGGATATAAATCTATTTCCTGTTTGTCTTTTGATATAATACATTCGAGATGAAATTGTCCTAAAAGTTATAGGAGTATTTACTCTATTTTCTATTTTTTCACCAGCACCTCCGCTGCACCGTTTTAGTATATATTCTGATGGTATAAATGTATTATTCATTTCGTAATCTATATTTGAATTTTCTATACCATTCGGATAATATACTTTTTGATCATTTGTCTTTACCATTAACTCATATAACAAATCATCTATTATAACTTCTCTACCTGTAATAAGTTTAATTTTTTTGGTTCTTTCATCATAATCAGACATTTTTAAATTAATAAGTTCACAAGCATTTTTACCACATATGCCATTATAAAATCCATAGGCTATAAATTTGTTACTTACATCATAAATTGAATCCAAATATTTTATCATTGTATGTTTTTTAAAATATCTTTGGTTTAGGCTTTCAGCAGGCATTATATTTTTAATTATTTCATTGCTTAATGAAGAATCATAGTAATTCGTAGCATCATTGACATAATGTTTTTCATGTAAGCACCAATTATAATAATTTGCTAAATATGCACATCTAACCTTTAATGTATCAGGTGAAGTAGAATTATAACTTTTTAGTAGATCAATAACTTGAGGACGGTTAAAATAACACAAATCCATATCCCATTTTTCTTCAGCAATTGCGGATGTTTTGAACATAGCAATTATCGATTGTTTTGTTGAATCGTCATATTCACTACTATTTAAGTAGTCTAATTTTTGATTTTCATTATACATTTTGTTATTCATTCTCATTCACCTCTTTTAATTCATTCATTACTATTGTAACGTGTCTAGGTTTTGGATTTACCTTAAAGCTAAGATTAGAAGATATTTTATCAATATCTAATTTATTCACCATGTTAATAAAATCCAATTTATTCTTTATACTATAATATAAAGTAATAATATATATAAACCATTCCTTTTGATTGAATTTTTCATCATATAAATTTTTTTCTTCAATAAGGCTATTAATATTTTCCTCAATTGTTTTAAATAACTTTACACTAGTTGCTCTATCAAGCTTATTTTCTTTATTAAATGTGAAAACAATTGCTTGCCTAATTATAAATAATTCTTTATCAGATAGTTTACCTTGATGATGAAAATTACTACTAGTGTTTAGTCTATTAACTAAATAATTAATTTCATCATTTTTTACCATTGTTTCCTTTTGCTCTAATACTAAATGCGTTTTATGATCTTCTTGCCATATAAAACGGTTTGCTTTTTCTTCATCAAAAACCGTAATATAAAAACCACAATTAAATTTGAACTCTGGATCCTCATCTTTAAGAGAAGTCATCTCTAAATACCTATGAAAACCATCGCTAATATCTATTTCTGATTCACTTGGAATAACTAATTTATCATCTTTGGTTATATATGGAGGATCATAATATTCTGGATTTATATTAAGAGTTAATGTATTACTAATAAATTTATTTTCTTTCATTAGCTTACGAATCTGTTGCCGTGCTTTAGGATTAAGTGTAACTTTTCTAACTTCATTACCCCTTAATGTTGTTCTTAGAGTCATCCTTCTCTGTATTTTTTCATTGTATCTAATACGTCTAGAATTCCTCCATTTTATTATCTCATCAACAGAAGCAACTACAATAAATTGATCAGGATTCAATTGCAGATATTTATCAAATATAATATCTCCTACAGGTTCTTCATCTATAAATTTTTGATCGAAATATTTTTGCTGATTTTCATTAAAATATACATTTACATCTAATAGATTTGTATCAAATCCATCTTCTCTATTTTTATTTATCTCATATAATACTCGTGTTAATTTATACATAGTATCAAGAGACATTCCTTCAACTGGCAATTTACCATTTATAATATCAACAGTATCTCCAGGCGGTACATTATACATATGCACCATACTCTTTTTTAATTGTTCTTTGTATGTTCTTTTTCCACGATTCAAGTCTGCAATTGCATCACGTAAAACTTCACGTAACGTATCTTCTTTATTAATCACGAGACTACCCCCTTATTGACAAACTTTTCAAAATTATACTATATAAATAGTAACACTGTTATATTTCTTTGTCAATAGGCGTAAACAAAATTTTATTATAACAATAAATATATTAAATATATTAAAATTACATTAAGTTGTAGCATTACAACATTTTTTATTTTCATTTTTTTGACTATTCTTGTGTCTAACGAAAGTTATTACTTTATTTATATCAATTTCACCCTGTATAAGTTTTGCTACATCTATTCTTATCATATCATCATTAGATAAACTTCCAATTTTAGTTCTTAATCTATGTTTATCAATTATACCTTCCTGTTCTGCTAGTACCATAGATTTAACAGGTAGAAATGGAGGGTTTACTATAACATGTACCGGCATATCAGTACGCTTTATTTCACTTGTTAATGGCATATATTGAATAACTTCAGAATGTTTTGTTGCAAATTTATTTGATGTAATTACTACTGGTCTATATCCAGATTGAATCCTGCTATCTTCTATTATCGGGATCTCTGCCCAATAAACATCACCTTTTTTACACATAAAAATCACCCTTTCTAGATTCAGCTTGAATCATTATTTTGTTTTGGATATTTGTACATTATCAAATCCTCCTAACCAAATATATTCAATTATCATAATTTTTCATATTAATTATATACATTTGACATCGCCTACCTTCTTTATATTTTATTGTTTCAATCATTAAAATAAGTATAGCACTAGAAAATAAGAATGTCAAGTATAAACATAAATATTTTATTATTTCATTAGATATATAAATTTCACGCACTTTTTTACAACGGAAGTATTCTTAACACTATTTGATAAAAGAACGCTTTCATCTACACTATTAATATCTGTCAATCCCAATTCTGCATTTCACCGCAGTGATGACAGAATATTTCATTTTTACCTAAATCCAATCTACCACCACATCGATAACAATAGTATTCATTTTCGTTATATTTTATCGGTTTCTGGTTTAATAAAACATCTTCAATTATCAAACTATCATGTTTGTCACTAAGTTTAACATTATATTTTTTACATAAATAATAAAATAAATCCCTATCGAACAACTAAATCACCTTTTTTACTTTCTTAATCTTTAATATATATTTTATTATATATTATTATGTCATTAGGTTAATACGTAATATTGCCATCTTCAGTTCAATTTAATTTGTCATTAATTAAATACTTTCCAAATACTCATTGATTGCAGTCTTAATATGAAATATAGCAAACGCCTTAAAATCTATATTATCTTGTTCATTAAACTCAAATGTCGCTTTCAATAATCCATTAGTCCCTGCATCAAGAATTTTGTCCATCATATCATCTTTTTTATAATATTTATCTACTGTTTTATATATTAATTCTTGATGGCTCATGAATAAATTAACACGTTCATCGGCTGTCATAAGTTTTTCTCTCTATTCCATTCGTAATTTATTACTAATCAATACAATCTTAGTGCCCATCTGTTATCTTCTTTCATATAAAGCAAAATTACTATCATCTGTATATTATTTAAAGTTATTACACAATAATATTTTATTCCAAATAAACGATTATTCTCAAATTTTTCCACTCTATCTATTGCAACCTTTTCACTTGATCCATCCGGATAAGTATATCTAAAATACAAAGGTTTACAATGACCTTCAGCATCAAAACTTGCTATTACCGGCACATATTTATTCCGTTTTAAATCAAGTTTGAAAGTTGATTTCGGTGTACTACTGAAAAATGGCATTATATAGACTCCTTTCACGAATTAATAAAGAACATTTGTTCTATGTAATAATACCATATTTTCATTATGTTTTCAAGTAGGTGGATTATACATTTCTTATACAGTAGTTAATTTTTCTACTTAAAAAATTTTAGATTACCTAATCGCTTCTAAAACTTCTTCAACCCATTCAGCATATTCTTCATCATTTTCTCTTTCAATGCTTAATGCTTTTTCAAAACTACAATTATTAATCATCATAGTGTCCATAATTGTCGCTAAATCTTGTAATGCATATTCTATTTCAGTATCGTTTAACTTCAAACTATAGTTACTCACGTTACTTAATGCTCTTACTATATCGGACACAACACCCCATCTATATTTTTTCACCAGTACTCCTTTTTTGATCGAGTAAGTCTAATCAATCACTTAAAATATTTCTTTAATGTGAATGGTATTTGATTTTCCAAACCATTCCACTTTGTCAATAATATCTTGTACATAATCGACATCATACATATCGTTCCGCTTAGCAAATCTGTGTGCATACTTTAAAGCCTCCGCTAGATCCTTATAAGATAGCTTTGAATTAATCATTAATTCATCATCACTGTTTACTACTTCAACATTCTTATATCCTTCAGTTATAAGTCTGTCAGCATCTTCTTTAGCTTCGTTTATATCATCATATTCATCCAATACCCAAGGTTCTGTATCTGAAAAGCCCTTGCCTTCTTTGTCTAAATAATTTACTTTATACACATTTTACCTCCCGAAATGATGATTTCACGAATCTATATTACTAATTACGATTTCTATATTCATTTAATATAACATTTCCTTTTTCCCATCTACCAACTATAAACCCACAATCAGAGCAAATATATTGAGTATTATTAATTGGTAGTGGAATTCCTGTAGTGAAATCATATTCTTTGCCTTGCGAAAATTGACCTATATTATCGCTTCCACATTTTGGACATTTAATATACATATTCTATCTCTCCCCCCTCTTGTTTTAAACTTCTATCAATTCTAAATCATCATTACACATAGGACTATCATCATCACACACTGCTTTATCACCATAATAAATAATGCCATCACTTGATGTCAATAAAACACCGCCTTTTACTTCTAAATATTCAGTGTCGTACCCAGCTTCTAAATCATGTTTTGCCTTATATTTTGCCATTTTACATCCCTCCTTAGAATTATTTACCCTCCAAAATCTCTTTGACCTTTCTTAATTGTTCTAACGAATATACTGATTTATTTCCATATCCAGAAAACTTTTCTTTAATCCAATCAACCAGATCTTCCTTTTCAAGTTTATAAAGTCTTAGCCGAAAACCACTATCCCTTTAGGGTAGTGGATGAAGGCTTATCCCTGCTCTTGAATGTACTTTTCTATAGCTTCTTTGCT